CCTTCACCATCGAACAGACCTGCAACGTAGTCTCTAGATAAATCAACCATTTTTGACATTGTTCGGAACTAGCTGGCGGTATTGCACCCAGCCTCTCAGTTGCCCAGAGCACAGAGTACCGTCACGACGCATATGTGTAATACCCTTTTCCCAAGTACTAGGGCGACCACCATTCACTTCAAGGATTTCAGTTGCTCCTTGGTAAATGTGATTTTGCTGAACCGGTGTAGCTTGGTGTTCCAGTGGGCTTGCGTGAACTGGTTCATCTGGTTGTTCACCACGAAGGTTCAAGTTTGCACTAACACGAGTTGCTTTCTCAACGGTGTCATCAAGCTGGCGATACGATGCCTGAGCACAGCAAGACGAACTAATCATCAGGGCGTGCTCCAGACTGTGACCGAACTTATCTACATCAATCAATCCATCATATGTAACTTGCTTGCTTGGAATAGGTTTCCAAATACCATCGTTGTAATACGGTACGTGCCACTCACCCGGATTCAGAACTACTGGGGTACTTTGAGCCATGGCTTCCTCAATGGCAATCGCAACAGCTTCGATAGTTGGATCTGCCATGTAGTGATTACGCAACCACTTGAAGTTCTCCCAGTCAGTACCAGACAGAACAACACGGGACCATTGGTAAGGCTCAGTAACGCGATTACATACTTGCTTGGCATAACCTGCCTCATGGAGAGTCTCAGCAAAGTACGCAGCATGGTGTGCCGATTCAATCCAGAACTCTTCAGCAGTGAGTTCACCGCCAAGATATTCAATTAAGGCATTGTGCGGACCAGCATCCTGCATACCCTTGTTGGCAGCACCGAATCGAACAGGCATTGCTGGATTGTCACGAACCTGTTTGATCAAAGTTGGTACAGGGATTGCCCGGGAAGACGATGTGTTCTTACACAAGGCACTGTGAGTGTTGAGTTCTGCCAGAACAATGCGTGGCATGTCAACTTGAATTGTCATCATTCGAATACCAGTAATGCTGGAAATACTGTCAGCAATCATCTTGGCTGTAGGTTTTTGAATCATGTTCTCTCCTTTCATTAGTAGGTGTGGGAGCCATTATAGCTCCCGTTCCTTTGTAAATCAACTACTTACGAGTGTTTTTCTCGGATTTTGTTTACCGACCAGTCGATCTTATTGCATTCGTAGCCAACATCGTTACCGGCTTTACCACCACCTTTGGTCGTACCACGTACCCGGACCAGAGATTTGAATGCTGTACCAAAGTCAAAGTCATTGTCGAATGCCTCTTCAATAAGCTCCTCAGTTCGAATGTGGGCTTTGCCTTCCTCCCAACGATCAAACAACTTGTTCATAAGTTTGTCACTCAACGGGAGGTCATAGTAACTGGACGAACCACCAGTACTGCGAATAGGTTCGCTACTCTCGGTCGAAGCTACTTCACCTTGTTTCATCTGGGTAAAGCCTTCAGAAATCACACGCCTTCCAGTTTTCTCAATATGATCCGCAAGCTGCTGTGCAAAGTCACTGTACTCTTCCGCAGGTTCACTGTTGACTGTGATGTTGATTGGATCGGTGACATAAGCACCCGGGATTGGGGTGAGTCGCCCATTAAGACCACGAGTCATTGGCATTACAAAGTCGCTGCTACACTCACCAAACAACGGTGCCTTCGATGCATCATAAGAAGCAATACCACCTTCGGCGTACTCTTTATCACTAGTCAAATGAATTTGCTTAGGGTTGTCATCCCACATTCCCATACTAATACGGAGCACCCCATCAACATAAACTTCAAATGGTTCAAACTTGTTGACCGTGTTGTTGATGTTTGTTACAGCATCCCGAGTTTCTGAAGCATCCACACGCTCACACAGGTTGTCAATTTGTTCTTGCATTTCCGCTTGACCTTCATGAAGCGACCTCAAATCGACCTGTGCTGTACTGACACTAGACTGGACACCACAAAGTGTAGCAGCATTAGCTGTGTTGGCAGTACGCAACATGTCAACCAGAGCTTTCAGTTCCTCAATCTGGTCGTACACATCGTGGGTAATCTCACCACGTTTCACCAGAATGAAATCATACGGCTTCCGACGAACAATCTCAAGACTAATTTGCTTTGTGTGACCGTTAATGCCGGTTTCTAGTTGCCAACCACCAGTCTTTACTTTCTCCACAATGGTATATTCAACATCCTCAGCGGCACCGTCAGGATAGCCCCAGACACTGTTGAACATTACAACATCACCAAGATAGAACTTAGGGTCAGTCTTACTCATAGTTAAATCACTCCTCCATGTCTTATTGAAATCAATAGTGGTGAAAGGCATTACGCCTTTTTCCCACCATCTTTCATACGGTTCTCAATCTTATGGTCAGCACGTTGTGCGTTATATGCCAGTTTCTCACGAATAGCACCCGCCAGATCCAGACCCTCATGACCACACAGGTCCATGATGCGGATCACTGCGTCTGCCAGTTCAACTTCGAGCATTGGTCGGTGCGGAAGCTTGTCATCCATCAGACCTTTACGAACACCTTCCAGACCCTCACTTACTTCCGAATGAACCAGAGCAAGCTTTGCCAGAATCTCAGTTACATCACCCTTTGGTTTCAGTTCACCAGTTTGTAGGTTAGTCCACCAGCCAGCTTTCACATTACCTTGGTAGATGATTCCTTGCAGTAGTTCAAGACCGTTGAAAATACCAGCCTCAAGAATCTGTTGCTCATTCATCTGAAGCTTCTCAATCATTTCATCAAGCATTGCTTGAGCCTGAGTAGCGTCAATTTGGATATTCATTTGTTCGATAATAGTAGCCATGTTTATTTCTCCTTATACAATGTTAGACAGAAGTTGTTGACGTTTTTCTTTAGACAGCAAGTTGGTACGGGACCGACGCTGTTGCCCAGTTTCTTTGTTGCGGTAACGCTGGAACTTACCGAAGTTGGTGTAATGGAAACCATCCTCTTCCCAAACCGTCATGTCCAGAATACCATCAACATAGGTATCGAAGTTTGGAAGCTTGTCATCCCACGAGCTAAAGATGTCATAAAGCTCCTCAAGAGACAGTACGTCATACTCGTTGTATTCCTGCATCTCTTGCCAAGCTTCCATGTTACCTTTCAAGCATTGTGCCCAAAGCTCATGACCCGGGAACTTAGAGTGTTTCTTTTTCTTGTAGTTCACACATAGCTTGTCGGTCATGTACTCCAGCTTATTGCTGGTGAATCCAAACAGACGCTTTGCAATCTCGAATGTATCGATCTGCCTGAACGTACTTGGACGAGGCATACCATTGAGAATGAACCGAGCATTGATCTTCTTAACGTCAAAGCGCTTAGAGTTCTGACCGACAACAAAGTCTGCCTCATTCAAAAGCTTCCACAGAGCGTCCAAAAGACAAGAATCATCGTTACAGTCCGCTTGGTTTCGAGTGTCCATATAAATGATTTCGTCAACACCTTTCCACTTCGCACAGAAGCTCAGGATAGACCAGTCCGTCTCAATCTGGTTCAAACCAACATTCTGGTCAAACAAACGCCAGACATGAGCAATGATTGGAGAAGTCTCAATGTCAATGAACAGGATCTTTGGACCCTGAGCAGTTGCCCCGTACGTACCGTTTAGCTGAAGTTTTGAAGCAATAAGATCCTTTGTGCTTTCAATCAACTCAAGAGTACTAGCGACTTGGTTGTCCCATTCAAGACTCTCAAACGTCTGACCACTATCGTGCTTCTTGAAGAAGTCATTAATGGTGGTCTTACCTTTGCCTAGAATCTCACCAATTTCACGACTACTGTAACCATCTTGACGCATATCAATTGCGGACGCATGCCACTTCTTTTGTTTGATCATTCAACCTCCTCTCTTACTTCTTTCAATTGATAAACCGTCATTTTTGCACCACCCAGCTTTTCAAGTTGATTCTTTCGAGCAACAGCCTCATCATGAGTGTTATAGCGTTCTACTGTGATCCATGACGGACTTGCTACAATAAACCCACTCACACAAACTCCCCCTCTTCAACTTCATATACAACACCACTCAGCGATGCACGATAAGCACTGTCGATAAAGATACGTGCTTTCTCCATGTCTTCAAACTCAGCAATAGTTGTGACTTCCAGCACATTGCCATAAGTGTCGTCCTCAGTACTGAAGTCAACTGCTGCTAGCAGTACCTTACCTTCGATCTTTTCTACCAATCGAATCTCACTGTTCATTCTCACTCTCCTTAATAATCTTGCGAATAGCATCATCTCGCTGTGTCTGGTTCTTCAAACCAACAACACCTCGTTCCGCCAACCATTCATTTTGTTGGGACACTTTCATGTTTGTGATTGCAAGTACTTTCTTTTCGAAGATTGCTTCATCAAAGCTAATTCCCCGCACCTCAGCAAGTGTCTTGATACTGTGACAACCTGTGTGATTCTTCTTTGGGATATCCTTACACAGAAGCTGCAAGTCATCAGCACTAACCATCAGGATGTTGTTGAAGTAACCTTCGAAGTCACTCAGCTTTGTGAAACTGTGATTGCCGTGCTTGTGGTCAACTTCAACCTCATCCATCTTGTAAAGCTTCTCACAGATTTCACACTGGAATAGCCACTTCGTACGGGTATTTGGGTCCATGTCAGGAATCGTTCGAGAGTAGAGGAATGCCAGTTTAACGTCACTCTTCATCCATGCCGAACGGATCGCAGATCTTACCACACTAAGTGTATGTTTCTCAAAGGGTTTTCCGTCAGGACCAATCTTTTTCCTGAATCCAGCCAGTTGCTTCTGGCGTTTAGCAATCTCCGCTGGTGTTGGGACAGCCATTATGCTGCCACCAATGCGACCACTTCACATTCATTAGGGTCCATATCACGATTGTATTCAGGACGACCATTCTCAATGTTCCCATTCCAACACTTGCGGGCAGCACCAAGTTGACCACTTGCAGCAGACTTGCTGTCATAGACCTTCCGACCTAGCGGCAAACGCTTACCAGTTAATTTGTGAGCAACACCATAACCAAACACTTCAGCCTCTTTGATCATTTCCAACCACCCCTTTTCAATCCATTCACCCCAAATCTTGTAACGACCACCATTTGCCTCAACATACCGGTAATCACCAATACCTTTACCATCAACGTCTGGATGGTATTCAGAACCACCAATGATGAATTCATATGACTCATCTTCACAGATACCTGTTGCACCGCCGATTACTCTGAACCGAGTACCTACTTTGAACTCACGCATCAGCAACCTCCTTAATCAAATCAAACACAGCCTGATAACGTTCACCACAACCGTCATCCAGAGTACAAATCATGTACCTAGTTGTCTCGTACTTCTTACGAGCCTCGCTGTGATACTGAAACTCATCATCAGGACCATCACCTTCCTCAGTCCATTCAATACCCCAGTTAGAACGTTGCCAGTATCGGTCAGTGTAGTCGGCTGGGCCTTCAACCCGGTCACCGAACTCTTGAATCATTTCAATTAGATTCACTGCTTTTCTCCCTCACGAATTCAACACATCCTTCCCAAATCTCCGTGTCCAAATCATCCTTAGTATTGAGACGATGTGGGTAAACGGCAGTACATACCTTACCGCCATAACCGGTGTCACACCAAATCACATAGTGAATCTCCTCACCGTTGAGGTAAATACGACCTTTGTCCTTATTCTCAACACTATAGATTGCCATTAGATAATCCCCATCTTAGTAAGAGTTTCACGCACGTTTGGTTTATCGTTCTCATGACGCAACATCCATGCCATCGTGAACATCTCTTGGAACACATAGAGAGCGTCAATCTCGATTTCATCACCCCGCCAACCTGTCACAATTCGCTTCTCAGGGTAGAGATGCTTGAAGACATCATACGCTGCGGTGAACAACTCTTTGTCGTTCTGTGCGGCTTCCAGAGCCTTGTAGGCACTCATTGCACCCCACTCAATGTCAGAGAAACAGTTGGCTTTGTAGTTGTCGCTGTCATCTTGACTGCATACCTGCCACATGAAGTGCTTGCGACCAATACCCTTGACTTCTTTCTTGTCATTCAGGTAAAGCTCACCGAACACATTACCGTTCTGAATCCCTTTCTCTGGCTTCGTGTAGTCAAAGAAGTACATTGCTGAAGAGTAGATGTCTTTCTCTTTAGCAATTGCGAAAGCTCCTTTCTTACCGTAAGTGTCGATCACCAGTCTGTCGTCAACTTCCAGACCTACCACTTTCTCAGCATTGTAACGAGTTGTCAAGTACTCAACTACCGCATCGTAATGGTAAGGCTTGACTACTTCGTCACGGTTACCCTTGTACTTCAACAAGGTGCTGGCATCTACTCGCCACGAGTCACCAGAACCAATAAGGGCACTATACGTCTTACATCCAGACTCACGCAGGATATCGTCAGTGAAGTTCTTGGCTGTGTGAAGTACGTGTTCAATTGGTCCCGGTTCAACAACGTCAGTGATGTCGAAGTCTTCTGGCATCAGCTTGGCGTCATCGCTCAGTTCAGCGTTCCACTCTGCGAGCTTACCACCTGCTTTCTTTTTCCAGTGACCCCAAAACTCAGTACGGGTCTTGAACTTGTGACTTTCCAGTGTAGCACGATTCGTTACGATGATGCTCTTCTTTTCACCAACAGATGCGACTGCGTATTTGATTGGATCAAGGTCAATGACCGCATGTGTAAACTCAGTCATTAATGCACCTTCACGAATTCATGAATGTCTACACCTTCATTTATTCCAGTCTGCAACTTGAAGTAATTAATTTGATTATGATAGTCACGCCAGTCATAACATTCAAACCCAAGGTAATGACCTTCGCCGGTCATCAAGTTCTCACAATGAACTTCAAGATTTCGGATATTACCAAACGTATCGTAAACCATCTGTGATGTGTCACCATGCTCAACTTCATCCATAGTCAGGTCTGTGTTTTTTACAAACCACTCCATCACATCCTCAATCGACTCACCGACATACACACCAGCTACAGCCATTGCGCTATGACAAACACCCATATACTTTCTCCTAAGCAATAAAAAACCCCGCACTTGGCGGGGCTTCTTTGATTTCAAATTGTACAGCAGTTACTTCAACTAATGCCCTATCAGTCGTCGTAACCAGTCAGTCGTTCATAGGCAGCAAAGAACTCCAAAGCTTCTGCTCGTTTTTCTTCGTAGTCTCGTGCTGCTACACGAACAGCAGTTTTGCTAATCTGCTTCACTTCGTCAGCAGGAATGCCAGCGGGATTATGTTTCTTATGGAACTTGGTGTCTTTGATCAGTTGCTTGATGTCCTCTTTGCGAGTGTTGATTTCGCGGTTGAGTCGAGTCAGTTGTTCAAGCAGTTCTTCAGCAGACAGTACTGGGCGTGGACCAACTTCCTCATGTTGCTCACCCAAGAACAGTTCGCCGGTGTTGGTATCGATAGTTGCGTAAGTCATTTAGTTTCTCCTTTGCTAAATTGTTTGATTCGTTCTTTCAGTACGCTCACATACTTCTCCATGATGTACTCCTGATTGAGTAGAAGTGAGCGAGCTAATGGATCTGTTACTGTTTCTTCAAAGCTCTTAGAGTCAATGAACGATGTTAAGGCACTAAGCTTAGTTGACAAATCATTAAGTTCATCAATCACTCGCTGCTCGTGCGGTGCGTAACTCATTTAATCTCTCCTTAAATGTGTGGGGCTTTCGCCCCAGTGTGTTACTTAGAACGGAATGTCTTCGTCAAACTGGTCGAAGTCCATTGGTTCTTGTGGCTCAGCAGCTTCTGTCTTTGGTACAGACTTAGGTTCTGCCTTTTGCTCTACACCTTTCAGCGGCTGGGCTTTACCATCGTGTTGCGGAACCAAAGCACCATCACCTTCTTTCAGACGACCAGTCTCAATCAGAGCTTTGTGTACTGCCGAACCTTCGAAGTTCGAAGCCATACGCATGGTGTTGATCACCGATTGACGCAGGTTCTTAACAGCATCCAGATCCTGCTCGCCGTTGAAGTTTACCAGATACATGAACTTCTCATCAAGCTCCGGGATAGCAGCTTGCATGATTTTCGGCACGGCACCCATCAGTTTGAACTTCTCGTTCAGGAACTCTTTGTCACCAGACTTAGTGCTGTAGACATGAACCTCAACCAGAACAGCTTCACCAATCAGGTCACCCAGTTGATCCTTCTGGAAAGTACCATCCTTCAGTTGACCAGTGGCTTGAGCCAGTTTGAACAGAGTACTGTTCGAAGCAATCGACCACTTACCAGTGTCCTTGTCCTTGGTTGCCTTCAGGCCAAATGGACGACCAACAGTTTTGTAGGTCTTACCATCAATCTCAGTACGCCATTCGTTGTTCAGCAGACCACGCAGTGGAAGTGCTTCAGCATTCTCGTCACCGTAGAACTGACCACGATTCAGCAGAGTGCCCGGGAAGTCAATGGTGATTGCACATTCTTCAGCATCTGGTACAGGCCAGCGTTTGAAGCGTTGCATTGCACCGGTTTTCTCATCCTTAATGTCTTGGAAGTACTGGTTTGGGTTCTTGGCAATCTCAGCAGCTTCTTGCTCTGGAGTACCATTCCACTTCATCTTGGCATCTTCTTGCTTCTGCTTACCCAGTTCGATAACACCAGATACGATACCAATCATACCTTCTGGAGCTTCCGAAGCACCAACTGTCTCCACAACGTATTTAGTCAGACCAGCGAAGTCAACCTGTGGGGCGTTCTCGTCACGAGCAGGACGGTCGGTTTTGTAAGTGAATTTCTTAGCCATGTGATATTTTCCTCTTGCAGATTAATTTTTATTTGCCTACTTATCGGCGGATTCAGCTTTTCTTTTGCAGAATGACCAGCTTTCTTGTCGGTCAAGAATCTATTGTATCGTAGCTGACACGATATTTGCAACCCTTATTTTACGATTTCCCAAGACTCTACGGTCACAGTCTTGACAACCTTTTGGACCTCAACTGGATCATTGTCAAAGCTGTAATACCAGTCTGTATGATACGAACCAGACCGGGATGCGTAGACCTTGAAGGTGCGACCAGTTGGGATATGCTCCAGTACGTTTTCAGCGTGTTGGTACTTGCTGTCTTGGCAGAAATCAGGGTCATTGTCAAGAGGTTCCCAGTCCTCATGGAAGTAACCGAAGAAAATCTGGCGACGAATTCGACAGTCATCCCAAGAACCTTTGTTCCATTCGTCAAGCAAAAACTGTTTTGGATCTACTACTTCACTCATAACATTCCTCCATTGCTTCGTCTACAGCTTCACGAATCGCTCGCTCAATCTTGGTGGTGTCACCAGCTACTTCAGCAGCTACGTGGATACCTTGAATATAAGCAAACTCGCCACCAAACATCTCTTTGATATCATCCACAACATCGTCAATGTGTAGGTATTCCATCAAGTGAGTACTGTGGTCACAGCTTTCAGTAATCAGGTGAATCGCTACGTAAGCCATCAGCGAACACGACGCATGATCTGAGTGGTGATACGTTGGGTGATGTGAGCTTTCTTATCACCGAACAGTTCCTTGAAGTCACCCAGCAGTTCACGAGCTTCAGCACGATTCTTGACAGGCACTGTGGATTGTGGAACTTCGTCTGGGAGGTACGAACCAGTTACAGCCCAGTCGTATTGCTTAACAATCTTACCTACTTGTTTCATTTTTCATTCTCCTCTTTCAGTTTCTTAATCAGTGCTATAGCTTCATCAGGATGCATTGTCTCACCATTCAGTTCGACAGTTAGTGCTGGTTCCTGAAGTGTTGCAAAAACCTTGAAGTCAAAGAAGACTTCTTTCTCACTTGAAGCATCAAAGAAAGATCTATCATCATCACTGAATGCAATAGTGCCATCCTCACACCCATACAAATACGGCTGTTCTGTGTGATTTACTTCAGCGCTGCTCCACGTCCATCGGTAACCTTTTTCAAACATCCACATCTGTACAGCAGCAGATTCAGCAGGATTGGAAACAGCTACCTTGATTCCTTTTTTGAACTTATTGGCGTGATCCTCATTAAGCTTTTGCATCATCCATCTCCTCTCGTTCAATTGGCATCAGGAACACACGCTTCAGTTTGTTGACAGGATACACAAACATAGTATCGCAATCGCGGTTCACAACCTTCAGCTTTTTGTCTTCAATGGCGAAAGCTTTAAGATTCATTACAGTGTCAGTCTCAGATCCAAACTGTTTCCACTGAATAACCATTTCCAGATTCAGATGCTCAGGAACTTCATGAATGAAGAATTTCTTCTTCAAGTCGAGTACCGGGATGCCATCTGCCAACATCATAGCATCTACTTTCTTTGCCTTGTTACTCAACTACGTTCTCCTCAACAATTTCATATTCGTCTTTGTACAGACTGTTTAACTCTTCCTTGTCATCAAAGATCTCCAAAGAACCATCACTGTGTTCCTCCGTCACTTTGTACACAGACCCAATCGTCAGGTCGCACTCTTTGAGGAATTCCTCACTCTCATTCCATGCTGATTTTACAAAGCGAACTTTCATTTAACAACCTCAAGTTCAGTGTCATGGAATGGAGCAATCATACCATTCTTGAATTCAACTTCCACGAACCAACTATTTTCAGCAGCGTCTCGGAACTTGGTAATAACGCCTTCTTCACCAAGCCACTCGTGAGTAAGCTCCTCAGTAATACCACCTTGGTGTACGCTATAGTAACCTACAACACGAACCTTATCACCAATTTTCATAGAACTCATTAGAGCACCTCCTGAATGTCTTCGTACGTGTAAAGGTAAGTCTTCTCGCTGGGCCACTCAACCAGATACTGGTCAGTCCATGAGTTACAGCGGATGATTTTACCATCTACGTTGTGAGGATGCAAGTCCGAATCTTCGAAGCGTTGCTTAGCCTCTCCGCTCAGTCGAACGATCGTCCCTACCTGCTTCACTTCAGCAGACCAGACAGACGTTCTTTGATGCGCTCAATACGGGACAACTCATCACGAGCAACACTTTGTTCATATTGGAGTTCTTCGATTGCACGCTGGTCAATCTGAATCTGCTCATGGATCTGGTCAGCAACTTTGTTCAGGTTCTCTTCTGCCTCAGTGAAGGCACGTACTGCTTCATTTACAAGACCAGTGGTTTCCAGTCGTGGGGCTTTGGTTTCGCTGCTACCAAAAAGACCGAACAGATTGGTCAGGGTTGGTTCTTTACGTTGAGTCATCTTATTTTCTCCTTATGCTACGCTTGGTGGGGTTGGTTCATTATCGCCGTTTTCAGATTCAGATGCAAGCTTTTTGTTGTGCTCTCGAATCTCTTTCTCATACATCTTATGATGCTCGGTTCGCATCGGGAACGACAAGGTGTGGAGGATCATACCGTCCTCAGTCTCTTCACCCATGTCCATCACACTATACGTGCTCAGGAGATTTTCTTCAACCAGTTTCTGAACTTCAACCATAGTCAGCAAACCGAAGGTTGCAATGTTGCCTTGGAAATGAGGGCCTTGTACTGGGTTCACTTATGTTTCTCCTTGTTGATTTGCTTCAGTTCTTTCATAAGTTCTTTCATTTCATCTTTGCTCAGATCACCACAGAGAGATTCGAACAGTTTCTTGATCGTCGCAATGGTGAAATCCGAATCCTGTTGAGACAGATCAATCGCCAATATGACATCTGTAAGATCACCGTATTCATGGTTGGTGAGTCTATCAATCATATCACCCACTGTCAACAGTGGTTTGCTAACTAAGTCATGAAGGATGGTCATGTTATCTCCTTATCCTACGGTTATGGTTTGGAAACCTGCTGCATTGAACAGGATGCCAATACTAATTGCAGAAAGCAACTTGTAAATATTAACACTATTATCTTTGATAGTTGCTTCGATAATAGAGTTGCTAACGATTACTGTCATGAACAGACAGAACAATACAGGCCAGTTAAAAGACACCAGACACCCCCGCCATCAGGCAAATTAGGAAAGAACCAATACCAGCGATAACCATTGCTTCACACGGGGTGTCACTCACCATTCCTGCGAAAAGACCCCAAAGAATACAGATGAACGGAACAATCAGCATTTTTCTTTCTCCAGTGCAATTTGAGCAATAGCTGCAATGAATGCAGTGATTTGAGAGTTTGCAATGAAAACCATCTCATTGTCAGAATCCTCGACAAGGATTCCACCCATGCCCTCCGCAACCTTCAGTTCGGAAGAACCACCTTCGTCAATGATAATTCGGGTCATTGCTTTTCTCCTTTAACAAAAGCGACAGCTTCTTTAAGGTGAGCAATCAACTCTTCAGTTTCCTCAATACTGAGAGATACATCAGATTCACTTTGTTGCTGGTATTCATTTTCCCGGTTGATGCACGAGACGTATACCTTCTTCAGAGAACCTTGGTTAGTTGCGTTCACTTTTATGAAGTCGCCATCAGTCATTGTACAATCAACATACTTGGTGTCCATGAAAATACTCATTCGTCTTCCTCCTCTCCGTCAACGATACCGTTGATTAGTTTCTCTGCTTTGTCGAAGTAGTAATCATAGTTGATGTTCCAATCGAAGTCAAGCATGTTATTGCAAGGCTTGATGAAATATTCACTATCAATTGCCATTCGCCTTTCGGATCCATCACCTGTTGGTAAGGGTGGCATAATCTTAACCAATTTACCACAGGTAACACCAGAATCTTCTTTTACAGGAACATACCGGCAGATGTTCTGTAGTGGGTTATCTTCCTCGATTCCTGTGAATTCGTCAACAGTCACGAGCACCAATCGTGAGCTTCGTGGAACCTTTGTGCGCAGACAGAAGTCGAATGGATCTTTGTGGTTGGTGATGAATTCCTTGTAGGTACACAGACCCAGAAGGTCAGCACACACAGCAAGAGGGACCACCATACAGGAATGGTTCTTTTGCCATCCCAGCTTCTCAAACGGGAGTGCTTCATAAGCACCCTTCGTCTTAACGTCTCCATCTTTAACCATCTGACGGAGAATGTCAACTACTTCTTTATGCTCCACGACCATACTCCCCACTCAAGTGACTTTTGATGCATTGGATGTCCACCGTATTGAGTTCAGCAATCTGATGTCGCCCTTCCTCAGTGTTAACCTGAATCATGACAGTACCATCCCAAGTGGCGTACATGTTAACACCTCCGTACTTGTGAAGCAACTGTCTCAACTCGAAAAGGAACATGCTTCCCTTTACGTCGCTCACAGTTGCTCCTCCTTAACCCAAGCATCGATGCGGGCATTAACATCAGCATCAATGGCCTCCAGAGTACCTACATCGAATACATGTGTCAATCCCTCAGAGGTGACATGAACGTCACCACCATAGCCACCACGAATCTCATCAATGTCGTACTCAACCATGAGACGTTTCAGGTCCAGCAAGAACTCCCATTCCTTTTGACTAGTCATCCTTTTTCTCCTTAATTGCAATGTAGTTGTTCACATCTCGCACAAGCATCTTGCTGTACCGATCACTCTCCATCTCGAAACCAGTGAGCTTTTCCCACTCCATCATGATTTCAGCGAGCCGCTCACGATGCTTCTTGTGTACGATGTACTCGAAGCCGTCAGTATTGCACATCACGATCTTACCGTCAAGCTCATTGATGATACGCTCCATGATCATGCACAGCATCAACTGCCCGTTCACCGTAATCGACATGGTGAATTTCGGATCATACATCGGACTGAACTTGTCGTTAGAGGCACCATACGTACCGTTCAGTGCAAGCTTCAACGCAGCGTTTCTAGGGTCTTTCTTGTCATACCCAATACGTTCGTTGTACAGGTCTTCGTAAACGTCACAGAAGCCCTCTCCGAGGTGCTCAGGGTACAGCCTGTTACGAATGGAGCAGTTCGGGTACATGGACTTGATGTCAGAGGTATGAAGGTCGTATTCATCGGTAGACATGTGAACACCACGAGTACTCCCATGAATACCACCAGTTCCAAAGTCATATTGGAATCCGTCAATGACAACGTTCAAGCCCTCAGCAATACGCCAGCAGAAGTTATACGATGCAGCACCTTTTGGCGACTTGAGTTCTTTTGTCTCAATCCAACCCATCGGGTGAAGCTTCATCATCTGCTCTACGTGCTCACGAGTAGGTACGTAGCGCTTATTCTTGCTACCCTGCTCTGGGCAGTTCATCTTGATCGACTTAATCTTCATGGTGGCATACTTCGCCACATCACCCAAGTCATGTTCTTCAATATCACTCAGAGCACCTTTGGTTTCAACAATCGTCTTGTTCATGAACCACTTATGAATGGCTTGGAACTCAGGACGATCAAATCGAACCTTTGGAAGAACGCACTCGCCAAGCTTGATATTCTTACGCTTAGTCTGACGCATCTTACGTACAGTGTACTGACCCTTCTGCTCAATCTTATAACAGCAACCCGGGTTGTTAGTCTCCAGTCGGTTTACAAACAGAGACTTGCCGATTGCAGTATCGTTCAGGTTGGTACAGTCGAAGCCAAATTGACCCGACAGTTCCGCACGCATCTTGATACCTTCCATGCAGTAGTAATAGAACTTCAGAGTCTCTGATACGTCATGTTTGTTATAGGTGATTAGAACATCTTTCTCATCATCAGTCAACACCTTCCCAACAGGATACGGCAAGTCTTCAATGTTTGGCGAACGCATGTTGTTCTCCAGCATTTTCAAGCTTGTCATGCGAGCCTTGTTGTCGAAGTGGTTGATCTTGAACAGATCCAACTGAGGCATAATCACCTCAGAAGACTTTACAGCAGAACCAAATCGACTATCGGCGTTCTCTTCAAACATATTCTGTACAACACGGTACATCTCAGAAGCGGTTACCTCAACCTTCACTCCACGATCCCGGGCGGATTTACTCTTACCCAGAATGTAGTGCAAGACAGGATAGTCGAATCCGATGTTGTTAAAGCCAACCATTCGGAAACCACCAGTCTTTGCTTTACGCAGAAACTCAAGCATTTCCTCTAGGTCATTACGGCGGTCAGAGATTTCGTACACACGCATCCCTTTACCGTTTGCAAAGCATGCAGCCATTGTAAAGCAGTTTGGATAGGTTTCCAAGTCATAAATGATATCCTGCTTGAAGTATTCTTTACCATCTTCTGTTTTTGCCAAATCCAACTTTAACATATTCTCTCCTTATGTTCTATTTACCACTGACCCTCAGGTAGCTTGTTTCTCTCAATACCATCTTGTGAAAACTTGTTCCAAGTAGTTCTCAACGAATCCCATGGATAGCCAATGGCTCCCTTATCCGTTCGATGTACATACGACAAGATAGACTCTACCCTCACAGGCCCATTGTCATACGGACCATAGCAGATGCACTTAGCGTGACGCCCGTTGTTGTATACCCAAATACGAGGTTGGGTTTTGCATTTACAACAATCGAGCCATGACCCATCGTCATCAACCTCTTCCCAGTGGTCACCACGAGTTTCCCACAATCCATCTAGAAACTTCTTATCCATATTCCCTCCTAAGTGACCCCTTAGAATCCGGGGTCAGAGTTATCTACACTTGCCTCTGGGGCAACGTATGAAGCCATGTTTTTTCGAGTCCAATCGTTATAGTCCATTACCATACGACTAACTACGTCATACTGGAACGATGTAATCTCACCAGTTTCACCACCACGGCACTTCGGCATGTGTACGTAAGTACGGTTGCGTTCAATCGGGCAAGTTGCCATCTTGTTACGACCAATCACAATGTTGATTGCAGCGGACTGTACGAAAGTAGACGAACCAAAGGCGTCATACTCAGTCGGCATTTTCCACTCACCATCACCGCCAGAAGGTTTACGGGTGTGCAATACGTTGATGATAGTTACACCAGTCTTCACCATTCGCTTCTGGAACTTCATATGCTCTTCTTGAGCGTCCTTGTCCATACCACGCAGAATGTCAGTCAATACGTCAACAACCAGAATCTTACAACCGTGCTGGTTAACCAATTTCTCCATCTGCTTCTCAAGCATTTTGATATCACCATCTCGCTCATCCAGAATAGAGAACCGTGGGCGACCATCATCGTGCGTCAGAAGGTTGTCATACAGCGCCTGTACGTCTGGACGATCCAGATATTCAAGGATGTCCTTACCTTCACCAATCCACAGCAGGTTTTTCTCAAGGTGAATCGACAGCAAGTCAAGCGTGTACTGACCATCAGTTGCTTCCAGAGACACTACGCCAACTTTCTCAGGTGCGTTGAACATCCAGTAGTAAACCAAGTCGTTTACATGAGTTGACTTACCTACGGAAGTATCACCAATGATGTTGATGATTCGACCTTGCAGGAATCCACCTTTTGTCGCTGCCTGTACTGCGTGCCAGTGTGGTGGAAGAGTGATACGAGGACGTTGAAGCTCCTCACGTACAGCATCCATCAAACCAGACGATTCCTTAATACCACTGTTTACCAGTTGCCGTGCGTTCCAGAAGTCCCGAACGAACTGTTTCTCTTTACCGTCGAGGAGCATTTGGTTTGGGTCTTTACCAGACCATGTGACGATTTCAACTTTGTCTTTCGGGAGAACAGCAGCGATGAGAGCAGCGGCTTTACGACCAGCCTCATCATTGTCCATGCCAATCCGAATGGTTTCAAAGGTGTCAAAGAAAGCAAAGTTGTTAGCAACTTGTTTAACAGCACTTGTTTCACCACACGTTGGGCTAACGACAGCAATCGAGTCATAATCCTTGTCCTTCTGTGAATCTGCGAGCATTTGGTATGCCGCAACTTTATCTTCCTCACCACCAACAATGAGAATGTATTTACCACCACTGGTGAATTTCACTTGACCCGACAATTGGTTCTTGCCGCCAGTGTGGCCAACGTTACCATACCGGAAGTCTTTAGGGTGGTTCCGGCACTTATACCCGGCTACCAGACCTTGTGTGTTCGTCTCGGGATAATGGCGACTCTTGACCTTACCGCTCTCGTCAAGCTTCGTTACGTGCCCAAAGAAGCGCAGGTACTCATCCTTGATACCACGGTAGCCATTGCCACCATAACCACGCACAGCATCGCTCAGGAAGGCTTTAATGTCCTCCTTTGGCATGGCTGGTAGGCAGTCGATACTCTGTTGAACATTTGTCACTCGTTTCTTCTCCTCTCCAAATACCTCTTCACTCACCCCTAGAATCTCAGCAGCAATTGCCTTCCCCTTTCGGTAATCTGTTTGCATGTCCAACTCTTCGCTCAGAATCACGAAGTCTTCCATGCTGGATCCACACTCTTGACCCCCTCCGTAACACCAGTAGGTATTGTTGTGGTCATAGAACGTAAACGATGCAGTCGTCTCCCCATGAAATGGGCAGCAAACTTTGTCTTCACCGTTGTAGTCTGGGTTGTAATGCTTATAAATCTTTCTAATGTTAGATAGTTCCAATATCTCCTCCTTTTCCAGCACAACAAAAAAAGGAATGATTTTAGTCATTCCTCTCGGATAGAACAGTGTTGCTCAAATTGTTATTGTCGCGCTTTGTTGAAATCTGCTTCCGTAACGTAGACAGTGTACTCAGCACACGCACCAGCAGGTGCTCGATCTTCATATCTAACTGGTTTTGTACGCGGGTAGAAATCAAGACTAGTGCCAGAGTCATCTTCGCCTCGCTGACGGACTTCACCATCGCTATCGCAACTGAAGTGTAGATCAGTTCCCGGTTGTGGCCAAAGAGCAAAGCGATTCAGAACTGCTTCCAGTAGAGTTTGATACATTTATTTCTCCTTAGTTAGTGGTTGTTTAACCAGTCTCTTACACCAACCAGTAGCTTGAAAAGGACCGTGATCAGTAGTGCGAATGGCCAAAGGAATGGAAGTATAATCGTAAACATGATCATGTCTTCCATATCAACGTAATTACTTCGACTGTACCAGTACAACAGACCCCAGCTTATAATGATCCCGACTGTGATGTAAATTGCAATTTCAATGCTCATCAGTTGTGCCTGTGAGCCATGCAGCATTCACAATCACCACAGGCTTCGTACTCCGGGTACTGGCCTGTGTCTTCGTCATTAACGTCTTTCCACCAAGGAGCACGAGCACCTTCCTCAGTCCACACAGAGTCACTCAGGATTGTCCCTTTCTGGTGAATCCAGAATGGATCAGAGTTAACGAAGACCTTTACCATTGCGAGACGATTATCAGGCGACACATCAACAACCAGAGCGTCACGAGACCAATGATCAGATGTTTTATCAACGATACGAATTACGTCAGATACTTCCAGCGGGCGAAAAGCCATTATTGATTCTCCTTAAAACCGTGAACAGTAAGCATGTTTTTGATATCGTCAATGAGCATCAGAGCCATTGGGCCAGTGACAAACGCACCTTTCACCACAATCCCCATCTGTACAGCAATGTCAGTGATTCCATCAACTAGTGAGTCAATGTTCTTTGTAGCACAAGCAAGGTCTTCCAGCATTTGTTGAACCAGTTTGTCAGTAGCACTCACTTAAATTTCTCCATCATCTTGACTGCCCCTTGGAAGGCAACCCATTGTTGTTGAGGGAATTCCCACAGGAATTTACCCGATTCAGTATCAAAGCTCAGATCATACCCACGACGCTTGCGGGTGATGTACCACTCGTATTCCTCAGCGAACCACATCTCGAAAGCCTTACGGGTATTGTCCATGCTACACTCCATTCATCTTCATGTCGGTTTGTTTCGCTGCCTTGATACAAGCTGCGTGTACAGTATCGCCTGCTTCGATGATCAAGTCAATCTGATGCTCTTTGGTAGATCCTACCTCACTACGGTACATAAGGTCAAGGATAGCTTGCGACAATCTACCAGAAGGCATGTTACGTTGAGCATGACCCTTCGTAAACTCAGCCTGACGCATCGTCATGGCGTGGATAGCAAGGGTCTTCTGCTCCTCACACATCTTGAGTCCAATTACCGGAATGCCGGTTACGGGGTCACGTTCCAGTGCATGAGCCGATTGTACACCAATGATTGCTGCCAATGCAACCCCAATGAGTCGCTTCATTGCAGGAATTCCTCTACCTGATTCAAAGCAAGAGCTGCGAGCACATCGTCTTTCTTGTATCGCACACCATCAATTTCGACAAGCTCAACCGGTTTAGGATCTGGGATAATCACCTTGACGGTATGTTTAAATTCACATTCAACAATCTCAAGGTGATTATCAGAATTAAGGAAGTACTCCTCGGTCATCCCCTGACGCATTGCCCCATCTGGATTAGCGTACAAGAATGTGTCACAATCAGACTTGTTTGAAATGCGAGGATTACGAGTATTACCCCACCCATAACCCATCTCAAACAAAGCATATTGCAATGCCCGGAACTCTTCGTTGCTATAGTTTCTTACATCAAATTTCATACCACGCATTATGCAGCCTCCTCTAGAGTTACAGGGATTTCTTGGAGCATTTCCAGCACCTCAACCTCATCAATCGCATACGGGTAGTTCTCAACCTCAATTTCGAACTCAGTCCACGATCCACCTTCGTCAGTGTATCGCACCTCAGTGGGAGCCTTACCGTCAAGGCGGATGTAATACGGATACGGATGATCGGTGTCGGTCACATAGGCTATCTGGATGGAGTCAACTGGAATGTCAGCATATTCAGTGGACAGAACTCGTACTTTAAAAGCTTTCATTGTTTCTCCTTATTAGCGCTTGCGTTTAGTGTTTTTACCGATCAGAACGTTGTCAACGAACAGTCGGAGGAATAGGTAGATGAGTAGGAAGATGCTGACTGGCCAGAGAGCGGCAAGTCCAAAGTAGTCATCCGTGTTTTCTTCAACCTCATCGGTAATCTTATCGTATGCAATAGCACCAACAAGAACAAAAATGAAGCCAATGATGTAAATAATCAAAACGTACCAAAGTGGGTGCATCAATCCTCCTTGTGTGGATAAAGTGTGTAAGACCAGCCATCAATATATCCTGATTCGTAGTCCCTGTCAATGTTTGTCATGACTATATCGTACAAGCCATCTTCTACTCTGTCAAGGTTCGTGATGTTCATCAGCCCATCCTCAACCCCTACAGCTTGCTCCTCATCAGCAAGGTAATCCCAAGTCGTCTTTGACTTCAAGGTTCTCAACGTACGTCCAATGAAATACGTATCACCTCGCCTGTACCCAGCAGTACCAACTCTTACCACGCACACCGGCTCGCTCATCGCTTCAACCTCCGTACTTCACTCTCCAGATAGTAGATCAGAGCGATGTCGTCTGGGTTGCTGGTTGCGTACACAGTGAGGTTGATGTCGTTGAACACTATGGTCACGTAGTTGGCACGCTGCTTTGCTGCATAGTCTCTGGCATAGGTTGCGGCAGAGTGTATGTTCATTCCTTTTGGGATGTCAAGGCTCATTACCATACCCCTTCAAATTGATCTGAGATGCATGTCATCATGCTTTCAATCGTTATCGTGCTAACCATTCCTGATGGTTGTCCGAATTGAAAGTTACCCTTCATCTGACCCAACCGTTCAAACTGTGTGAGTAGCTTATCTACCAGTTCCTCATGCGTCAACCCTTTCAAGTGTTCTTCCACATCCTTAATGCATGTTGTCATATACTCCCCTATATGCTCAATGGTGAATTCAGGATAGATTTCCCCTAAGGTGACCACAAACGAGTCACGAGGAAACCATCCCGTAAATATGCTCAATGGAGCCTATTCATCAGCTTGCTGCTGACCCGTACAATGGTACGAGGGATAGGATAGGGCTGTCAACACCTTTCTCCCGTGTGCGCTTTCACCGTTGACGGTGCCTGCGATGCCGCACAGAATCTTACGATCCATTTCCACATCATGTTGGCCTGCTATCTTCTTGCCTTCTATATGAGCCGGTGAGTGCCTTGGACATGTCTCTCTCATAAGCTGTTGCTTTTCTCTCAACAGAAGCCTAGTATAGGAAACCGAGGAGCTTCCTGTCAACGAAGTCGCAGAAAAGAAAGTTAATAAAAAGCTTGACATGCCACCAGAACCCTGTAGAATGGAGGTCATCAACGAAACGAGGAGAACGAAATGTTCGGATTGGTCGGTAAGGTTATCAAGCTTCAACGCCTTCTTAAAGAGGCACAGGATGAGATTCGTGAACTACAAGCAACCCTTGACATGGCAAACGAAACAACAGCACAATCGGTTGACAACTTCAGCAAGCTTCATGCATCATTCACCCAACAACAGCAAATGATTGAACTCTTGAAGAGGAACCAACGATGAATCTGTGGAATCGAATTGTAAAATGGTGCAGCGAACAACCTGAGCAGAAACCAGTTGAGCGTGTCACGGAAAAGGAGCACGCTGTGCGGGATTTCCTACGCAAGCATGACATTGATTATGGTATGGTTGGTGAACCAATCAAGTCTGTTGTTCGGGATGTCCTTACCAATCCAAGACATTGGCGGATGAAGTTTGTAAAACAGACCTGTCCTAAAATTCATGGTAAGTATCTACTCATTGAGGTAACTCACCACACAAGCGGTAAGGTGTTTGAAGTTGAAACGTACTGTTATACTTCCTCAATCTACAGTCAAACCTCGTACAGGTCAGTAAAGGTGAAAGACCTTGGGTTCAATCTGAATGGGTGGGAGCAACGCGCTCTGTACCAATTGTTCCAACAAAAGCGACAAGCTGCTTGGAATCGAAAGTGCGAAGCTGGTCGTCGTAAACTGGAAGCGGCTCGCTTGGAATCGGATCGGAAAGAGATTGAGGCTCGTGAATCTTTGAAACTTGAATTGGGGATCTGACAATGAGTAAAGCACTGGAACTACTGAACACAAAGCAATGTCCTGAGTGTGGTGAATTTAAGCTGTACTGGTTCACGCATTTACATGGCGGCCCGGGCATTCAGGATGGTCGTCACAAGCTGAATGAAATACAGGTTGACATGATCCTTGGATGTGACTATTGTTCCGAAACTGTTGGTCGAGTATCATCTGAACAATTCTTGGAGGTGTTTAATGGCAACTAGATACGATTTGTTGTTGCAGAAATATATGTATGCCCTTGAGGGTATTCAAAAGATGAGTGATGAACTTATCCGTGCCGGTACTGAGGGGATCGATGAAGACTCAATTCAGTCAGAACTTAAGGGGATGGGTGAATGGGGCCTTGGTTTGATTGACATTCTGGAGAAAGACTGATGGATGAATTACGATTTACCCTGAAAGGGGCTGCGTTAACAGCAACCCACTACAACCCAAATGAAGCTTGGGTAATGCATTACGCCAAGCACGAAAATGGATTCTGGTATTACTACAACCCAACAAAGAACATCTGGGTCTACAGCATGGAGCAGAATGGTGTATTCTGTCCGCCAACTAGCAAGTTAAAGGAGATTGAATTTTGAGTGATGATCAGAAAATGAAGGTAATGGAATGGTTACTGGAAAAGCGTCGTGACTTCTTGTGGAACAATGTTCTCTTTGATGACGAGAAAGAGGGCTGTGATTTCCTTGAGCAAGCACTTACTAAGGCGGCATACAATGACTAAAGGAATCGTTGTAGAATGTCCAAAAGGTGTGTATACTCGGATCATGCCGGGGAGTAAAGCAATGGAACTCTACGAAGAGTCAAAGAAACCCGGTGGGAACAAAGGTACAAAACAGAAACCAAGTGCTGCTGACCAGTTTGTTGCTCACATGAACATGTTGCACACTACTTACCTAAAGGAGATTGGTAATGTACGAAATTAAACGCACTCAGTCTGGTTACTACTACATTGAAAAGGATGGTCAATGTATAGCTGGTGGTATGAACAAGAATGATGCAACAATTCGATATAACGAGATTGTTCAAATGTCAATTGCTGAAAAGTTCAAGTGGCGACCGATTGAAGAGTTACCCGATGTGTATCGTACCACTCGACGAATGTTTGTTGTTCGTGGAGAACTACCGTACGGAAAAGATCAGATTTACAAAACAGATCCATACTGTGTGTGGTTGAGTCGAAACAATACTGAGTATCTCCGTTGGCCACACGACCTTCCACCAACTGAGTTTATGGAGCTTCCAGAATGAGATACGGAACTAAGCAAGCGACGGTCTGTAATGGTGGCAAAATGGCAAAGTCAGCATACGCTCAAGGTTGGTCTTGTGCCCCACAAGGAAGTCGTGTACCATTACTTCCTAAGAACATAAACAAACCATTTTTACAACGACTAAAGGAGTGGATCAAATCGTGAAAAACATTCACAAGGTGGTATCGGTGGCACCGGGCATGGAAGGTTTCACCCTTTACTACAAGTTGATCGGTGGGAAGTGGCATGTTAAGGACTACCACGATAATTGGGTGCTTTCTGGTCATTATATGGTTCAGAAAATGTTGTGCGACGATGAGGTTGGTATTGGTAGCCCGTGGGGTGAGGCTGAACGTGACGGTCTTATTGAAGTATCGCTTGTCACTGAGGATGAAGTGGAATGATTACCAACAAGACAATGCCAACCACTGGTAAGTTCATTGCCCTATGGCCAATGGAAGGTAGCTATATTGGGACATCCACCATGCGATGGAACGATGGTGTTCTACAAGGATTCAATGACATGACTGAGTACTGGGAAGATGCTACTGAAGAGAACGGTTGGTTTGGTCTTGATGAAGCTTATTTCATCACCAACGAAGATTTCCCTTGCAAAGGTGTTCCAAAGCTGTTTTAATAGCTTCACTTTCAAATAACGGAGAAACAAAATGAGCTTCATTCGTACCGGCGAACAAAACCATATCGTCAACATGGCCAAGACTGAATTATGCATGAAGGTTGCAGCAGCAGCCGGTGCATCTAAGACAACTACTCTGACCTTCATTGCTGAAGCTCTGGTTGAACAAGGACTGTTCCTCACTTTCAACAAAGCACTGGCAGTTGAGGCATCTGGTAAATTCCCGTCTTGGGTTGATTGCATGACCACTCATAGCCTTGCATATAAGAGCCACGGTGTGCCTTTGCAGCATAAGCTGAAGCGACCTAAGGGTGCATACCGAAACGTTGCAGGAACAGGTACAGAGATTGCCAAGTACTTCAAAACTGGTGATTTCAAGTATCTGCTCAAAGGTGAATATGAACCACGCAAGATGAAAGCTGGTGGTGTCGGTGTTGCAATTCGTAATACTGTAAACCGCTTTGAACAATCTGCTGACCGCACAATGGATTACCACCACGTTGACATCAGCAACTGTGACAGCTTCCTTCGTCGTGATGAGAACGCACTTCGCTCGTTTAAGTACATGGTACTGGGCCATGCACAGAAGCTTTGGGATCTGCGTCAGAACCCTCGTGTAGACGTTCTTTGCACTCATGATACTTACCTCAAGCTGTACCAGTTGAGTGGCCCAGACTTGTCTCGCTACCCAGTAATTTATCTGGATGAGTCTCAGGATACCAACGCTGTAGTTCTGGATATTTTCTTGCAGCAACAAGGTAAGTGCAAACTGTTCTGTGTTGGTGATGGTTACCAAAACATCTACTCATGGCGTGGTGCAACTAACGCAATGGAGAAACTTGATTGGCCTGAAGCATCCTTGACGAAGAGCTTCCGCTTCGGTCAAGCTATTGCTGATGTTGCCAACATGGTGCTGGCTGACAACGGTAAGTTGATTACTGATATCAAAGGTTTCGAGCAGATTGAATCTGTTGTGATTGATCCATCTGACATCACTCAAGAAATCATGGACGGTAAGTATGCAATGCTGTTCCGTACCAACGGAGCACTCATTATGGAGGCTATCAACCTCCTAGAGCGTGGTAAGAAGGTCAACCTTGAGATTGATGTAAGTGACTTCACAAAGCTTCTGGAATCGGCTGTAGCACTCGCTAAGGGTGACATGGCTAAAGTCAAGCATGAGAACCTTATCCAGTTTGAGAACTGGGAAGAAATGGGGATTGAAGCTGAAGTAGTGAAGGGTGAACTGCTTCGTGTATACCAACTGGTTGAGAATGGAACTGTCTATCGGGTATTGCGTCTTCTCTCGAATCATGAGAACATTGCAGACCCAGATGTAATCCTCACCACTGCCCACAAATCGAAAGGTCGTGAGTTTGATGTAGTAGTTCTTGCAGAAGACTTCCCGTCCCCATGGAACGCTGACGGTGAATGGATTGGTTTACAGGATGGTGAGCGAAACCTGTTGTATGTTGCACTTACTCGTGCTAAATTCATTCTGTGCTACAACGTTCCTGTTGCTGACATGATTGATCGTCACAAGCGTAAGGACTTTTACGACAAAGCCGAAGCTGTTGATTCTTTCTTGGGAAAGGAACTGGCTCAACTTCAACGGGACTACATGTTGGATTAACCAGCATTGCTCATTGGAAAGACTACCGGGGCGACTTTGACGCTCTGGTAGAGCTTGAAATGATGAAGTTGGGCAGCGGTGTGATTACGGACCTTGACCGTTTTGTTATGGGTCCAAATAGTGACTGCGATGTTTATGGCGAACCCTTGGAAGGTACGGCATACTACGACGAAGAAACAAAGTCGAAGTGGGGCTACACAGAGTGGCAAGGTGAAAGATTCAAGACTCAATGGTTTGACAACGGTCGCACAACCATTCATACTGGTGGTCCTTGTGGTTCGATGGAATTTGATGAACACGGAGAGATGATGTGAAGATTCTGATTGCTAAAGACTCAAGTAAGGCATCCAAAGGCAAGTCAACCAGAACTCAAATGGTTGAAGAAATCGCTAGACTGAATGGTTGGGAGGTGGTTACAATAGACCTTGCTGACCCAGAGGTTCGAAAGATTCAAGGGTTACAATTTAACGCCGCAATTTTTGATGAAGGAGAAATCTAATGGAAGTTGTAGTCAAGAGCATCGCACCAAGGCAGATTCGAGCCTGTGACCTTGATGTAGGAAAGACTTATCTCGGTGTAACTGGTGGGGCAAAAGATGAAGTTTTTCTTTGCCAACCCGGGCAAAGTCTTGTGAACTTCAATCGACCGCAGATCAAGTACGATGCATCCGATTATGATCTGAGCACATTCATTGAATGTAAAGTGACCGTAACTGTGGAGGGTGCAAGATGAATTATATCGTAATGTCTCGTAACGAAGCAGGTACTGTTGTTGAGCGTTCTCTGGAGCGCTTTGAGGATACCAAACAATACATGGATGAGATTCGCAAGCAAGGTCACAAGATCTACAGTCTTGTCTCTCCAACGTATCAACCGTTGTCGGAGCTTCTGCCGCTGTGAGAGAGTACACGATAGTTGCAGGTGCTGTGTCACTGGTTGTTAGAGTTATTGGGGATGTGAATGCCCCAGCACAACCCGATGCGGATTCTGATTGGGATTATTATGGTGGTCGTGAAACTGAGTTTGAAATCTTGAGTGGTTTAATTACTCTTGCTGATGGTGAGCGTATCCAAATGACTCAGGATGAACTTGACCACATACTGAAGTGGAATGAACAAGGCATCACTAAACAAGTCCAGCACATGATTGACATTGAGGATTTGATTTGAAACAAGTTCTGACTATGCTGACGATTGTAATGATAACAGTAGTTCCCGCTACACTGAGTGATGGTAAATCAACTCTCACTCACAAATACTTAGACAGATGTACTTCTTTTGAATGCACTGTAAAACGAACTGAATAAGGGGAACCAAATGGAATATCGTCACACGAGTCATTTCCTACATCTGATTATGACTTTCCTGACTGGTGGATTCTGGATCATCCCTTGGGTCATCTTCCATGTGTCGAACGTACGTCACAACCAACAGCTTGATATGTTCCACGCACAAAACTGCAATTACAAGAATTATTGAGGAGAATTGAAATGAAAGTAGTAGATAATCGTAAGAACGTTCGAGAGTTCAAGTTTGCGGATCTGAGGCGAAATGTGGTGTACGAAGCTTTTGGCGGTAACACCACATTTCGCAAAACCCTTGTGATTAAAACAGATGAGAATTCAATTGTTACACTCACAGGTGACGAAACCAATGATTCTGGAATTGTTCTTCGGGCAGGTCATATTGATCATGAAACAACCTTCCATGAAGTGAATGCACACATTGTAATTGATTTGGCGGTGACCAATGCTGAAGTTTGAGAACCTGAGTAAGGAAACTTATGAATCAAAGAACTATGATGAAATCAAAAACCATAGGGGTAAAGTCTATCGCACTCATTGTACTAGTAGAGACGATCACGATTTAGTAGTCATTGTTACAGATGAGGCTTCTATTACTGTATTGAAAGAGAATAACTGCTATGACGTTGGTACAGTGTTAACCGACAACCACATTGCCGAACACTGCTCATTCATCGAAGTTGATGCCACTCTCACAATTAAAGGAGATATTTGATGTCGCGTAAGCTTGCAAGTGTTGTAGTTGTTGATGGTCTTTCCCCAATTGAGGGTAAGGATCGAATTGAGATTGCAATCGTTGGTGGTTGGCAGGTAATTGTACAGAAGGGTTTGTATCAGGTCGGTGGTAGTGCTGTGTTCTTTGAGATTGACGCTATGCTCAACACTGAGAAATTCCCTGATACTACAAAATGGTCCTCCAAGCTCATGCATTGCATTGACGGTGTTACCTACGCTCGTGTCAAGACTCTCAAGATGGGTGGTACAATCTCTCAGGGTTACATGATGCCAATCTCAGAACTCCATCCTACTCTGGTTGCTGAATCGAACTACCCAGTTGGCATGGACTTGACTGAAGCTTTGGGTGTGCTAAAGTACGAGTCTCACGAAGAGCGTGAACGTAACGAAGGTCTTGACAAACAATCTCGACCTAAGACTTTCCCGGACTTCATTCCAAAGACTGACCAGAACCGTGTACAGAATATGACTGCGCTGTACCTGAAGGCGGTGGAGAATAATGAAGAATTTGAAGTTACAGTCAAACTCGACGGCTCATCTCTTACTGCGTGGGCTAAACCAGCGGAAAACCTTGCTGGTGTTTGCTCTCGTAATGTTGGTTTCGATATCCGTGACCGTGAGCGACCATTTATTGAAACTCTCAAAGACTTCATCGGTCAAATCTGGAAGCGTCGTCTGCCGTTTGCTAAAGCAAAATGGAACCGAATCATTCCAAAGAGTGATAACGCCTTCACCCGAATGGCTAATGATTCTGGACTCGTGCAAGCCATTGAGAAAGATGGGCGAGCAATGGCGATTCAAGGTGAAATGGTTGGACCAAAGATTCAGAAAAACTTCGAAGGTGTAGACAAGAACACGTTCTACTGCTACGATATTTACTTGATCGATGAGAAGCGCTATATGCACCCTATTGAGCGTCAACTGTTCTGTGTTGAACATGGTATCAACCACGTACCAATTCTTCACGTAGGGCCTCTACAGGAGCCTACAATCCCGGGTGTGATTAGCTACGCTTCTGGTCCGTCTGGGTTGAACGGTAAGTATCGTGAAGGAATCGTGATGAAGTCCTTGACAAATCCAAACTTCAGCTTCAAGGTCATTTCTAATGAATACCTCCTTAAAGCTGGCTGATTACTTCAGTCATGACCCACAAAGCCCTTCGGGGCTTTCTTGGGCTAAGAACATTTATCAAGGTCGTAATCGTAACATTTTGATGTTTGCAAAAGGTGATCCATGTGGTAGTATTCACAAAGATGGACACTGGTCTGTTTCTTTCAGGCACGATGGAAATCCAAAACGGTTGTACTGCCATCGTATCATCTGGGAGCTTTTAAATGGACCCATTCCGAAAGGAAAACAGATCGACCATATTGATGGAAACCGTGAAAACAACGATGTTCCAAACATGCGACTAGTCTGTTCTCGGGTTAATATGCGGAACAAAGGAATGTCAAGTAGAAACACATCTGGTAAACAAGGGGTTGCAAGAGTTGACAACTCAAACGGTTACAGCTACTATGCCGCAACTTGGTTAACAGATGAAGGTAAGCAGGGTAGGAAATACTTTTCGATTAATAAATTAGGTGAAGATGAGGCTCTGAGGTTGGCGACTGAGTATCGGAATCAACTGATCGAAACGATCAACCAGACCACGGACTTCAAGTACACTGATAGACATAAGGAGAAATGAGATGGGAAGTTGGATTCTGTGGATGCATGTTGTATTTGATGGTCAGAGCATGATCCTCCAAGATCGTTACTACACATTCAAAGCCTGTGAGAACGCTGCTGTACAGGTTGCTCGTGATATTGGTGGTGACTGGGGTGTTCGTACCCGTAGTCACACTTGTACTTATACAGGGGATCAGGAATGAACTATCCGTACACCGTAATTGGTCACCTTGAGGCAGGAGAGGAATACTGTCGAGGTTGTTTGATGGCGGCTTGGGGTTGTGAATTCGAATGGGGTCAGTTTGAAACTCTTGAAAGCGCAATCAACTACGGCAAGACCATCGTTGAGAAGAGTGAGCGTCACCCAAAGTCTGGTTATGAGATTATCTTGTTGAATGCACATGGTACTGAGCAATACTGGCCAAATGCTAATAGTGAGGAACCATTCAGCGTTGCTCTCCACTTACACTCCACTGAGATTCGTGACAAGATTCGAATTGAAAAAGAGCAAGCAGAACGTGACCGTCTTCAAAAGATTGAGGATGATAGGAAGCGAATGGATCTTGCTGAACTGGCACGCCTAAAGGCACAATACGGAGAACAATAATGGTTCGTGACTATGCTGAAAATCTGTACTTGCAGATCAAGTCGATTGAGCGTAAGCTTGAGGATATCAACGGTGACGAAGGTCAGTTTGAACTGGTTCAGATTGTTCTGAATGCTGCTGATGATCTTCGCGGTGTTATGAGTGACATCGACACAAGCTTTGAACTTGGAATGGAGGACTAACATGGTTCGTGTAGTTGAAGTTGCACCAGCAAAGACTTGCAAATGCTCCAATTGTAAGGCTACTCTTGAGTACAGCTTTTCAGACATCACCGAACGTGCTTACAGTTGTGCTCGTGATGGTGGAGGTACTAGTTACATGATCAACTGCCCAGCTTGCTCTAAGACTGTATATGTGAGCAAGTGGTCATGAAGCAGAAACAACTAGACCACCTCGAAAGTCGTGACCACCTTCAGGACCAAACTGAAGAGTTGGTTGATTAACAAAGGAGAAATGAAATGCCGTATGTTGTAGCTTATCATCACTATTATCCATCTGGTGGTTTTGATGATGTGAAGTTTGAAGGTGATATGGCAGACTGTGAAGAGGTTGCCACTGCTCTGCGTGACCAAGGTCGATACGATGTTGTAGAAGTTGTCAGTGGTTATGTCAACACAGACAAGTATCGGTTCGTTAATTAACAGACGAAGAAAAGCCCCAGACCACTATCCCTAGTGCTGGGGCATCCTTGTTACTTGTTGTTTTGAGATTTCATGAAGTCCCGAATGTCTTGACGAAGGCCAGTTGTCTCTCGAATCCATTGCTCTTGCACGTTCTTGAGTTCTTCCTTACTGACTTTACCTTCCTGTACCCGGCTAATAGCCCTGCCTTGAGCAGCAACTACCTTTTCCAGCGAGGCAATGTTGGCTTGGGTGTTTGCTCTATCTCCCTGATACATAAAGCCCACCAGAGTAATCAACGCAATAGCTGCCCACCCGCCGAACTTTTCAATCAGTTCCTGTAATTTACCTCCCTCAGTCTTTTCGCTCATAAATCTCAATTCCTTCTTCTGTGTAATTTTTAATCAATCCCTCAATCACTCTTTGGTGTGCTCTGAGACATCCTGTGTTGTTCTGGTAACCCAGAGCCAGAGAACGCACTGTAGTGCCCGTAGGAGCCTCACCACACTCTATTTGAAGCAATTCCCATGGGATGTACTGCTTCACATATACCGTCTCTCTAATCGGCTCTGGTTGCTTCACCGAGCACCCTGATAAGATCATCAGGGAGACGATCATCCATCCCAGCAGTAGCTGTTTCATGGGTCACCTCTCTTTTGGTTGATGGGAGGTTTTTAATCGCCTCACTCTTGACTGTACTGCTACAAATCTCTCTTGAACTTTCCTTAACGATTTTGATACTATCGTTTGGTTTGTTCTTCAGATCTTCAGCAAGTTGTTTATTCTGTTTGATCAATCGGTCGTTGATACTGATTGCCTCAACCAACGTCGCTTTGGTTTTATCCCTGTCATTTGCGATAATTCCTCGGTCAATGTAGGTTGCAGCAAGCAGTGTTGCAAGTACAACGATGATCACATACAGTACTTTACCTTTCAGTGCTGCAAATAGTGTCTTCACATTTATGATCCTTTACTTTACCCATGTCTTCAATCTCTTGATCAAGCAACTTACCAACACCGAACATAACAGCAAAGAAGAAGCCCCAGCCAATAAGCCAAGCTACTGTCATTGCATTAGTAAGGATGCCAAGTAGAGCCAAGCCAGCCATAGATACGGCAATAAGACTGTTGGCAATAAAGGAGTACAAATGATAATGCTTGCAAACATGCTTGTAGAACTTACTCATTTGTTTACCCCACTGAGACATAATTGTTTCTCTTTATCCCTACGCTTAACCAAGCCCGGGAGTTCTTTTCCTTTCGCATACTTCCATTTGGGAAGGTCATTACAAGCACCAATACGGTCACCGGCGTTCAGCTTACGAAGTAGGGTGCTAGCATTAAAGTTCCCAATACCAACGTTGTATGTAAAAGAAGTATAGGCAGCCAGTTCCTCATCACTGATGTTCACCTTCACGAGTTTCTTTACTTTGTAGTTGAACTCATCAAGGTCATCAGCCAGTTGACGAAGACACTCAGCCTCCGAATACTTAGTTCCTACAACAAGCTTATTCCCTTTAGAGTCTTTCCCAGTATTCCCATAGCACGATGTAACGATACCAACAGGATCAACGTAAGTACCAAGTACCAAACCCTCATGTTCTGCAACAATAACCCCAGTGCTTGCCAATGCACCGGTAAGACCTAGTGCTAGCAATTTCTGTTTCAAACCATTCATTTAACCTCCTCTGTAGGCTTTAGATCCTCCAATCCTTACACCTGCCCACATTAACCATGCCCTCCACTTGGCTACACCTTCGTCGCGTAGTGCCTCATAGAACACTCTGTCGCAATCTTTACGAGGTAGTATTTGTCGAGAGTACAGATAGTCATGTAAGGTGCTTGCGTGGTTTCCATACCCAGCAAAGAGAGCGTAGATGGGGAATAGGAGAATATTATGGAATACCTCAATACTTGCGTAGTTGGTATCAAAACCCTTGGGGACTGTAATGTCCCCGTAGGTTAGATCATCAGTTAACTTGAACCAAGTACGAGATGTCTGCTCGGTACGAAGTTTACTGAACTTACTCATTCAGGCCAGCCTTCATCAAGCATTGAACTCAAGTAAGTCCCATCCTCAAGTGCCGTAGTCAATTCAGCTTCACGATCAAAACACGCCTGAACATGTGCTCTAACAGCCTGAGCAGCAGCAATAACCTCAGACGAACTAAGCTGAACAAAACCAGCACTAGTCTTCCACTTCACAGAGTAAGATGGGTCAAGCATTGCACTTACAGCAGCACCTGTGAGCATTGACTGGCTTTGACGATCGGTACTGAACTTAGTACCATTGAATGTGATACCCTTGATTTCCTTTTCATATCGCCTTCCAGAAATCAGAACTCGGATTTGATCGTCACGTTCTTTCTTTGCTGTCTCAAGCGTAATTGTTTGTCCGAAGTCAATGTTCATACTTCCTCCTCATAAACTGGTTCTTCCTGAACAGTATCGTACTCTGGGAAAGGAACTTCACCAAAGAGTACTGTCTTCGTGCTATTCTGTCTAGACGATGCAGGAGCATTTGCACCATGCGGACTAAACAGTGTTACCTCAATTGCCCCACCATGCCGACTAACGGATCCAAAGAACCTTGGGCTGGAAATAGCACTTGCTGGCAGTGTTGCCCCTTCCGGGAGAGGGGTGAAGTCAAAGACTTCCCCTTCAATAGTGATCTTGTCACCATCCACAGAAGCGGTATATGGGTCATCAGACCGAATTGCGATGAAGTTGATAATCATATATCCTCCTTAGGCTGCCCAACGACCGGTTGCTACCCAGTTGCAGCGACGAGCGATTGCTGTTGATTGAGAAGTTACTGCCAAGAACTGGACAGCACCTTGGGTTGCTGTGGTTGTCGAAGCATTGATTACACCGAAGCAAGTCAAATGTGTTGGTGTTGCGTTCAGGAAAGGAACAGCACTGAACGTTGCAGGGAAAGCGAATGTACTAACAGCCGATGCGTATCCACCAACAAGAGCACCTGTGATTCCGAGAACCCCAGAAGTGTAAGAACCCCAGCAGATCATCGTACCATCAGCAAACTTAACGTAGTCACCCTGAGCGTTAGATCCACGTTCGATAACAGAACCAGTAACGTTTGTGGAAGTACCCGATACAGTACCTACAACGTTCCATGGCATGTAAGGTTCAATCCAGTTACCCCATGTAGAGCTAACTCGACGACGAACAGCAAACCTACCGTTTGTGTTTCGAGCAGACAAAATCTGGAAACCTTCAGCAGCACTTGCGGCCATTGTGAACAGGTTAGAGCCAGAAGCATAACCAGAAGGGGAGTTCAAGGAGCCAGAAGTAAGCCAAGTCCAACCGTTAACGTTAGATGTGAGGTTAAGGTCAGCAACCGAAGGGCAGGTGTTAGCACCCAAACCTTGGTAACCAACTGTCAGAAGTTTACCAGCAGTAACATCAGAGTTGCTAGATACAGCATCATCAGTACCGAGAACCTTAGTCCATGGACTCCATGCAGTACCGGGCTGGTTACGAATACGGAAAGCAATCTCAGTAACAAGACCTGTTGTAGCGGCACCATGATATCGACAAGCTGTCTGCAACGCAGATCCGCCTGTGTAGGTTGCTTGTGTTTCAATCCACCAGTTAGTACCTGTAAGAGGGGGCTTAGTCCCACTTGCCGTCGAGGAAACAAGACCAACCCAACCGTTAGGGAGTGTATCAATGTTAAGGGTTGTTGTACCACCAGTGTAGAAACCAAAGTTAACTCGTGCAGCGTAAACTGCCTCAGCCAACCGAGTTAAATCAGCACTAGGAAGGTTCATACTCGCTGCGTCGATTACCTGAGCAACAGATGTTGCTGATGTTGCAGCAGTCCCCAAACCAAGACCCGTACGAGCAGCAGCTTGCGTGTTGCCACCTGTACCGCCCTGACTAACAGCAAGGGCTGTGGTGAGTCCTGTGATAGACGTAATGTCACTGTTTGCACCAGACTTAGCTGCTTGAATGTTTGTCCGCAGTGTTGTAATATTTGCAGCATTCCCGAACAGTGCAAGAGTTGCACCATACTGGTTTGTAATTGACCGAAGCTGGTCAGCAGACTCTTTGACATAACCCTGAATTGGGGCAATTGTGTAAGCCTGAGTGGTTGCTGTAGTACCAGCATACGCTGGGCTAATGCTAATTACAGTAGCGGAAGCAACGTTTGTTACTTCATACCACCTTCCGTCTGGACCTTTGAACGCATCACCAACGCGAACGTTGGCAGAGAATTGAGTTCCTGTACCTGTGACAGTAACGCTATTGAGAGTTACTGCAACTGTACCTGTGCCATACCATGCCATATAATGACTCCTATGTTAAGCTTGAAAAGGGAATGGGTAATCAGATGTTAGAATTGATAAAACCTGAGGATATCGGTCGGTGGGGATACCTTGAAAGCCACCATACTGACCAAAGGGTGAGCTTTTTAAAGAGAATGCATCTGGCATGAAGAAAAACCTAACATTGCCACCAGATGAACCACACCCTTCAATTGCAGCAACAACGCTGTTTAGGGAGTCGTAAATTGAAATACCAGCATTCCTTGTAAATGTTATTTTTGTTGCTAGTTCACCATTTAAACCAGTTGGTATTGTTACAATACCTCTTCGCCAAACTCTCCACTGAGCACCGCCTGTAGCTCCCTCTCTTTCAGCATCCCAGTAGTAAGGTACTACATCAAAGGTTGCACCAGTATAAGGGCTGTTGAAATAACCCTCATAGTTAGGTGTCGGTACTGGGGGTGGGGGTGAAACCACAGACAGAATATTCAGAGAAGGCATTTCAGAGGTAAATGTTAGCTGACCAGCAGAATTGAATGTCTGGAATCCAGCCTTGGTTCCTCTGTCATTCATCAAGTCGAAAATATAAGCTTTCGTATTGGGGAAAACACCATGGAACCAGAAGGTTGTGACGTTACCAACAACACTTGTACCATAAGGTACATGGTCACCCGCTACAAAACAAATTGGAGCGATTGCGTTTGCAACAGAGATGTATGCGATTGGACTATGCCCGGGAGCACCGTCACCTCCCTCTGGTGACCAGCTAGATTCACGGTCAGGTCTTAGGTTTGCAGACCTTAAAGTGTACCAATGCATCCAGTGGGATAGTTGAACGTAGTCAGATTTAAGAAGCCCGTACAGGATCTTATCAGTTGCCAAAAGAATCTGACCACTTTCATTAAATAGTTCAAATCCTGTACCAGCCATTACACCTCCTTAGAAATATCCATAGTGAATCATTGCGTTTTGTGAATAGTGACCAAACCAGTCAGTGTGTTGATACGACCATGAACAAGTGTTACCTGAAATAGTTACACCCGGTAGATGACCAACTGAACTTGTGTTACTACCAAGACCCACAATGAAATAGAAACGCTGCTTTCCTGCTGGAAGAGGCTCCATCGTCCCCGAGCCAGCAACAGCACCTGTTGTAAAACTTCCTTGATGTTGACTGTAGGATCTTGTAAGATCCATCACAAGTAATCCAGTACTTGTGAATACCTGCATGCCAGTACCAGCCATTGAATTCTCCTATGTTAGTGGGACCGAAGTCCCTTATTGCCATGTACCCATCCGAACACGAGTAACACCGTCAACAACAATATTGACACCATCAGGCGTATATGTTGCGTAAGTGTTTGGTCGGACTTGGTTACGCATTACAATTGCACCATCCTGCGCGAAGCTGATTACCAAGGTTGGCAATGCCGGACCCCAAGTGGTTGAATACTGGGACGAGAGGGTGCTACCAATAATTGCGTTTGTGATTGTTGCTTTGTTGATCATTGCATCGGCAATAAACACCTGTCCACCTTGAACAACAAATGGAGCAGACGTTGTACCATTGACACCGTTTACAACTGCGAACCGATCTGCCCTTACAAGGAACTGAGACTGAAGACCGGCTGGACCGTTCTCAATACCCAGACCAATACCAGCAGCTACGTACTGACCTTGTGCGTTCAACTCCATTTTAACCTGCCACGAAGCATTCACCTTACCGTCAGTGCTAGCCTGAGCAGATGTCAGCGTTTGAATTGCAGCAGAGTTATTACCGGCAGTTGCCTGTACAGTGTCGATACGCTGCCCGAGAGCAATGTCAGCATTTGCACGAGTGGTCTGTTCAGTTTGGATCAAACCGTTAACTCGACCTTGCTCAGTTACAAAGTTAGCTTGTACAGTATCAATCCGCTGACCCAAGGCTTCGTCAGCGGTTGCCCGAGCAACACTCTCTTCGTGGATGGTCGCTTGCATGGATGCAATATCGGTTGTAAACTTAGCACTCAGGTCAGTGATGATCGAAGCCATAGCCTCGTTAGCATCCGCACGAACCTTCTGTTCAGTTGCAATGTTTGCCTGCGTTCCCCAGTCACCCAGAGCAGCATTCAAGTCACCCTCACCATCATCGTCACGGCCCACTGTGTGGATTGCGCTAATGTCAGTTTGGATACTTGCCACAGACGATTCCAGCGTGGATACAGTCTCCGTCAGAGTTGTGATCTTAGAAGTGTTTCCATCAACAGTAGCGGTGAGGTTATCAACACGAGTGTTAATTGCTGTATTGTTAGTAGCAACTGTTGTTTCCAGTGTACTAATATTCGCCTTGTTTGCGTTGACTTCAGCTTGCATTGTTTGGAACTTCTGAGCCGTTGCCGACTCGTTGTTCACGATTGTTGTTTGCATAGTGCTGATATCTGCCTTGTTCTGGTTAACAGTTGCGGTCAGATTGTCAATACGCAGGTTTGTTGCTGCATCTTTGGTGTTGACTGTTTGAGTCAATGTGGTAATATTTGTTTCAGTAGTACCTACCCGGGTAGTCAACGCATTGATCTGACTTACCGTCGCAGAGTTGTTGTCTGTAACAGTCTTAGTCAGGTTAGTGATTGCCGAAGTGTTACCATTGACCGTAGTTGTCAAGGTATCGATCCGTTGGTTAGTTGCTGTGTCCTTTGTGGTTACCGTTTCAGTCAATGTCGAGATTGCTGATTTGTTACCATCAACCTCAGTTTGCATTGTAGCGAACCGTTGTGCGGTTGCTGTCTTCTCGGTTGCCACAGTAGTTTCAAGAGTTCCAATCTTGGCAGTGTTACCGTCAACCTTGGAAGTAAGCGTGTCAATCCGAAGGTTGGTCGCTGTGTCCTTTGTGGTTACGGTCTGCGCAAGAGTTGTGATGTCACTCTCTGCTTTACCAACACGGGTTGTAAGTTGAGTGATCTGGGAAGCTGTTGCCGATTCAAGATCCGTCACAGTTTCACTCAGAGTTGTGATTGCAGCAGAGTTGTCATTTACCTTGGTAGTCAAGCTGTCAATACGCTGGTTGGTAGCCGTATCTTTTGTTGTCACTGTCTCAGTGAGACTTGTGATTGCCGACTTGTTACCATCAACTTCGGTTTGCATCGTCTCGAAACGCTGTGCAGTCGCTGTCTTTTCGTTAGCAACCGTTGTTTCCAATGTTCCGATCTTAGCCGTGTTCTGACCAACTGTTGCAGTCAGATTGTCAATCCGAAGGTTAGTTGCGTTGTTGTTTGTTGTAACTGTCTGGGTGAGAGTAGTAATATTAGTCTCAGCAGTTCCTACACGAGTATCAATCTGATTCACCCGCTCAACGAGAGCTTGGTTGTTATCAATGATAACTGTTGTGATATCAGAGATTATTGCGTTTGAGTTTTTAAGCTCAGCACTCAGTGTGTTTACTTGTTGAACCAATACATTGTTGCTAGTTGCCACCACTTCACTCAGGCTGCTGATGCTACCTTTTGTTTCGTTAATCGCAACACTCATGGAGTCCAAACGTTCTGCTGTAACTTGGTTAGTTTCAGCCACTACCTTGTTCAGGGAGAGAATTTCAGTACGGTTATCCATGACTTCAGCTTGAAGCGAGTACACTCGTTGGGCCATTGCCGATTCATTGGTTGCAATCGTTTGTTCCATAGAGTTGATCTTGGCTTCACTCTCATCAACACGAGCGGACATTGTGGTGATACGCTGTGCCAGAGCTTCGTCTTCGTTCGCACGAGTAAGCATCTCTGTTGCAATTGTAGCCTCACTTTCCCACCCACGCAATGCATCTTGCAGAGAACCTTCACCATCATCTTGACGGTACGCTGCACGCATAAGGTCAAGGGACTCAACAGTACTAGTCAGTTTACCGTCAATCAGACCGATATCCTGGGTGTTCTTGTCAACCTTAATTGTGAGGTTATTGATTGTTTCACCGTACGAACCGATATCCTGCCACAGTGCTGCATTAGGTGGAGGGCTGTTCAGCGGTACGTTCCCAAGTGCCTGATACAACCGATTGTTCATACGAACAACATCACCCTTGACGTAAGTCTTGGTTGGGTCATAGAGCAGAGCATCCGAGATGTTATCAATCTGGTCTTGCAAGTCAGTCACAGCGGCATTCAATGCGGTGTTAGTCGCATCAATTCGCTGGCCCAGAGCAGTGTTAATGTTATCAACTTTGGTGTTTGTATCGTTGATCTTAGTTGTCAACGAGGCGTTAATACCATCAATCTTTTGGTTGGCTGCTGTAATCTTGGCGTTTGTTTCCACCTTGAATGTATTGAGGTCGCCGTTCACCTTAGTGATACTTGCCTCAGCAGCAGTCAGTCGATTGTTTGTTTGTGTTTTGTACTGGTTCAAATCACCAGTAACTTCGGTAATGCTGTTCTCTGCATCAGTAATACGATCTTCGTTGATGGTTACCCTATTTGCCACAGAAGTAATCTGGTTTTTCAAACTATCTGGGCTAGGTCCATCAATTAATTCTAGACGCTCATACAGTGCTTTGTCAAGCATTGTTTCACCGATCATACCAGCCAAATAGTCATTGTATTGACCATCGTCGTTGATCATTGCTGTACCAACAATACCCGGGAGGTTAGTTGCTGGATACCAGTCACCAACGTTACCGGTGCGGTCTGTCAACCGAGTCCAGAACCAGAACTTCTGACCAGCTTTCAAACCGTGCATCTCATTGTAATCCAGAGGATAGGAGAAGTCACCAAGTTTAATTGCAGATGTAAAGTTTGCATTCTGGCTGTACATGATTTCAGTCTTCAGTGTGTCTGTAGCTCCCGGTGGGAATGTCCAGTCCAAACGAATACCGAAGAACATTGGGGTTGTCGTCAAGCTTGCAATGGTTGGCGGTTTACCAGCTTTACCAGCGAGGCTTGTAAGCGTGGATGTTGTCCATACAGAACCAATCCCGATGCTGTTTCGAGCACGAACCCTAGCCAGATACTCACCAGCGTAGATACCTTTAATGTCAATCTCGTTAGCACCAGTTACGCCAACGTTTACCCAGTCACCATCGCCAACACGCCACTGTACTTCATAACTAACAGCGTTTGGTGTCTGTGGCCAAGAAATGGTCATAGTGGTTACCGCCATTGTTTGTTCGACATATGTGCGGGAAGTGATGTTAACGGATGCAGGTGCTTGCTGCATGCGGTCAGGTACTTGGTTGATTGGTCTAGATTCCAGTCGAGCACCGTTGTCGATTGCATCATACTTGGATTCGTTGTACTCTACACCCTCAATCTCAAATACTGCTGGATCTGGGTTTGTTACCTTAGTCACACGGAACAGTTGAGACTTGAGGTCGGACGATTCAAGATACCACACAGAGTTGATCGGTGGATCTTGAGTGTATGCAGTACTAACGGTGACAGAGTTTCCACCAATGCGCATGATCTGACGACCTTCTGTTTTACCATTACGCAGGGTAACGTACAGAGTATCACCAACTTTTGCACCAGAATCACGATCAAGGTAGATCTGACGCTGGTTGACTACAGCAGCGACTCGACCAGTAAACGGACGACCACCCATCAGTGGGTCAACTACATGGATGATACTACCCGGTAGAACAGCTTGATCAAGCCCTTGAAGGCCAGTACGGAACTTAACCATACGGTTGTACATGTTGGTCAGCAAGACGTACTTACCGCGTCTCTGAGCCTCAGAACGGGAGGTGCAACCGATTGCACTAAGGTTGGTCTGACGATCACCACCCCAACGTTGCATCTGAGAACGTTCCCAAGTTGCAGCCACAGTGGACTCATAGTGGTTGTCTGGATCATCAAAGCTAACCAGAGCACTTGTGTAAATCGACTTATCGTCTGCTGCTGGGTAATCGAAACGACCATTGACAACGTTAGCACGAGAGAAGATTGGAGCATTCGTCAGGTCTTCTTTCTTGTCAGCAACAGCAACCATCTTGTTGCCATCCCAGTAGGTCATACCGTTGAAGATGCCTGCAATATCACGAAGTACCTGATAAGCATCTTGCTGTTCTTGGATATAAACGTTACAGGTGTGGCGTGGAACTTTACCACCAAAACCAGTACCATCATCAACCATTACGTCACAGTATTGTGCCAACTCATACAGCGCCCACTTGTCCACCATGTCTGGTGTGATCTTGTGACCCAGTGCGAAACGATCTTGAGTAACGAGGTCATAGTAAACCCAAATAGGGTTGTTTGTCCATGCCCATTTGAAGTCACCAGACCAGACACCTGTGTAAGTGCGAGCCTCAGGATCATACGTGGACGGTACTTGAACGATACGACCTTTGGTGCGAACACTAATCTTAGGGATGTTGCCACCACCAAAGGTACGGGAGTCGAACTCAACGTACAGCAGAGCGGTGTGTGGGTAGGTTTGCTTCAGGTCTTTCACTTCAGTATAGGACTTTACAACAGTCTTGTTCTGGAGCATACTCGACGTACTGTCTGGTGTTACACGACGAACCCGAACAGTCCACCCACGAGTACTAGCTGGGAGGTCTACCCGGTAAGTCTTTTCATAAGCTTGGTTGGTTTTACCAGTTACGGTATAACGAGCAACTTCAGTAAGCGGTTGACCAATTGGAGACATGTCGATTGCAAACTCAACAGAAGTACCATTGGTATCACCGTTTGTTTCTTGTTTCAACAGAGCAGGGAACTGCATCGTGATACGAACAGCGTCAAGACCCGGGGTGGTTACCGTACGAGTCCAGCTAGTTACGTTAGTCAACTCAGTACCAATGTTGTACTCAGTTGCAACTTCTGGCATACCTTGGATGTAAGTCTGATGTTGAGTACCAGAACGCCACTCCCACTTTACACCGTCGAAGTTAAAAGAACCGTCAGCGTTAGCCAAAGGAGTGCCGTCGAGGAAAATGTCCTGAGCAGTTGGGTTACCAGCAAGCTCACCTTCTGCAACTGCCATAAGAATCTTGGCATAAGCAACCGACAGGAGGTTGTTAGGTGTTTCTACAGGAGTGTGTGGTTTCTGAGAACCACCTTTCATACCATGGATGTGAGGGATCATTTTTGTCTCCTATCGGAAGTTAATTTACTTTTGATCTTCAGAGGTCATACTTGCAGAAATAACAGCACCGCCGACCTCCCGATATCCGTAGAAAACAGGGACTGGTTGACCTTGTGCTGTTGTGTTTACAGGACCGCCGAATGCATAAGATGCTTTGTTTTCAGGATCTGTTCTTGTTTTCAGACCCTCGGGTGCTGGTGTCATTAGTTGTGTAATACCACCAAGTGCGAAAGAGATGGCTACAGATGTTGCAATGCTACCAGAGACAGTACCGGCTACAAAGAAACCACCAACACCACCTGTGAGAACAACAGCGGCAATTGCAGCAGCAGCGAGGATCATTCCCCATCCACCATTCTTCCTACCGTATTGTCGTGGAACAATCTTTACAACTTTAGGTTCCCCCATCAGCAACATGTCAGGGTGAGTGACTTGGAGTTTATCACTCAGTACTTGAAACCGAAGTCCTTTCTTTTCAGCAGCAAAGAATGCTTCTTTGAAGCCCTTTACTTGAAACATCATTGCCTTAATTGCTTCTGCTGGACTATCAACATAGAACTTATGATTACCAAACTTCTTTAGATAGCCAGCGGGTTTTACCTCAATCCACGTTGCCATGTTTTACTCCTTTGTGCCTCAAGATGAGTCGAGTACGTTGCAGCCACTGACCACCATACACAACGACTTCACTTTTTCGATTGTACATGTGATGATACATAAGTGGGGATGCGTAGAACTCTCTCCCTTCAAACTCTTTTGTCTCACCTAGATAAATACCGGCATGGTTAGGGAAATGACTTTTACCGATCTGCATGACGATCATGTCACCCGGTTTATAATCCTCCACCGCATAGAAGCCAGCTTCTTTGAAGTTTTTCTCATACAGAGATGTGCTGTTTGCATTTTCCCACCAAAGATCCTCACGCTCATAACGGGGGAACTCAAGGTTGTGGTACTTCCTGTAATATGCCTCACAAGCTGCCCAGCAGTCGTTTAAACCGTGAATGAAGTCTTTCCCAATCAACCCTATGTCCTCGGGTAAAACCTGCTGGTAATCGCCTTCTGGCCATGATACGATGTGCCATGGAATAGGTTTAGAGGTTGGGTCAACCATAAGCTGGATTTCATAGCTGTTGTTCATCACAGCCAAGTCAGTGTCACTAGGGTAGCTAGTACCATCGGGATGACTATGAACAATGCCGACCACTTCACCAAGTTCTTCTGCTTTAACATAAGACTCTGGGCACATTTGAAATTCTTGTGTTGGATCCGAACTAAGGTTGACACACTCGACGTATTGCTCTCCAGTACTTGTCATAACCACAACCCCGCAAACCTCATTAGGGTAACCTTGCTCAGCATGCTTTTTGATTGCTTTGATTGTTTTCGCTTTGAGTTTCTTTGGGATCATGTTATTCTCCTTACCCGATTACTGTTGCAGCGATGAATCCACCAAATGGTGTAGGTTCATTCTTTCCGAATCGGAGTTCACAACTCTTGAACAATCCGGGACAAACATCCAACGCTGGGTTTGTAGTCTCAACATCCTTGTCTGTGAAATACTTTGTACCTGTATATCCGCAGTCTGGTCCACGATATCCACCGTTCATCGCCCAATGACAAAGAGCATGGATCTGCCTGCGTGGGATCTTTTGACCAGAGAAGTCAGCAGGACTTGACAACTCAAAGCTAACACCGTCAATGTTGTCACTAGCCTTACGGGTGATGAACCACACTTGACGAAACTCCATCGTGCTGTCTTCTTCAGGCTGCCCGGGCATGAATTGTCTGAAGGTGGTATGCTTGATAACTTTCGCTCCGTACAGGTTATTCAGTTGATAACACATAGAGGTAATGCTACCATCTTGGTTAGCTACTGTCAGAGAAGGTTGGGGGCTTTTACCTGTACCATCCCACTCAATACCTGTTAGCTCGTAAGGCCAAGCGGTGTATGTTTCCCCTTGCCAAACAATACCCTTAGGTGGAATGCTTGGATCATTTTTCATTGCATTTAGTTCAGCTTCAGTGTAATCTACGTTGTAGTTATGGAATCGAAGAATGTCCCCACCAAACGAACGGCAGTCAACCTCAATGAGTTCGACACGAGCGCCCGGTTCAAGACTGTGAATTGTTTCGAGCAATGCGGTTAATGCCATTAGATTACCTCATTCTGGATTGTTATAGGACTTGACGAAAGTGCCAGTAATTACATACACTCCACCACCTTGCGGGGTTGGTGTAGGATTATCACAACGATAAAGAGCTGTCTTACCAAGAGGTGGCTTCCAAAGGAAAGAATGCACACCACCAAGTGAGTCAAAGAAGTCCATGATTTCCCCAGCTTCTTTTTCAGTCTTTGCTGTAACTCGCACTGCCCACGATTCGTTCTTTGTGTTGATACCGTCAGAACTAACTTGCTCATAACCATCACCGAACTGAGTTTTGGTTGTCCGATAGTCAATGGTTGGGGTAAGGTTTCGTTCAACACGCCATGTAAATGTCTTTGTTGCCATATCTCCTCCAAATAAAAAGGGGAGGTGCTTAGTGAAGTTGTCACCAAACAAACCCTCCCCATATAGAAATAATTCTACTATGTAGAATTCCAATTTGTCAAGTTACTGCTTTTGAGGCTGAAGGGAGCCACCACCTCGTGTTTCTTTGTTGATGATAGTGTAAACACGCTGGTCAACGAATTGACCCAGTTGAGAACCAAACGAGTTCCAGTCACCTCCACCATCCGTAGATGTTTGGGTGCCGTCATCCGATACGTTTACAACTACGTTTACGATGTTGGTGTTTCCACCAGAACCATCATTACCTACCATCCTAACACCCAAGTCACCATTGCTGGTTCTTGTGAGTGGGACAACTGCCTCTGGACCAGCTTCACCCATCACTCCCCGGTTTCCGTTAGCCATCCCGAAAGATGTTGCAGACGATACAATACCGTTTGTGAAAGCTCCACCGTTTGCGAAGTACTGAGTACCACCAGTAAACGCTCCACCTTTTGCAAAGTACTTGCTAGAATAACCAGCAGCAGATGCACCCAAGTTAGAGCTAGTGTAACCAGCCGAACCTACTGCCAATCCATTACCACCACCCCCGATGCCTCCACCAATAGCACCGAACAATGCACCCAGAGCACCCATTGCAGCTTGTTGGGCGGCAATCTGAGCCATGTTACTGATGATGCTAAGTGTGAGGTCTTGGAAGCTCAACTTACCGGTAGTGACGAATGTTGCAAATGCTTGACCTGCTGATGTAAATGCTCCAGTCAATGCCGTTTGCATATTACCAGCAAAGTTCATACCAGCATCTTGTGCGTTCTGAATTGAAGCAGTGAACCCGTTTGTCCAGTCAGCGTTTGCTTCCTGAACCTTTCGGTCATTTTCAATGATGACATCAGTCATCTCACTGTGTGCTGCTTTCAGAGTAGCGTACTTTTCCTTGTACTCATTGTCATCGATCTTGTTGGCAGTTAACGCCTCAGACAGTCTGCGTTTTTCTTTTGCGTACCACAAGTCATTGTCGTACTGCTGGTTTGCTACACCGGATTGGCGGGAACCCATACCAACACCAGCAACAGCACGATCACCTTGCTCACGCAATGCTCGCACTTGTTCTTTAATTGCATCGGTGTAAGAATCAATCGAAGCTCTACGCTTTTCCATGTCACCTTGGAAGGCAATGGTCAGTTGTTCTTGTTTGTTTTGGATTGCCTCTACTGCCCTAACCCTTTCATCCTCAGCTTTTGTCATCTGATTATCAAGAGAGATGTTTTGGGCAGCGGTGTTTCCTTTCGCACCACGCAGACGCTCAAGTTCGGAAATGGTTTTACCAAAGGAATCAGATACTGCTTTTTCCTGAGCTTGCAACACCGCCATCTGAGAACGATATGTCGCCTCAGCGTTTACAACGTTAGCTTTACCGAGAGCAGTGATGTTCTTGTAGTAGCCATCGTATTCAGCAGTGATGTTTTTCAGGTTGGATTTTACTTCAGTGAGTTCACGAGTGTCAATTGCACCTCGACCACCTTTCTTGGCTTGTGCTTCCTGAGCATCTTTCAATTCTTGTTTAGCAGCAGCCAGAGCACGGTCCATGTTGCGTACTTCATCAGCACTCAGGTCACGACCTAGACGCTTCACTCGTTCACGTTGTTCCGCCTGTTCCCTTTGAACTTTCTTCAAAGCCTCTTCTTTTGCTTGAACCTTGTCGAGTGTAGCCAAGTTAGAGAGGGAAGCATTTGCCATCTGGTTAGTGTAAGCTACATCTTTCTGACGATCAATTTCACGCTTTGCTTGGTAATCAGCCAGAGACTTTTCAGTATCAACTCGTGCTTGCAATACTCGACGTTCCGCTTCGAGTTCTTGATACTTACTATTTCGTTTAAGAGCAGCTTCGTTACCACGAGCAAGGTCATAGATTTCCTTTTGTTTCGCAAGAACCTCATCGAGTTCTGACTGAGCAGTACTTTCACGACCAATGCCCCTCAGAGCATCCCATGTATCACTTACTGCACCCTTTACACCATTCCAAGCCTGCTCAATCCAACCAGCCTCTTCAATCATAGTCTTAGCAGCTTCTGTAGCAGCTTCTGCCATACGACCTTGCAAAAGCGTTACTGCCTCTTGCTTACGACCTTGTTCTTCCAGAGCAGCAGCCTGAGCGATTACAGAACCCGTCAGGAACTTATACTTCTCATCAAGACGAATTGCAGCATCAACTGGATCCTTACCAAGAGAAGCAAAGTCTTCAATGGTTTCACTCATTGCTTGACCTGTTGCTTTCTGCATGAGGATTGCAGCTTCACCAATCTCTACAAACGAACCAGATGCAATCTTACCAGACGACTCCATAAGAGTCAGTGCTTGAGCAGCTTGACTTGCTGTACCAGTAATCCCATCAAGCTCAGTGCGCATTGCGGTGAAGTCGTTTGCACTTGCACCACTTACACCACGAGTTTGAATCAATGCTTTGTTGAACTCGTTAAGTTCATTACCACCTTGGTAGGCAGCAATTGCCAGCGTACCCATGACAGCAGCAGCAACAGTGAATGGGTTGATCATACCAACCAGAGTTGTAGCCATACCACGAATGGCAGCACCAACACCACCAAACATATCCTTAATCTGACCACCTTGTTGCAAGAGTACAGTCAGTGGTGCTTGACCACCTTGCAAGGAAACCACGATGTCGGTAATCTGAGCAGGCATACCACGAAGGGCTGCTTGTTCTTGTTTGTACGTCATACCAGCATTTTCACCAGTACGAATTCGTTTTTCAAGAGCTTCGCGGTTCTTCTGAAGTGCTGTAGTTGCCCGATCCAAATCACGTTGTTGTGTATCAGTCAGTTCACGACCAGAGCTTCGCATGTCTTGCAGACGTTTCTCTTGAAGCTCCAAGTTACGCAACTCTGTTCGATACGCAAGTACATCATCCAGTCCCCGCTCAAACTCCTCGCCAATGTCAGGACCAGCTACTTTTGCTTTTGCCTTTTCTACCGCAGCAGAGTAACCTTGCAAAGCCTTAGTCATGTCTTCGGTGCTAATCAGACCACGCTCATTTGCTTGTGTGAGGATTTGCTCAGCAACTGTCTGGTTGTTCATTGCTTTTGTCACTGCATCGTATCGACCAGTAACTTGGTTCATTTGTTTAGACAAACGCTCGGTACTGATTGCAGCACCCTCGTTTCCTTTCTTTACAGATTCCAATCGTTCATTAAAACGAGCGAGCTTAGCATCGTACTCATCTTGCGTTACAATACCAAGACGACGAGCTTCGTTCAAAACTTCGATTGATCGTTTATGCTCAACTTCAGCACGGTCAGTACGACTCAGTGTTGCAGTGTAGGTATCAAGCTTGCTTCTTACACGATCCATCTCCGCAGAGTAGTCCATAACAGCAAGCTTCGCATCGCGTTGAGCAGCAGCCAGTTTTGTGTAGGAATCGAATTCAGCCCCGGACATTGTAGTTCGACTGTCATCTGGACCAGACATACCGGAGAGAGCACGAGCCTTACTCAGATTCTGGATAGCTTTGTTATAATCATTCTGTGCCTTGATTTGACGATCAAGACCATTGATTGTTTGCTCGATACTACGTTGCTCACGAGCAGAAGCATTTGTGATCACAAGGTCTTTTCGCTCAGTTGCCTTTACGATGTTTTCTTGGATGCGTGCTTCCTGCTCAGCCTTCTGAGTTTTCTTCTGAAGGTCTTTGTCTTCCAAGCTTGTCAAACGACTAACAGCAGTGCCTTGACGCTCTACAAGGGCGATATTAGCATCGATAATAGAGTTAAGGCGTGTGTATTCATTGATGTCAGTAGTCTTCATCCCGGAGGCTTCTAGAGCCTTACGTTGGGTTGCCAAGTTCTGTAGCTTACGAGTCTGGTCATCAATGCTTGCAGAAAGGTTCTTAACTTTGCTTGTCTCAGCCTCGGGGGCAATACCGCCCCCAGCACTGCCACCTTTGAACTTGTTGACAGCATCACTAGCATTCTTTGCAGAATCCGCAAATTCATTGAATGCTTGCTTACCATCTTTAAGTTGTGTACTGTCTACCTTTACTTGCAGTTCAGCGATTGTCGGCATTTTTCTGATTCTCCCCCATAGTGATGAGTGCTTCGTTCTCCATCACTTGTAGGTCAGGGAACATTGCTTTAACTTGTTTGTTTTTGTATCCTAGACACTTTGCCGTGAAGGGGATTGCGTTGTAATCAAGACCAATGGCACCGTTAAATCCAACACGCCACTGTGTGGCCATGTTGCTGAATACATCGAAAGCAGGCCAGTTACAATCCCAAATGAGGTAGTCTTCCTGTGGAAGTTCCTCAAGTGTAAGACCGAACATGCCTGCTTGGTGAACCGATGTTTCTCTCACATACAACTTGTGAGCGGCGCCTATTAGTTTCCCTTGCGTGCTCGTGCATAAGCTTCATGGTATTGTTCCATGATCGCATCTGTTACACTGACAGCAGTACCGACCAATGCCTCAATATTTTCATCATTGAACTCATCGCTGAATCCCCAACCATCAACAACGTCTTTCAGTTGACTGGCTTGCAATTCAATCTCCTTGGTGGTAAGTTTCTCCATAGACCATGGATTATCATTCTCAGTGTCTTCACGCATCTGCTTGAGCATTTCTTCACCTTGCTCTTTCCACTTGTCGAAGATTCGAGCCATAGCCAGTCGGTCGAAAGCTTTAAAGGTGAATGTTACTCGCATAGGGTCACCACCAACACGAGGGATTTCAACTGCCGATTGGAAAGTTGGGTTAAGTTGAATCTTAAAACTCTTAGCCATAATTTTATCTCCTATAGAAATGAAAAAGCCCCACCGAGTGGTAGGGCATAAGGGTTACGCCTTAGGCGCCTTTGTATCGGGTTACTCGACCTTGTTGAGCCAGAGTGATTGTACGAACCATCAACTGGTTACGAGTCAGCGAAGGGGTGTTCGTGATCGAAGCAATGGAGTTGTACAGGATGATGTCACCGTTAACCAAGTTCAGACGCTGAATGCGTTGCTCTTTCAGTTCGTCAGCGGCTTCAACAACTGGAACGAATGGTTGGGATGGGTCATCCGCAACAGTCAGTGTCAGAGTCGAAGGGGACTTGGTAGTTGGGATCTGACGATCTTCGTCTTCCTCAAGGAAACCGAACTGATAGAACTGCTGCTCACCACCAGCCGAAGCTACTTCAGTAATCTGTGGGATGTTAACCCAAGTCAGAACTTTGGAAGCCGAACCAGCGGAAGTACCAACTGGGTAACGTTGAGTGGAAGTGGTATCAACACCTTCCAGTTCGAAAGTGTCAGAAGTTACAGCACCTACACGGAATGCACGACCAGTCAGTCGAACCCAACCCGAAGTAAGGGCAACAATGTCACCTTCCACCAGAGAGTGACCAGTAGCAGTAGCAACAGCAGTCGAAGCGTTAGAGATTGCAGTTACTGTGACAGCAGTGCCGTAGGTGGCAGCGAAGTCGAAAGTAGAGCCGTTTGGCAATTGGAACGACATATGTTATATCCTCTTATTTAATTGTATCGGACCTGTACTCAAAGGAACAGGGGACTACCCACCAGTTGTCAATACGCTTACCGCCATACTGTCGAAGTGGGGAAATGAGTTGCACAGAGAAAGTGATCTTTCCTGTTGAATCTTTTTCACTGAGAACTGTGTCCACTGGGAACAAAGAAAACAAGTTATCAATGATTTCACCCGATAGGTCTGCATTAGACGCGGAGGGTACTTTAACCTTGATATGATACACACCTGTCCTTGTGATAAGGTCACCACCAAGTGCATCAGTGTATGTATCAGATGGAAGAAGCTTTGTTACCAGATATGGGTTATACCCAATCTCTTCTGGATTCAGAGGATCTTCGTTATCGTGGTTAATGTAGATCGGGTTGGTGAGGATTTGCCCAGCAGCGTTAGCCGCATTCATTCGGGCATTGATTAGCGTGCGAATCAGGTTCTGACTCATATCAAACCTCCTTAGATAGTCTCACTGCATCAGCTACAATCTTTTGGAATTTAGATGCTGTGATTTGAACCATACCTTCAGGGGCTTGTCGGCTGTAACCTTCCTCTGTAACTTTTTGAGTTGGACCGTTATACAGACCGTGTTCAAGGTCATTACCATAAAGGACATGGTTCTGGATGTATGCGATTTGGCCAGCAGTGAATTGAGTTACTGTCCGAGCCATTTCGTTGAGAACCGCTGTACCTTGTGGATCATACCTAACAAGGCTGTTACCTGCCATTTCTCCAATGGTAAGTTGCCAGTTTCCTTTGAACCTACCAGTATCAACCGGAGATAAGGTAACTACACTATTACCAATTAATAGTACCATTGTCTGAAGCGCGTTGTCAATGTTTGACTCTGTGTTTTCAACCCACTCATAAATAGTATCCAAGAAATTATCCATAACGTGCCTGCACTTTCCAGCCGCAGTTCATTGTGTTGTCATTGAATGGCTCTACACGAACAATAGTTACTGGCTTGTTATTGAATGTCATTCTTTGTTCTGGAACAGGTGTTGGACACTCATCACCGGTAATCAGGATTGGTGAGATGTACAGTTGGAAGTCACCTTGCTGGATTGTTTCATCCTTGTAACTGTATACTTTGTAGTTAACCCGAACAGCACTGCCTGTAACAACGGTGTCAGGTTGTCGTTCAACCTTGCCTGTAGCTGGATTGAATACACCAGAACCTTTAACCGTCATTGTCAGTGGGCTTCCTTTACCACCCTTGCCCATACCAAGCTGTCGAATTACCATGTTCCTCATTCGTTCATGAAAGTCAGCCATTAGCAATCCCCACAAGGTTTAGGAGGTCCACCGATGAATGTCCACCGTTCTTCCCAATCTTTATCACAACGATGGTAATTCAGAAGTTTATTACAATCAGGTTCGTTCATCCCAGCAAACCAAGGCATCATGCTTTGTGGTGGAATCTTGCCAACTTCTTTCTGAAGGAAGTCGAGAAGCTTCAGGTAGTTTGAGGAAGTGCTATTGGAAATACTGAGTTCACCAATTGTCTCCCGGGAAGACTCACCAGCTAACTGATAACTGGCTGATAGAGCAGCAAGCATGATTGCTCGACTCAGGTTACCACTTGATGCTTTAAGGAATGATGCGTATTGTTCAGGTGTAAACATCGGATAGTAAGGACCACCCGGGATGTCACCGAGCATAAGTGCGATGAAAGCAATCTTTTCATCATCTGTCATTTGTGCCATAATTTCTCCTCAAAAACGAAAAAGGCTGGCCGAAGCCAGCCCTTAATGGGTCACCAACTTAGGAGAAGGTGATATCGAACACAGATGCTGGGTACAGCAGGACGTTCATGAAGTTGTGTTCAACCTTCATCTGGATCAGGTTGTCTTCATCGTTCAGACGCTCGAAGTAGTAACGACCTTTCGACTTGCGGTTAACGCTGGAGAAGGTCATCGCTGGAGCGAAGTAGGTTTTGAACATACCGCGAACACCCAGTGGAACTGCGATGCCTTTGTTGTCCTCAATCCACTGTACGAAGTTACCGTCTACGTCATCGTAACCACCAACAGAGCAGTCAATGAAGGTTACGCCCCACAGCGATACGCTACGGAAGTTGTAGTCGTAACGGCTATCCGAGTCTGGAGTTTTCAGCAGGAGCTTGTTCAGATCCTGATTGAAGTACTTAACAGCGTCGGTAACGAATGGGTTGGTGTATACAGCGTCGAACAGATCACGACCACACATAACAACCAGTTCACGATAGTTACCGCGAGTTGGAGTGTTACGCAGGCTCAGGCGCATCTTACGAACCAGTTCCGAAACCGACTTACGCGGGTCATTAGCACCGGTCAGCTTCAGATCGTGAGTCTGACGAGTAACGCCCATTTCTTCATAGAAGTCAATGGTGTCACCGTAGCTGGTAGCCAGAGTACCCGATGGAGCGTACACTGTACCGTGCTTCAGCAGTTGCATCTTAGCAACGTCCATGGTCAGGTCGAAGGTGTTGTTGATGTGAGCCAGTTTCTCAATACGGACATCCATCACGGTTTCCAGTTGAGCAGCTTCCAGAATATCGTTTACAGTAGCGATACCTTCGATATCCTGTGGCTTGATCGCGTCTTGCAGTTGGAAGTTCGGGATCTTAGCCTGAATGAAGCCTTTTACTGGCTTGACAACTTGGGTATCAGCTTGTGCTTCCCAGTTCTTGTCTTTCAACAGGTGGTTGCTGTACTGGCTGCGTTGAATTTCGATCTTACGCAGGGAAGTGTACTGCTCCTCAAACAGACCCAGACCGTCGAGGATGTTAATGTTAGTTGGCAGTTCGACCAGAATGTCTGTCAGTTCGACATATTTACCTTGGCTCAGGCGGTCGATATTTTTGTCAAGAATCATGATACCCATGAAGATACTCCTATATAAATTAAAAGGTAGAGGGAACAACGTCCCTCAAAGTTTTCGAAGTTACTTAGATAGTAACTTTCAGATTGGTTACGTCTTCTTTAACAACCAGACCTTGATCGCCCAGCAGTTCCAGAAGGATGCCGTAAGAAGCACCAGCAGCAGTTGCGTTTTCCTGCTTGATATAGAACTCTTTCAGTTCAACTGGACCACGCTTAATCACGATAGCGTTGAACTTACCAGCAGCGATTGCCTTAGGTACGAAGTCTTGTGCGTAAGCCCACTGGTCACCCAGTACGATGGCGAACTCGTTAGCGGTGTCTACATCAGCAGGTGCGGAAATCACAGCCCACGGAGCAGCCTTATCACCACCTTTAGCACGGAAAACAACAGTGCCCAGTTTCAGTGGAGCAGAAGCGGCTGGCGGAGTAATGTTTGCATCTTCGTTGTTGAAGTTGTTGATGTAGTGACCAATCAGCAGGTCAGACAGACGCTTCAACAGAGTAATGTTTTGGAAAGCCATTAGTTAAATCCTCTTATAGGTTGATAAATTAGCGCAGGCGAGCAGCAGCAGCTTTGCCAGCTTCCAACAGTGCTGTGTAACCAGCATCAGCTTTGTCACCTTCGTCTTCATCAGAAGCTTCATCAGTGAGTTGGGCGTTCTCCGAACCAATAGGACCAAACGAAGCAGCACGAGCGTCTTTGGCAGCTTGCAATTCACCTACGATGAAAGAGAACGTTGCGTCGTCCAGACTACCGTAAGAGGCAAGTTTGGCTTCGACTTGATCGGTTGGCAGTACTTCAGCCAGAGCAGCTTTACGACCTTCCAGTTTGGTTGCAGCGGCAGCAGTTTCCATTGCAGCTACTTTTTCTTGTGTGGCTTCCAGCATGGCAGTTGCAGCAGCCAGCTTCGATGTCAGCTCAGTTACAGTTGCCAGAGCATTTGCATTGGCTTCAATTGTGGCGTGTGCCTGAGCCAGTTGATCAGTAAGTTCGGCTACGGTTGCCATTTCAGTTACCTCTTGAGTTGAGTTCATATTTAGAATGCTTTTCACGGATACGTCATTCCCCTGTATATTACTTGCGGCTACATTGCCAATATATTCATTGAATTCTTCAGCAGTCATAATACTGTCAGCAAGTCCAAGCTTAAGAGCTTCTTTCGCCATGAAGACGTTTGCCTCTGTACCTTTAACTGCGTCTTGACTCATTGCACGATGATTAGCTACGTGAGCAGTGAAACCTTCGTACAGTTCATCAACTTGAGCCTGAAGACCATCAAGGAACGATTGAGTGAATGCACCATCATTATCGAATGGAACTTTATCAGCGCCTGCTGTAATGAAAGTACGTTCATAGCCCGCTTTCTCAAGCGCCTTGCTATCGTTGTACAGTTGAATCAATACACCAATCGAACCAACTTGAGAGTCAGAAGTCATGACGATTTCATCAGCAATGGATGTTAGTCCATAGCAAGCAGAAGCACTGATACCATCAACAAATGCTACAATCTTAATGCCGTTCTCATCAGCAAGTTTTCGAATGTAGTTTGCACTGTCGATCATACCGTGAGCTTGGCCACCACCACTGTCAGCATACATCGCTACAGTCTTGGCACCTTGACTCACAAAGTATTCCATTTGACCTTTCAGCATCTCATAACTTGTACCACCACACATGGCTTCCCAGCCAGATGTTCGATAGGTAAGTGGTCCAGAGATTTCCATAACACCAAGCTTGATAGCATCAATATAACGGGACTTGAAGTCACCCTCTACGTCTGCTCGACTTACCATGTCAGGATGAAGGTCAGCATTGCCCTCAATGCGACTATTCACATAATTGGCAATCTCATTAAACGTTGTTGCATCAACCAACAGTGGAGTGTTGGTCAGCATCTTTTTAACTCTTACGAGCGAGTGTGGTACAGCCATAATACCTCCTTATACGTTATCTTTATTGGAGACAGAAGAGTCTCCACTCTTACCTGTGCCAGAACCATTACTGTTCGACATTCCAGATTTCATTCCCCCACCAGCTTCAGACTGCATTGCCTCACCAACTGGGGCAAGAATCTTCATCAGTTCCTCGGTGGACATGTCGTCTGGTACTTGGTAATCAATACCAGCATCAGCGAGGATGTGGTTGATAACTTGAGGTACTACTGGCATAAGACCGACAGCTTTAACACGCTGGTAGAATTTGCCTTTGTTATCCAACGTCTCTGCGTTCGGAACGTCGAAGTCAAAGTACGGCATGATATCCGTAGGCCAACCGTTTTGCTCAAAGAGTGTCTTGACAAGTTTGACAAGCTGGTCTTTAATTACTTGGAGGCGAGACTTCACAGCGAGGTCAATGATGCTTACCTTGGACTCTGCCAGAGAGTAAGAACCACCAGATCCACCACCCAGCGACAGTACGTCAGCGAAGAGGGCAACTTGAATCTCTCGTGTATAACGTGCGATGATTGCGTTAACGTCATAAGACTTCGTACCCGAGATGTTCTTAATCTCAAAGTCAAACATACGCTTGCCTTCAGGATCAGTGAGCATTGGGAGGATGAAGCCACTTTGTTTTGCTTGATGCGCTCGTTCCATCATTTGCTGGTAGAGTTGGAAGCTACGCTTGTACTCTTCATCAGCATTTTCCTGAAGGTATTCAGGAGGGAGGAACAGGATCTTAAATGCGTTGTTATCTTGGGCTACACCAATCGCTTCAGAGGACTGGTAAGCTTGAATCAATTTCCATGGTTCATATGCAGCTTTGAGCGGGGAAGTACCCGATGGACTATCGTTCTGTGGATTGTGACGGAAGTGCAAACACTTCTTCATCGGAATGTACTTGATAGCTGTTTGCATTGTTTCCATCTGACGCAGCAATTCCCAACCAGCATTGATTGCGATACTGTCATCCGCAGGAATAATCACACGTTGATCGAAACCATCAATACGACGACCTTTATCACCCCACCACCATTCAACGATTGTACCTTGAGAGCGTGGAGACAGAGATGCAATACCAACCAGACCATCCTCAAAGTGAGAACCGTATTTCTTGTTACGGAAACGAAGGTTCATCTCAATGATGCTGAATCCATATCGGTTGAACGTCAATGCGTTCTTAATGAACTCTGTCCATGAGTGATCCATGTCACCAACACATTCGTTCAGGAACTTCTGTTGAGCAAGTAGCTCTTTCTCCCGTTCCGCTGGAACACCTTTCGGGATCTTGACTTTCCAGTTTGCTGTTGCTACCATTCCCTCAACGTACTCAAGGGCTGGGGCGATAATGACGTTATCCGCCATCTTCTGATAAGTCTTGTAGGCACGGGGCCAGCGTAGATCCTTGTGACAGTCATCAAATACTTGACCACCAAGAGTCGTAAGACCTGTGTAACCTGTCTGACCATACACCATTGGAGGGATCTTCTCACCTCCGGTTTTCAGGGAGATGGTTGTCTCAGTTTTAGTTTCAGCCATCTCTCATCCTTAATTATCGAAAGGGGTACTGTGGGAAAGGCGTGTGCTCGTAAGAGCATGCACCATGCTTGGAATTGCTTGACGTTGAGCAAGGATACCAATGGCGTCACTAATGGCGTCACAAATGTCATCGTGACCAGATTCACCACTTCGTTTCTTACCATTGAAAGCTTCAAGCTCTCGGTACATAAATGTGTTGTTCGCTTCAATGTTGTTCTCAAAGTCGTATGCACAACCCTTGAGGAACTGTACGTGACCGTTCATCGCTAAGGAACTGAATGGTCGGAATCGATCAAGTTTAGCTTGCGTTGCTCGCATGGTCCTGATACGATAACCACGTTCACTGATAGCACGGGTCAGAAGCGATGTTGAAAGCTTTGCAGAAGCACCCGGGTCAAGCGGGATGATGATGTCACAGTCTCTGCCGTCCCTTGCTGCGTTGTCGAGAATGAATTTCTCCCAATCACCGTAAAGGATACGTGTACGTTGTACATCATGGACGAAGTAATTACCGTTCTTCAACTTGCTAATTTTTACACAGGCTGTATAGTCAGGACTTGGGTTTGCACTAGACTTCAATGTACCAGCAAAGTCGTATGCTCGTACTGTACGAACAATCTCAGACTTAGGAGGTTCCATCAGTGCTTCTTCGCCACACCATGACCGCTGGAAGTATGTGCTACCTTCCTCACGGGCAGTCCAGTCACCGAGAAGCAATCTACGCATCTCAACTTCTGGAAGTGCTTCAAGGTTTGATTTGTACTCTGGCTGCATCTCCATAAGTGTTGGGTTGTCCATCAAGGTTCCCAGCAACACTTGGAATGCAATTGGTTTCTTGTCTTCCCCGTACTTGGAAGTAAGTTCTTCCGGCGTATCTCCCCAGACCATATCACCATTGATTCGAAGGCAGTAACGAGTTACACCGTTCTTCTCAGGATCAGCAATACCGTGTTGAGGATGACCTTCAGGGTAGAGCCACCACTTAACCCAGTCAAACAGGAAACTGTCAGGATCAGGGTTACAGGATAGCCAAATTCCGGGGTTAACGTTCGCTGCTGTACGCAGTCGAGATACCAACCACCAGATGTGTTCTTCACTTGCGTGTGTTGCCTCATCATAGAAGACGTTAGACAACTGAAGCCCTTGGTATTGCATATACGCTGCGTCGTTCTCATAGTGAGCAAACGTTACAGATGCACCAGAAGGGAAAACAATACGTTGGTCTTTCCAACGAACTGTGAGATTTGGATATACTTTGGAATACAGGGCGATTGCTTCTTGGAACAAGCCACCTGCTTTCATCAAAGTGTTACTGTTTTTACGGATACAGTAACCATTATACAGCGGATCTTCTGCCCATCGCAAATGTCTCATCAAGCCTACGTAACTCTTAGAGCTACCTGCTGCACCACCAACAACAAGAATCTTTGCGTTGCTGTTTAGGTACTTAACTTGGAATGGCGATTGGGGGCGGACAATGTTAGACATTCAATCCTCCTAGTAGAGCTTTATCCTCCACATAAGACTTATTATGTAGGAAAGCCCCCATGTTTGTCAATAGGGGCAATCAGTTATTATTGACTTTTATCGAAAAGAGCCAGATAAGCGTTAGTTACTTTGTTCCTTTGCTTGCCCGTGATTCCTTTATTGCGTGCGATGTCTTGAACTTGAGTCCACTCCATTGCATCCAACTCTTCCCGTGTATATACTTTGTCAGGATCTTCACCCAGAGAGAAAGTACTCGCCTTAACTGGTTCTGCAACTGGTGGAAGAATCTCTTTTCGCGATTCCATTTCGAAGACTCGAACAGTAGCACTCGCTACAGGAGGCTCATCTGCCTCAATTTCAAGAGTTACGATGTATGGGAAGCTGAGCACAGGGTAGACACCTTCTTTGAGCACAGCGCCTTCAGCGGCGAGCCTGATGACATCGTTGAGCATACTGAAGCCAAGTGGATCAATACTGGTTACTCGAATTTCATACTTCAATGGTGTTCTCCTTAATGAATTTTGCGTTAACATACACTACACCGTCAATTACGACGAATGGTTTTTCTGGCTTATATTGAGTGATCTGGTAAGGGAGTGTCTCGACACTGTGTCCTAGACCTAGGCCCAAACCAGCAACACAGTTATCTGAAATGTTCAGATTATAAGTACTGAATGATTCACTACGGTCACTAATTTCAAATCTCTTTGGATCAATGTACATAATTACTCCTTATGCGGATTCATCTGACATGCTCAGGCTGAATCCCGGTTGAATGGGTTTGTCTTGTTGGTTTTCAGTAAGTTGTTCAGCACCTTGTGGGTCATCTTTCTTGACATTCAGAATTTTAGTTTCTTCAGCAAGGCAGGTGTTGTTGTATGATTCGATAGCTTTCACAACAAACTTTGCCATGTCAACCTTAGTCTTTGGTGGTGCTTTAACTGGGTTACCGTCCTTGTCCTTGCCTGTGAGTTCATGACGAATGGTTTCAATAGCATCGTCTTGAATAGTATAAAGTTTCTCAAGGGTTACTCGCATCTTACTGCGTGGTTTGTTCTTTGTGCCTTTCGGCCTACCTGCTGGATTACCGGATTGCCCGGGTTTGAAATGTCCAGCATGAAGTGGACTTTCGCCAACGTCTTCGTCTTCTTCGTACATAATGACTCCTTTTAGTCAACTATCTATTGATATTACCAACTACTTGTGATATTTGTCAAATCGCAGGCAAAACAAAACCCCGCTTGTGGCGGGGTCTGTGTGTTGTGACTTATGTGTCACCTACAATTCCTTGTCGGGTAATTGTATTTGGGTGCAGATGCAGGTCTTTTTCACCTAATCGTTTAAGAGTCTCCACGACTCTCTGCATATTGGTCACCCCTGAAGGACTCGAACCTTCGACTTCCCCGTTCCAAACAGGGCACTCTACCAACTGAGCTAAGAGGAGTTATTGGTGCTGTCAGAGAGATTTGAACTCCCAACCTACTGATTACAAAACAGTTGCTGCTACCGTTGAGCTATGACAGCGTATTCTTGTGGGCATTTCTAACTCGCTGCCCTTGAGCGACTTACGACTTCGACTTACCCGAGTATGGGTTGCGGGAAGTCAGACCTTTGTTTGGGTGAGCCTTCGATTTACCTTCAGACTTTTCAAACTTGGTGTGTTCTTTTGTTGCATCATAAAACTTAGTCATTTTCAATCTCCTTTTTCAAGTTTTGCTTTTTTACTCGCCTTACATAACGATGCTCTTTGGCAATGTCTCGTGAACGAGCTTTCTTTGAACGCCTGTTTTTGTATGTGTCACAAGGCCAATCATCATGACCGGGACAACACTGATAAACACGCATCAAATCTTTCACTTCGCGCTTCATTTCATCTCCTGAATGGATCACCACCTTAGGAGGGTGGTGAGTTTTAACAGTCTAACAAAGACCATCTGACTTTGGCAGGTTACCGAGGATTCGAACCCCGAACCGGCGGATTTGGAATCCGCTGCTCTTCCAATTGAGCTAGTAACCTAAATTGGCTCCCCGGACTGGACTCGAACCAATGACCACCTGATTAACAGTCAGGCGCTCTACCAACTGAGCTACCGAGGAATAATACGTGGGGAAAACTTGGAATCGAACCAAGACCTACAGGGGTTTCCGCCCCCAGCTTCTACCAAATTAGCTATTTTCCCATATTTGGTTCCGGGTGATGGATTCGAACCACCGACCAAAGCCTTATCAAGACTCTGCTCTACCACTGAGCTAACCCGGAAGAATTTTACTGAGTAAGGACCAATACACACTCTGCTCAGGAAAGAGCTTGATGCTTCATCCAATCTCCAGAGGAGAGGGCTGTAGACTGACACATCCGCAACAAGCTTTGCTCTATTCATAAAATCTATATTAGCAAAGCAAATTGCTGTTTGTCAACACTACTAAGCATAAACGTATAAAGATTGTTTCTTACGATCAGGCTGTGACTTATCAATGATCTTCTTTGGAAGTTTTGGGGCTGGCTTCTTACTGCCTGTTTTCTTAGACATCAATATCCCTCCGGCGATAACGAGTTTCACTGACAGTCTCTGATTCGAATGCATACTCCATACGGAAAGGTCGATCAGGGTCTTTGGTGTCTTCGAATTCAACTACTCCGTTCTGCTCAATGAATTCGTCTACCTTTTCTAAGGCTTGCATAATTTCTTCGTATTGGGTATTGGGTACGTCCTTCATGTTGATGGTTCCTATTGGTTAGTTAATGGAGGGATCATGATTTGATCGAATAGTCTCTTTACTGTATCGTATGATTATTAGATATGTCAACCATCACAAACCATAGCGTGAAAGATCCTCTGGCTCGTTTAGAGAGCTAAACGCATCTTCTGGGTCCAATGGTACTGCGATCCAAATGATCGCTCCAGAACGAAGCGTAAGAGCTTCTGCTGGCACTGATGGAATCATACGTACATGTCCTCCTCTTCCACTCGGAATTCATCGTGACGCTCACAGAATATCAGTCGATAGTGGTCGAATGAGCAATCATGCTCACCGGAGATGTCTGCTACCTTCCAGCGCTTCCAGTTATCCCACAATTCGTTAACACGGATTGCCTCCAGATGGTCACGGATGTACTCAGCATCCTCCTTTCGCTGGTAGATGCCAGCCAGAGCCTCACCGTCATAACCCATGTCACGAATCACAATAAAAACGTCTACACTGTTCATTTCAATCTCCTGCTCATTTGTTCAATAGATACCGCCTTGATTCTGTCGGCAACCTCGTTATAGCCAACAAGATTGTGGATGTGACGCTCCTTGCAACACTCACAAGTTTCGTAGTGCAACGCTTGTGCGCGGTACAGGGTTTTCTTGTACTCTTTCAATCGTTGGTCGTTTAGTGATGAAATGTTGATCATATCCATTCCTCCATATCAAATTGTTCGTCAATTGTATCAGGTGCTAGGGTTGTGTCAACCACTTTATTTTGCGCATACACAAGAGTCATGTCGGTACGAATCCGTGTGTACTTGTTCCTAGCATGACCACCACCTGTCTTTGCTGCTTTCTCGCTAGCAATCACACCATGAGTGACCAGTACCTTCAGTTGTCTTTGTACTGTCTTTGTGTCTAATCCACACTGCTCACCTATCGTTGATTGACTTTCAAAGTACTCCCTACCTTCTTTCACTACGTGAAACATGAACCTATGAAGCATGTATGTGTAGATGATCTTGGCGGCTGGGGTGAACCCAACCTCCTCACCTGTAGTGTAGCTAATGAACCCGTGTGCTCTACACAGGTCTTGTGAAAATTTGTAAAACACACTGCTCTCCTATAACCTGTGCCAGCCGCTTTTGCTTTTAGACTCTATCTTATATTTTCTATCTCTATCTGTCTATCTCTCTAGTAGGACATTTTGTCCACCATCAATAGGACATTTTGTCCACCATCGGGCATTCAATGATGGACATTTTGTCCTGCATCGAAAATGAAGTCAAGGGGTTGACAAGGGTTTTCCCTCGTGTAGAATGACGACAATCAACAACGACACAAGGAGAAGCATTATGTGGGCACTCATTCTTACTACCGCTCTGATTGGATCTGACTACCGTACCGATGGCAGCACGCACACTGAATTCATGCCGGGATTCGCAACGTATGACCTTTGCGTAGAGGCAGGTAACCAGATCCCAGCACCACCTTCTAACTACTATACGAAAGGTTCTGCAAAATTCATTTGCGTTAAGATGAAATAAGGAGTAATATCATGGCAGTTGAAATTCTGAAACGTGGTACTGTAACGCGAAAGTTATTCTTCGGTGAGTGCAAAGGTTATTCAACATCGTGTGGTACGGAGGTTAGGTTCCTCAGGGAAGACGCCGTAACCCATTATAATGGTCAGCGAGACGGAGAGTATGCTACTGTCGCATGCCCTGTTTGTTTTGAAGTTATTTATGGCTACCCACGAATTGTTGAGGTGTAGTAATGGCTATCGAAATTAAAAGCATTGACCTGAAAACAAAAGATGGACACGATACAGATATTCGAGTATCATTGATTTCCAAGCATGATGGTGGATTTGTTCTCGTCACATTGTCAGATAAACATGACGGTGAATCCATTGCAATTTACGATGACGAAATCGACAACCTGATCACTATTCTTACCGAACTCAAAGGAGAACTGAAATGAAAGTTATTGAATTCCTGAAGAACGCACCATCCATCACTGACGGCCTTGCTTCTCTACATCTTGAACTTGGTATCAAGGCGAAGATTTACGAAGATGAAGGTCTGATCGTATTGAACTACAGCCAGATTGACAGTCCGAAGACTCACCCAATCGTGCAAGAATGCCGTGGTCTTATCATTGACAATGACCTGACTGTCGTGGCTCGACCATTCGACCGATTCTTCAACTACGGTGAAGCACTGAATGTCATGCCAGAGATTGACTGGGAAAATGCCAGCATCTTTGAAAAGGTTGATGGTTCGCTGATCAAGATCTACTTCCATAAAGGCCGCTGGGAAGTCGCCACACGAGGCACAGCGTTTGCTGAAAGCGAGTGCATGGGTCATGGTATTACTTTCAAGGAACTCGTGTTTAACGCACTCAAAGTGCATGATGATGACGGGTTCCAGTATCTGATGAATAACGCATATTTGTTCCGAGATACAACGTATCTTTTTGAATTGACTTGCGTTGAGAACCGTGTTGTTCGTCATTATCATGGTTACAACCTTCACTTCCTTGCTGCTCGTGATAATGTGAGCGGTAATTACAGTGAAGAATGCCGGGATTGGCTGCGAAGCCCAGATTGCATTCTGTATGGAATTGTGAAACATCCAAAGCGTTATGCTCTTGGTTCTGCGGATGAAGCACTGCAAGCGGCAAAAGAACTGAAAAACCTTGATGAAGGCTTCATTGTCTATCAGAATGCTGTGCCAATTGCGAAGATCAAGTCTCCAGCATATGTTGCTGTTCACCATATTCGTGGTGAGGGTTTGAATCCTAAGCGGATCATGGAACTTGTTCTGAGTGGTGAGCATGACGAATACCTGTCGTACTTCCCAGAAGACCGACCAATTATTCAACCGTATGTAGATTCTCTGCTTGACATGTTGAACATTATTGCTGTAACTTATCCGCGTCTTAACCAAGCGACCACACCAAAGGCGTTTGCAGCAGCAATTAAGCACGCGGGTATTGACAAACAAAAAGCATCCGTGTACTTCATGGCACGACGCGACAACAAGGATCCGGTGCAAGTGTTCCATGGTATGAAAACTACCTTCAAGATGGACATGCTTCGTAAGTGGATGATGGTATGAAAACACTTATTGTCTATTTCAGGACAAAAGATTACGAAAATTCAGAATGGGTTAATCGTTTTGACTGGATGACATTCAAACCAGAACGAGGTGAAACAGCGGCATGGTTATTGAATTCGATGCGAGTCGGGTGGCGACAATCTTATCATGACTATGAATTAACAAATACAACTATTGGTTGACAGGAGAGAAATATGCACGCAGTATTGACAGTTGGGATTTCCACCAGCGGGAAGTCAACTTATGCAGCAGAACTGGTTGAAAAGTACGGCTACGTTGAAATCAACCGTGACTGGATTCGATTCAATGTGGTTTCCCCGGGTAGCGACTGGCGTAATTATAAGTTCACAAATGATAACGAAAAGAAAGTTACAGAAATCCAAGGTCAGATGATCATGGAAGCGTGGGGCAAGGAAGAGAATGTTATCATCAGTGATACCAACTTGAACCCAAGCGTTCGACAGAAGCTGATTACCCAGTTGACAGACCTTGGGTATGAGGTTAGTATTCATGCACTCCCAATCACCTTGGAAGAGGCTTGGAAGCGGGATACTCACCGATACAATGGTGTTGGTCAGAGTGTTATCTACAACCAATGGGAGAAGTGGAATGAATACATTCAACGACCTACTCACAAACCTGATGTTACAAAGCCTGAAACGGTCATTGTTGACATTGACGGAACCGTTGCCGAAATGTCGGATCGTGGCCCTTTCGATTGGGCTCTTGTTGGTAACGATAAGCCCCGTCAGTTTGTAATTGACATGGTTCGCTCCATGTGGGAAGAGGGTAAGTGTGTTGTGTTCGTTAGTGGGCGTAGTGATGAATGCTACACGGAAACCCTGACTTGGCTACATCGTCATGTTGGTGAGAAGTACATTGAAGACCTTTACATGCGCAAAGCTGGTGATTTCCGAAAAGACAACGTAGTCAAAGAAGAAATTTACTGGCAACTTACTGAAGACTATGATATCGTTGCAGCCATTGATGATCGTCCTCAGGTACTTCGCCTCTGGTATGATCTGAAAATCCCTAACGTAATCTGTGTCGGTAACCCGTATAAGGAGTTCTAAAATGAGTTTTGAAATTGGTCAGGAAGTGCGTGTAATCAAGCAACAGCGTGGTCACGAGTTCGAAATTGGTGATGTTGTTCGAATCACCAAGGTATTCGAATCGTCCGATGGTAATTACTTCCGTGCAGAGTATCTGGATGGTTCTGATTGGTGGGCTGTTATTTATGAGGAGATTGAACTGGTATGATCAAGTACAAGATTGACAACGGTTCTTGGATTGAAGTAAAGCTCAAGCAGTTCAAAGACGGTAGTATGAATGTGGACATTCAGCAGACCACAACCGAAATTCGTGAACGCTACATCACTGTAGCAATCCAGTTTGGTGATAAAGAGTTGACAGGTTACTCCATGAACGATATGATCGTCGCACTTGGACTGACTATGGATGCTCTAAAACGTCACTTCACCCGGGGTTATTACAATCTGATGATGCCTTACGCACCATATGCACGTCAGGATCGTCCTTGCAGCCCCGGAGAGGCGTTCTCAGCGCGATTTGCTGCGCAGATGATCAACGCTATGGGCTTTGATACTGTGTGCATTCTAGACGCTCACAGCGGCGTTCTGAGCGGTGTGTATAACAACCTCTATGAGACTGAGCAATATAAAGTATTCAAAGAGATTTACAATGATTGGAGTGATGTGTATATTGTTGCTCCAGACATGGGTGCTGTAAAGAAGGCTAACAAGCTTTTCTCTGAAGTGGGTGCTGCTGGCGTTCTGGTCTGTGATAAGAAGCGTGACATGAAGTCGATTGAAATCACTGGATATGAAATTGTAAGTAAAGTCAATCACAACATGGAGAAATTCCTTGTTCTGGATGACATCTGTGATGGTGGTCGTACATTCCTGAAGGCGCACGAAGCAATTTGCGATGCCGTTCGTGAAGCTAAAGGCTTTGCGCAGCGAATTGATCTGGCAGTAACACACGGTTTGTTCACTTTTGGTGTAGATGTTGTTGCAAACGAATTCAACAATGTATACACTACCAACAGTTACAAAAGCAATAAAGACGCAAGTAACGTCAAAGTAATCGAAGTATTCTGAGGAGAGAATAATGGATTTTAGCAAAACTGAAGGTCGAGTTAAGCTCAAAGAATGGAAAGTCGAGGTAAGTTGGGATCATGACATTGAAGTGCTAGAGTTTCATGAGGGTAAGCAGAAAGATACCGTAGCAATTTGCTACGAAGATATTGACGAAGTGATCGAAATCCTTCAGAATATCAAGGCTAACAAATCTGGTAACTTTACCGAAAACAAAATGGAGACTGAAGAATGAACCTATTTGCCCCATTCAATAGCGACGGTTATAAGCTGGCTCACGCCGAAATGTACAGCGATGGTACTACTCTGGTTAACGCCAACAACACTCCACGAAACGACCGGATCTATCGTCGCCAAGCAACCAAGTATTATGACGGTAAGATCGTTGTGATCGGTCAAGAAGGTGCTCTGCAAGAGGTTGTGGAGAACTGGCAGAAGTTCTTTGACATGGACAAGGGTATCGCAATTGCTCGCTTCAAGATGCTGTGCGATAACTATCTGGGTATGGATGCTGTTCCAACTCATCGTCTGGCAGCGTTGCACGATCTCGGTTATCTTCCGCTGAAAATCAAGACTGTGGATGAAGGCACCAAGATGGGCTTCAACATTCCAGTGATGACGATTGAGAACACTGTTCCTCACGCATTCTGGCTGGTGAACTTCCTTGAAACTACTCTGTCCAACCTGATGTGGAAACCAAGTACTGTTGCAACTATTGCGTGTGAGTACAAGCGCATGTTGCTGGATTACGCAGAGCAAACAGGCGTTGATCTGAACACTGTTCTGTTCCAAGGTCACAGCTTCGCATGCCGTGGTATGTCCGGTCCTGAAGATAGTGCCCGTAGTGAGTTCGGTCACATTGCAGCGTTCTTGGGTACTGACAGCCTTGGTTCGATCATGTACGCTCAGGATTATTATCGTGCTGGTGAGTTTGTAGCAGCTTCTGTTCCTGCAACTGAACACGCCGTAGCCACTTCGAACATCCTGCGTATTGAACGAGCATTGACTGAAGGTGACTATTTCTTTGTCAATGATGAGCAGCAAAAAATTTACAGTGAGATGTGGGTAGAAGGTGAAGACCAACGCCTCATCGCTGAAATGATGTTCCTCTACGAACTGATGCTGAAGTTCCCGAAAGGTATTCTGTCGTATGTTGCTGACAGTTATGACTTCTGGGGTGTGTTGTCTCGTGGTCTGCCGTACATGAAAGACGTTATCCTTCGTCGTGAGTCGAATGGTATTACCCCGGGTCGTTTGGTATTGCGTCCTGACACTGGAGTTCCAGAGCGAGTTGTCAATGGATACTTCGTATACCCGGAAGGTTACAACGACCTGTATAACATGGCTAACGCAGAAGAAAGTGCTGTTGTTAAGCAAGGTGAAAAGTTTTATCGGTATGAAGTAGAGTATGAGGGTTTTGGTGGCGAAGGTTGGCCAGAACGTTACGTGCTGGGTGAGGAAGTAAGTGCTGAAGAGGTTCTTGGTGCTGCTCGTTTGCTTCAAGATATCTTTGGCTACACTGAAACTGAGAAAGGTTATCGCCAGTATATCGATCAAATTGGTTTGATCTACGGTGACAGCATTACTCCTCAGCGATGCCTTGACATCCTTGAAGGTTTGAAGCAGAATGGCCTTGCTTCCAGTTGCTGTGTGTTCGGTATTGGTTCGTACACTTACCAGTGCTTGACTCGTGATGTATTTGGGTTTACCGTTAAGGCGACTTACACTGAAGTCAATGGTGAGAAGATTTCGATCTTCAAGGATCCAAAGACTGACAGTAAGAAGAAATCTGCTAAAGGTCTGCTGGCTGTGGTTCAAGACAAAGAGACTGGTGAACTCGTGCTACTGAACGATGTAACTCGTGAGTTTGAGGAAAGCGAAGAAAACCTGTTGCACATTCGCTTCCTTGATGGTAACTTTGCAAACCTGTCCACTCTTGGTCAGATTCGTCACAAGCTGGAACGGGGCTAACAGCCCCGGCATCTACAAACATAGGAGAATATATGAAACTTGCAAAACTCGCTCTAGCTGTCACTCTCGGTTCCGTTCTTGTAGGCTGTGAAGAACCTCAGCCAACTCAAGCAGATCTTGACTCTCACGCACGGGAAGTCCTGAACAAGGATGACGCTGAACTGAAACAAGCACTGAAAGAAGCTCAAGCGAAAGACCCAACCATCAAAGACATGTACTACACTGTTGATGAGAACGGTGAGAAACAAATGGTGATCGTTCGTGAGACTGTTGATCCAAAAACTGGTCAATCCAGCTTCTCTGATAGCGTCCTCCCAATGCTCGGTGGCATGGCAGCAGGTGCTTTGATTGCAAGTATGTTTAATAGCTCAGGTGGTTATAACCGTGGATATGCCCCAGCACCACGATCCTACTACTCCCAGTCAGACTATCGTCGAAAGAAAAATGCAAGTGTGAGTGCATATGCTGGCTCGGTGCGCAGTCGTGCTGCTACCACCATTAAGTCTTCCCCAACGTGGAAGGCAACCAGTGCGAGTCGTAGTTCTGGTGCATTCGCTGGTAGTGGATCTGCTCGTTCGTCTGGCTACTCCTCGGGAGGTTGATGTGTTCTGGTTTTGTATCTGGATCATTATCCTTATTGTGTTACCCGCTCTGATTCTTGGAGATAAGTGAAATAAATGCTTGACTGCCCTTCGAAAGAGGGGCATAATGGCGACATACAAACAAAGAGGGAATGATGAATAGTCTTCACACCTATGATACCCTGTTCATACACAATGGTAATCTACCAGACTTGTGGATTTGCATGTGTATTTCTGTTGTATTATTGACATTGATCATCCCTGTGTTAGCTTACATCTCTTTTAAGGAGTAAATGAATGCACGTAGTAAAAGAAAGTATCAACTTCAACATCAACCAAGTTGTACGTGAGGAGCTTCCATTCCTGAGCACCTTCTATCGGGATGGTGAAGAGTTGAATGGTGATGTACATGACCTGTTGTCGTTCCCAGTTGCAAACAAAGATGCAATGCCGTTCTACACCATGCGAGACGAAACAACCTACAATCTGAATCAGCAGTTTGAAGACTATTACCAGATGATGGAATACGCTCTGTCTTATGCGTTCCACGACAAAGAGCGACTGATGCGATTCTTTGACTGTGAGTTTATGCGTGAACATGGTCGCGCCTTCACCCGATACGCAGAAGCAACGTTCCACAAGAAACACCCAGCACTATATGGTCGATACGATGCATGCTTCAACCCTGAGACTGAAGAGTTGGAAGGTGTGTACGAGTTCAACGGTGACACTCCGGTGATGCTGTTCGAATCGGTAAACATCCAGAACCGACTGTCGCAGCAACTGGGTACTGACCAGTACAATAACTGGTGGTCGATCTTCATTGAGCAGATCCGCAAGAACAACTACCAGAACGTGGCTGTTGTGTGTGATACCGCTTACATTGAAGACATGGCAACCTGTGAGACTCTGGCTCAAGCTTTCAACGAAGCTTTCCCACTGTCCCGCGTACAGTTCCTTGACATCAAAGAGTTGGACTTTGACGATTCGGAATACGGTTCTCCTTTCTTTGCGAAAGGTGATGACAATCCGCTGGATGCAGTGTATATTCTGAGTCCTTGGGAAGAGATGGTAACCAACTTCCCTCGAATCCTCGACAAGTGGACTCACTGGATTGATCATGTGCATGTGTTTGAACCAGCATGGCGTTGGTTCTTTGCCAACAAGGGCATGCAAGCTCTTTGCACTCACTTGATGGAAACCAGCTTTAGCTTCAAAGAGAAGTTCGGTCATGTTGCATTGATTCCAACTTATCTGTATGATGATGTCGAAGATGGTTCGGAACTGGGTATGAGTCACTTGGTTGAGAAACCAGTAGTTGGTCGTCTGTCGAACAACATCAAGATTTGGAAAGATGGTGAAATCATCAGTGACACTGGTGGTTATTACGACGAAGAGAACTCGGTTCTCCAAGAATATCGGGCACCTTACAAGGTCCAAGGTCGTAACAACTTCATTCTGGGTTGCTGGATGATGGGTAAATACACTGCAAGCCTGTGCTTCCGTGAGTTTGACTCTGAAGTGTTGAGCATTGCGAACGAACGGTTCATTCCACATATCATTATCTAAGGAGGATTTATGGATCTGGGTCACAAACAATTCAAAGTGGGTGGTCTGGCTATAATCATCAACACTGCTCAGTTGTGTAACAAGCACCTGATCGGAAGTACTGTTACTGTTGAACAAATCGTTGAGGATGGTGACACTTTCCAGTTCACTCTCAAAGACAATATTGTGAACAGGTGGGGACCACGCATTATGGTGTCGGGAGTAACTGTAGGGTTTGATAGTGGTAACGCTTCCCCATTCATTGAAGGTTATTCAGCGTGGGGTCCAGAATACTTGATGCCAATTGGTGACGATGATGAGTGGCAGAAACTCTTCGAGCACGAAGATAACCCATATCTGGTGGAGGCATAATGGTTACTCGGAACAAACCACCAGCAGTTGGTTACTGGATGGCATTTGTTGAGGATGTGAAGGCGCTATTACAGCGCCCCTTGTCAAAAGATGAATATCGTGACATGATGATGGCTTACATTAAGGGCGTTAAGGCTCACACATATGTGGAGGGATTGAAATGAGCGTAAAGACATATCTGACGTCAAACTACCCAACTGTTGAAGACATGCGTATCGCAAAGGCTGGGATTGGTATTGCATTGGCATTTGTCCGTAAGCACTATCGAATGATGGACACAACTGACCTTGAGCTTGTTCAACAATCTCTGGAAGATGACATTGATGAAATGGAGAATGGAATCAATGAGTGATACTGAACGTAACAAAGGTAAGCTGATCCCAACTGGAATTGACACTGAAGGTTTCACTGAAGACTGTTACTCCACCTATGAAGAGAATGGTTTTGTAGTGATTGATGGTGAAATCTACACAGTTGAGTGGGAAGTTCATCGTGAGACTGTGTGCTACAACTTTGCTGATGTTAAGATCAATGACGATGGTTCGATTGACTTCCATACACTTCACTACAACGACGGTGCTCACTGGACTGAAGTTATAGAGAGTCGTCTATGAACGAGATGCTTGTAATTACAAAAGCAGTTTTGATTCGAAGATATAACGAACTACCAAGCGCAGCGAACCAAAAGACAATGCGACAATACTTTGAGGATGGCTGCTTATGTATTGATGGTGGTGACCTTCCTCTTGTTCCAGATGAACCTGATGATATTGCTTGCATGTACTACAACATGTGGTGCGGGTGCTCCAGACATCATGATGCGTCTAATTTGGTTGACGAATTTAAGGAGAAATTCAAGTATGAATAAAACTTACTATATGGCATGGAATCCGGCAGGTAATGAAGCATTCATGACAGACGATGAAGTTGACGCAATGTACGCTTCAACTGGTGAAGAGCCGCCCGGTGGAGTGTCCAGTCTAGCATATGAGTTCCGAGAACTTTACGAAGAGGATCTTGGATTTGGTGATGATTTCCGAATCACTACTATCTCAATGCCTACCGTTGAGGAAATCCGATGACAATTGATCAGGCCCTAGAAAAGATTGTTGTGAGCGCCAGTCAATTAGGTTATAGTGCAACACAGATTGCAGCCTTTGCGTGGGAAGTTCGTGAGAAGCTTTACACATACGAAGAGTTGACAGATGAAGTTGTGCAAGATATGCTGGAGGAGTTCTTTTAATGACTAGTAAGAAGACCATCAAGACAGTAGTTGTCCCGTATGAGCAATACAGTGAATGGGATTTTGTTCCAAGTGGTTCTTTTTACATCAAGAACGCAATGGGTGATTTTGTATTCTACAAAACATCTGATAGGAAATTAGCTCAAGAATCGGTTGACAAAGAATACGGAAAAGGTCACTATACGGTGATTGCAGCAAAGCTTGAGAAAGGTAAATCCCGACTTGAGTCTGGTGGTTACAGTTGTACTGGAACTAGTACTCGTCGCGGACAACAACGCTAATAGAAAAGGAGAAATACAATGACTAAATTTTACGAATCCCCATGCACCTTCCCTGAAGTAAGCAACACTGAAGCAATTCAAACTCTGTCCCTGATGAGGTTCGCAGGTGCAATGGGTTATGAGCCGGTATATGACAAAATGGGAAAACTTCTACACTTCAGCAACCCACGATTCCGTAAACAAGGATGTGAGAAGTTCAAAGTGAACACTATGATTCACATGCACAACAAAGCACCAGATATGGCTCTGCATAACATAGCAGGTATTGAGTTCTTTGGTCATATTCCAGAGTTCAAAGAGTTCGTCAATGACGACAATGGCGAAGCTGATATTCTGGTCCTGTTTGCAGGTTACTGCCGCATTGTCACTAAGGTAAAAGCAACTTACCACAAGTATCGCGGTCTTGAGTTCCAGTCTCAGAAGGTTGAGTTCCAAACCAAACTGGACTACAATCAATACAAGCACCTGATCGGCTAACATATTGCCCACTGACTATATGCGGTGGGCATTTTTAATGGAGGTATAATTGTACGGCATATGCGTAAAGTGCTTCCTCAACTGGGAGCCTAAAAGATACTGGAACGGTAAGCACAAATTGTGGTACAGTGGGTGCTCTAGTTGCGGTAGTATGATTTTCTGGAGCGGAGGGAAACAATGATTAAACACAAGATGGTCAAGCCTTATATGCACGCTGCACGAGGGTTTGCTCAGTTGTCACATGCTGAACGTAAGAAAGTTGGTTATGTAGCAATCACTCCACAGGATATCATGATTTATAGTTGGAACGGTCGTCCATCTGGTGACGATAATAACTGCGAGATTGCTGTTCCCCGGTATGATGGGCACTGGGGAGTTCAGACAGGCGTGAATATTGTTACTCACCCTGAATGCTTGCACGCAGAGCGTAACATCATTGCGAAGGCTGCCCGGGAAGGCATCTCCCTGAAAGGTGCAACTCTTGTGGGAACTCTATCTCCTTGTCTTGAATGTGCTTTACAGATGCACCAAGTGGGTGTAGAATCTGTAATCTATGAGGAAGAGTACCGGTTGACTGACGGCATTGAGTACCTTCGTCGAAAAGGTATTCACTGTGAGAAATACGAGGAGGAATAATGAAGATTGTAGTGACATCACTGAAAGGAGTTGATGGTGGAGTTGGTGACGCTGTTGTGTACCTTTACGGAAAGTGTGGTTATGTCATTGATCGTGTTGAGTTTGACGGAGAACTTCTTTCTGGGGAATACACTCGTGAAATTCCTGCTGACATTGATAGCGTTGTTAGTCATATGTCAATTCACTCTGGAACCTTTGAGTACAGGATCGAAGCATGATTGACTTTGAAGCTATCCAGAAACTAATGCCTGAGATATCGGACGAGATGATCACAAAGAAACGAGACGAACTAGTTGCTCAAGCAGCGAAGGTGGTTTACCAAAATCAGGAATGCTATGTCGCCCAGTGGATTCTCCACAACCCAAATGTAAACTTTGATGATTATGAGCTTGCATTCCGTTCCGTTGATGGTAAAATTGGCTACAACGTTTACATGGTAAAGAAAGGAGAGAACAATGTTTGAGAAAACTCTGTACGGTTTGAACAAAGGTGGTGATTACAAAGTCTGGTCCATCAAAGCCCGTGATATCGACGGTGTAGGTGTTCTGAACATCGCTTACGGTGTGTACGGTGGTACAATCATTGATGACAAGCAAGACAACATCAAAGTTGGTAAGCAAGGTCGCACACCATACGAGCAGGCCGTATTTGAGGCTCAATCTCGGATCAAGAAACAGCTTGATAAGAACTACCGTGAGACTTTCGAGGAACTGAATGACCTTCCTGTTTTGGCAATGTTGTCGAAAGACCACACCAAAGCAGGTAAGCAAAAGACTGTAGAGGAAGGTGTTTATACTTCCGATAAGCTTGATGGCTTCCGCTGTATCGCAAAGTGCTTGCATGCACCGGGTATTGGTAAATACGTATCGTTGTTCTCCCGAACCGGTCAGCTATACCGAGTCCCACACATTGAGCAAGAACTGTTGAGTATTATGGAAGTTGGTGATATTCTCGACGGTGAACTGTATGTGCATGGGCCAACTCTTCAGGAAATCAGCTCTGCTGTGAAACGTGAGGATGCTGAAGAGAAAGTTGAAGCGGCATACCTGAAAGCAGGTAAGGCTTTGAACAAACACGGTGTAGAAAGTACTCAGTACAAATCAGCTTGGGCAGATTATGAAGAGTGCTGCGCAATCAGTTCGTATCGTGACGCTCTTCAATATCATGTGTTCGACATTGTTCTGTTCGATATGCCTTTCGAGGAGCGTCTTGAGGAACTGCGTAAGTTAGAACAACGGATGTTGGTGGAAGGCTTTGTCGTTGCTGTACAGTATAAGTACGCTGACAGCATTGAAGAACTGAATACCCAACTCAAGGATTGCATTGACCGTGGGTTTGAGGGTATCATGTATCGCACCAAAGATGGTGAGTACGAAAGTGGTAAGCGGTCCTCTGGTCTGTGGAAATACAAGCTAATGCAGGATGCTGAGTTTGAGATTCTTGATGTGATTGCTGACAAGCAGGGTGATGGAATCTTTGTACTGAAAAACGATATGTCAGACTTGACATTCAACTGTGTCATGGGTAGTCTGTCCGAGCGTCGTCAGTTCCTTGAGAACAATAATGAACTGGTTGGTAAGTATTTGACCGTGGCGTTCCAAGCACGATACAAGGGTACACTTCTACCCCAATTTCCCGTAGGAAAGCTGGTGAGGGACGGATATGTCAAAAACGGCAAATTCATACCTACCATTTAAGATACTAAAGGAGTGTTTAGAGCTTGTGCAAAGTGAATTAATCTGGTTAAATAGACCACAGAGTCACTTTGACACAGAACATGGGTGGAAGTGTTTCCAGCGATATGTCGGTACTCGTGCAGGGACGGTATTAGATTCAGATGGACTCTACCGATGTGTAACCGTTTCGTACAAGGGAATCCGTTATACAATGTTAGAGCATGTTATTATCTGGGCAATTTACAATGGAAGATATCCAGACGGTACAGTGGACCACTCTGATGGAGATGGGTTGAATAATGATCCGAGTAATTTGACAGAGACAAGTCATTCGGGTAATATGCACAACAAATCAATGTACAAAAACAATAAATCAGGTCATGTTGGAGTAACGTGGTATAAGCGATACGAAAAGTGGTTGGCCAGTGGGAGGCATGAGGGTAAATCCAAGACGATAGGGTATTTCGATAACTTACAAGATGCTATCGATGCTCGAAAAGAATGGGAAATTGGAAAGGGTTTCAGTGACCGTCACGGTAAATAAGGAGAAACAAATGGATGTAACTATTGCAAAACGCGGCTCGAAGTACAAGCGCACCGCAACTGGTGTTGCTGTAATCTATAATGACAAAGTGCTACTGGTATCTTCCCTGAAGGGTCCGTTCCTTGTTCTACCAAAGGGTGGTCTTGAGGAAGGTCTTACTCCAGAAGAGAACGCCTTGAAAGAGTGTCGTGAGGAAGCTGGTGTTGTTGCAAGTATTGAAGGTCCGGCGATCTTTGATGAAGTTCTTGACTACAAACAATTTGGTGACTTCAAGGCCAAGAAACAGCGTGAGATTTACTTCCTTGCTCGATGGGAAGACGCTCTAGATGATTGGGAAGAGGCTGGGCTTCGAACTGTTGATTGGTACGATGTAAAAGACCCAACTCTGAAAGACAAGATGGCACCCATTCAATACGCAATCGTGAGGAAAGCATATGATCTATCTGAAGCAGCACGCCAATTCCCAGTACGGACCTCGCACCGCGCATAATGCGTCTCAAGGGGTGACAGTGGCTTTTGCCATTGATCACTCCACTGCTGGAGAAAAGTTGACACAGAAGTCTGCGAAGGGTAAGATATTCAAAGTTTCCCCAATCACTTGGCATGGGAAGCGGCGGACTTGTGTTGATGGGATCATCAACCTGCTTATCGAACACGACACTAGGGTAATCAACTTTGCGGGGAATGGCATATACACTTGGGAAAAGAATGGTTGGGACCAGCACATGGTCAATGATCATGTATACGAGATACTGCGATGTGTTCATGCGGAACACCCTGTTAATCTCGTTGTTTCAGGTGGTCAAACAGGTACAGACCTTGCTGGTTTGATTGCAGCAGCAAAGCTTGACATTGACTGTATCGGCACTTGGCCTAAAGGGTTCAAGATGAGGTTTGGTGATGGATTCGATAAGAATCACACCGAGGAACAGATTATGGAGATAATTAATCAATATGCGTAAACTAATTGGGTCAATGAATCACATTGCCCATTACGATCTACGCGGATATGAGGGACGCCTGTTCTACGTTTCAGATACGCATGGTCACTTTGATTTATTGCAGACTGAATTGCGTGAGCGGGCATTCAGTCCGTCTAATGGTGACCTTCTTTTCTCGGGAGGTGACTGGGTTGATCGTGGGCCACAGAGTCAATACGTTCTTGACTGGTTATATGAGCCATGGGTGCATTCTGTTCAAGCCAACCATGAAAGGATGCACATTGATGCATTTGCAAACGGATACGACTATCGTACTTGCACGAACGCGGCTACTCTGGCACAACATGGTGGGCTTTGGGCTTGGGATGTATTTGAACAAAACCCAGTACTCATGCAGTCGATCATTGATGCGTTTATGAGTCTACCTCTTGGTATTGAACTTGAGACAGACTTCGGTAGGGTTTGCATTGTTCATGCGGAAGTTCCCTATCATGACTGGGAGATGTTCAAGAACGTAACTCCGTCAGAGTTTGAGCATATCCATGGTGAAGCTCAGTGGGGTAGGCGTAAATACAGGGGTCATGACACTCGTGAAGTACATGGTGCTCATAGAGTGCTTGTCGGTCATACTCCCACAGCAAGTACTCGACTTGAACAGCTTGGTAATGTGGTTTACACTGATGCTGGTACTGCCCGTAGTGGCGAGATGAACCTGATTGAAATCAACGAACAATTTATGAGGAGTAAATATGTCAATCACTGAATTGAATAAACCAGAAGGTCAAGATCGTAAGGTGTTCAACCAGTTCAAGAAAGCTCTTGAGCACTTGCCTGATTTCACCAACGAGCAATTGGCTCGCTTGCAGTTTGAAGTATTTCATGAAGCTCGCATGAGAACTGACCATGCTCAGGGTTAGTAGACACCCACGGGAGCACCATGGTGAGTTCGCATACGTGGTTGTAGCTGCTGAAAACTATGACTCATGGGATATTTCACATCACAAGTCCTTGAAAGGGGCACTTCAAGCTTGTATTGCGTACAAGTATGCTGATTGGGAGACTTGTCGAGTCCCCGGGTATAACATGGACATAACTTGTGATTACTATATCAATGAGGTTCCTCTCTATGATTGACCTACAACCAATTGACGATGGGGTGACACACATCAATGTGTATAGCAAAGCACGTACCTCCTTGGGACGATTCCTCTCGAATTTCGCACTTTCACCCTTCACACTCAAGGATCACGGAAGCTTTGAATCGGTTGAGGGATACTGGTACTGGTTGGCCACCGGATGTAAACACGAACATTTGCGACTTCTACACGGATATGAAGCAAAGGCAGCGGGAAAGAAACTTGAACGAGTTGAGATTGACGATTTTGAAGGCAAGATCAAGCTTGCAATCCGACAAAAGCTGCTCACCCATCGTGTATATCTCTCCCAACTTATCGCTTCAGATTTACCGTTGACACACTACTACTATTATGGGTATAGTCTGGACAACGCAAAGGTTGTTGATGCAGGGTACTCTTGGATCACAGACTACATTGACAGTATTCGACAGGCTTGTAAGGAGGCAAAATGGCAAGTGTAAGTGAGTTGAGGGTATTCTATAACCTTGAAGAAATGAAAGCGGGGATGCGTCAGTTTACAGACGACCCAGATGCGTTGATCAAGTGGGGAAGAGGTGAAGTTGTACTGAGTGACGATTATGTGATATTGTTCATGCGTCAAGATGGTCGTCTGGGAGACGATTGGATCAAAGGTGTCCCAATGTCGATTGCTGGGCTATGCCTTTGTCGAGTATGGTGTGACGTAAGGGTTCCATTTGAGGTTACTCGGTATTGTATGGCTCGAATGCTTCATCATAAGTTTCCAGTTGACAACCATATCAAAGTATTCTATAAGGAAATCCGAGAATGATGATCGTCCCGGGTTACTCCCCGGACGGGGAACCGAATTTTTGCACCCGGTGCGGGTGCTCTGAGTTCGTTGAGAAAGTGACAGACCGTATTGATGGTTATCCTTGTGAGAAAATGATCTATTGCAAAGCGTGTGATCTTGATGTAGCATACTGGTCATACGGTCAATACCACCCCGATTACTACATTACAGAAGGAGATTGAGAATGCTGACAATTCAAGACCTGTTGCTGAAAGAAGGTGTTCAACAAGTAGAAGAACGTCCAACATCTGGTCGTTACACTCAAGTATGGGTTACTGGCATAAATAAACAGAAGACTCTCTGGGCAGAGACGATTGAAGTGGATGATAAAGGTAATCATTATCAATATACTGATGGTGCTGATGCGTTTCTGACTCAAACTAGTGAACCCATTGTTGATAAGATTTTGTTCTTCGTGGGAGAAAAGCTGTGAGTAATGAGAATAAACCAAGTCAAGCTAAGTTCAAAGCGGCTTGCACCATTGGGGCACTTCTGGTAATCTTGTACGTATTCTTCTTCGCTTTGGTAAACAACCCAGCACTGATCGGAGTGATTTTGATCCTATCGTTCGGCCTAGTCACCCTTTATGGGATGTTCCAAGTGATTACCAAATTCTATGAGAAGAAGGAGAACCAATAATGGATTATATTACCCCGGTGTTGTTTACGCTTTGGGTGTTCATACTGATTGCATCAGGAATGTTGACGTACTGGCTTTTCTGTCAAGCAGAACGATACAGTAAGATGTGGGATCATGATGGTATGGAATTAGTTAGCCTTGTAAGTGGGGTTGTGCTTGGGATTTTCACATTTATGAGCGGTGTCGCATCTATTGTTGCAATGTGTGAAATCATTGGAGGTGTATAATGTTACCTAGTGAAATCATCACAGTAATTCTTGTCTCTCTTGTGGTGATTGGGTTTACAGCATTCTGCCTAATCCTTGCCCTCAAGGCATTCAAGGAACGTGAAACCGGATTCGGGTTAGTTGTTTTGGGTATGTGGGTATGCTTTGCTCTTATCTGCCTTGGTTCTTACTTTGAATCGATTGGGATGTGACCATGTGGATTGTAACAGTGATGGAGCCTCACTATCCGAGCATCTTTGAGTTTGATGACTACTGGCTTGCTCTTGAGAAGTACAACGAGCTTGCAAGAGAAACAGGGGAGGAGTACCATATCGAAAGTGACCAATACAAAGTACACTTGTCCTCTGTCATCAAAAAGGCAGGGTCATACTACAAAGATGAACAAGACTGGACGTAAGGAGAACACATGCGCAAGCAGATTCAGTACCCACCAGAAGTGTACAAACCGTACTACTGCGAGGTGAAAGAGATTGGAGGTGTGCTACACTACGCATTCGCGGAGGAACGCAAGTTCCTGTGGTTCAAACTGGATCCTAAGCTCCATCGATCTGACTACGAATGTGGGATTGTCAAAGGTTTTGCGGGACAAGTCTGGCATCAGGATCAAGCTGACGTAGTTAACGCAGTTTGGGCACAGCGTCGTAAAGACGAACGGGAATGGTTGGATAATCAGAGGGCTGCAAAATGAGCTTGAGTGCTGGTGTACTATGTGTGATTGGGTTGTTCCTCACCTTCATGTTCTTTATAGATGGACTACTCAACCTTGGTGGTTGTGGTGATCGGATTGGTAAGGAGTATTACGTGTCGAATTGCATTCAGACAGCAGTCGGCTTGATGGGTTTCATTGGAATTGCGGGGTACATGCTGTGAATGTTAAGGCATTTGTTCAAGTTACTGTGGTAAACACTTACGATGGCAACCTGTCCACTACATCTCAGATTATTGAGGCAGCTAGTGCGGGGGCAATGGATCGAATGGTACAAAATCTTGTAGAGACGTACAGGAAACTGAACGTAGAAGGTACTCTACACCACTTGATTGTGACGGTGCTGTAATGATTTATGAACTGTATTGCGAACGACCATCTGGGGAAATCATCTACTGTGGTGATTTCACTTCACAAATTGATGCTGACGCGGCAATCTTTTCACTGTCCAACGAGTACCCAGACAACGAGTACTGGTGGGAAGTGATCTACGAGGATGAACAACGATGAAATACCTAAACACATACATCAAGAAAGAAGTGTGGACAGAGAATGGCGAGAACAAGGTTCGTTATCATGCTGTAGTGTCAGGAATGAACTGGCAAGGTATCTTCTGGCGTGCTAAGATCGGCACTGTGCTTGTTGACCTCATTCCTAATCTGTACTGGATGGAAGATGAAGAGTTCAACGCATTGGTGGGGAACGCAGAATCGGGTTCTCTTGAACGAGCGCAGAACCTTATCAATCTATATCGGTCAGAAGTTGATAAGTGGAATGAGCGAAGGGCAATTGAGAAAGAAGCCAAGAAGAAACTCACCTTCTACATCAAGTACCCAGATGAGTAAGTGTCCAGAATGCAATCCAAATCCTCCAACACCATGGTATAACCAACCCATGAATGAAGAAATACGGAAGCGGATTGTCATACAACCACCAAAGCAATTCTACCCTTCGTTTCTGGCAGCAGCTAGAGCGTGGGGTACTTGCATTACTGAAGGATTAAAAGGAGACAATGATGGAAATCAGTGATAAACATACAGCGATTCTGCAAATCATCAATGATGCACACTTACTGTTGGGTAAACTCCGACAAGAGTGCGAGCATCCAAATTACACTGGCAAGTATAACGCAAATACTGGCAACTGGTGTTCTGATGATGATACATACTGGATTGATTTCCATTGCCCAGACTGTGGGATGACAAGAACGGCATATGCTGACGTAGGTCCAGACAATGAGAAGTTCTCATATCGTGGGCATAGTGCGAGGATCATTAAATGAGTGCGTTTTCACAACTGTGGTTCGGTGGGTTCGCCATGACCCTTTTGGCATTTGTAGTATTCTTGTCTATTGCATTTTCATTCAAACTGTGGCAAGATTCAGCTTCTGAGTGGGGTCTAAAGTGGATTCTACGACTCGTCAGCTTCTTCTTCTCACTGATGGCCTTCTTCATGCTTGGCTTGGAAATTGTACTGTGGGAACTGATAATAGCACCAATTCTTTAAGGAGACTAACAATGGCAGTTTACAAGCACAGTGAGACTCACTCGTTTGAGTCATACTTCGACTACGAGCACTTCAAGGCTCATTTCATGAAACCGACTGATGATCTTGACGAGCAGCTAATTCAGTGGCAATCGCTTGTTGATGAGGTTACAGTGCAATGCAATCGCTTGCGTGCAGCATATCCGAGTGCTAAAGTAACACAGCGTATTGAACAGGGTGTCCTGATCATCAACATCGCATACGTGAACTTCAGTGGTGGCTACTATGCAGCAGCATCTGCATCTGAAGAATTTGAGAACGCTGTACTTCAACGCCCAGCATGGAGGATTGTAGGATGAAAGGCGATTATCATCTTAAAGGGTCTATTGAAACAAGTGAAGAGGGTAAAGACATACCACACTGGGTGTACGGGTTGGTGTTCGGATCTGGTCTTATTGGATTTGCAATGCTCTTACCTTGGGGTGCTGTATGAACGGAGACATTGATGGACTCCAAGGTTGGAACTATGTTTAAGGAACTTATCAATGATCCTGACCCAATAGTGAGGACGTTGTTCTGGATCATGATGGTGTGTGGTGTTGGTAGCATCATCTGTCACTTCATAGCAATGATTATGGTGTTTGCAGGATGAACACATACACAACCCATGAAGAGCATGGGTACAGCCCTGCTGACATCCATGAGATGGAAGAGGCTAACATGAAAATGCGTGATGCACTCCATGACGTACTGGACTGGATTAACCATTCACACAGCCTGCATGCTCTCCATAGCATCGTTAATAAAGGACTAGACAATTAATGAACATCAAAGAATTCAAACAATGGCTTGACAAGTTCCCAGATGACACAACGATAGATGTCGTGTACCACACTCAGGGGTCTGGTTACTATGATCAAGGCGGGAATGCTACAATTGCAACATTCAACCCAGTCGAGAATGACTATGGGTGGTGTGCTCATTTCTACTATGACAAATACGACAACACCCTATTGCTAGGTGGTATCAATGAGTGACGTACCGCAGTACATTGCAGCATTCTTCATACTGGCAACACTCTTCTCGTTACTCATAGTTCATTGGGAGGTTGGATGAAAAACCGGCGTAAGTTCACAAGGTGTGGTAATGACCAACCAACATGGGTGGAAACCAAAGGTATTCTGGTCTTCCTAACAATCATACTGATACCAGCAATACTCGCAGCTATTCTCTTTTGAGACCACTCACCTTAATCGGTGAGACTGCCCAGCACTTGACTGAGTGTGCCCACCTTAATCGGTGGGCTTTTCTTTGCTTGTGATTTATCAATCACAGACTTAGAGAAAAGTGAATCCCCTGAAAACCCCATTCCCCCTATTTTGGAAAGTCGATTTCCCAGCAATACCATTCTCCCACAAATCCAAAATCCCTGCAACCCTCGTCATTGAGCATGTGGGTACTCCATCCCAAAGGAGATTGCGTATGTGGGTTTAATGCCCCGGACTTTGGGCATACCCCGGCCCTCTCTAGAATATCAAAATCCGTGAGACCAGTCAACCGATTTATTATTTGAAAAGGAAGGTGTATTGGCATGGGACTTGCTAAGCGATTGCCTCCTTTACGCATACGTCAATTTAACATAATGCAGATTATAGGACACCGCTTATCCCCTGCCTGAGGGCGGTGTGATCGGTATGGGTAGGTAATCAGTAGGCGAGTGAGGGCATGGATTGCAACCCCGTTGCGGGGCGTTCTCCTACTAAGTGCATAGTATGACATGAGCCACATGATTTCTCTAATTGATTGTAACTATTGCCCGTGAAGTATTGATATGGGTGATTAATTATGAATTGTTCCACATGGAACACTGTAGTCAGAGTGATTTAATAAATATTCCTTGACTATCGCAAGATAGCGCGGCTTAGCCATATGTACCATATGCCAGCCTTGCCCGTGAACTGAATTGTTAGGGAAAAGGTGTCTTTGTGAGAGGGGTATTTGCGGCAATGCCGCGAAGTTCTAAGCATTGGTGTGTTTCACACACAACGAGTATAAGGCTTGTATAGGACTATGTTCCATGTGGAACACATGAGGGAAGGGGTATTTGTAGGCGTTGCCTACGGGGTATTAGTCTCTGATAAGGTATCTGTACTGCAACTGTTCTTTATGTGCTTTGCACATGGGTAGTATTGCAGTACGTCAAAGGCAAAAGCATGATGACCTTATGTGGTCATCTATTGTTCTGCTTTCTTATGAGGATGGCATGATATGTGCTATGCACATGAGGAGGGGTAGTGTCGTATGCTACGCATACAATAAGGTATACATATAGATAATACATACATGCTTCCTTCGTCGCATGTAGCTTTAGTGTAGCAATCGATTCACTGGTTTGTCAAGGGGTGAGGTAAATATTTCAGTAGTGATTTTGCCAAATCACAAACAAAGAAAAGCCCCTACAATGAGGGGCTTTGGGAGAATAACCAGAGAAGTGAAGTAATTACTATGCCAACTTGAACCAGTGAGGATAGTAGGGATAACTCGTGTTCTTGATCAATGTCTAGATCGTCCGGCATGGTTTCTCCTTATGCCTTACCGCGACGTACAGTAACACCACATTCTGTCAGAACACTAACAGCGCTTTGGTTCACCACCAGATAAGAGCATGCCGCTTTGACGTTGATTGTACGTTGTACACCGAGACGGCAGGACAAGTCATTACCGTTTTCATCCCAAAGGTGTGCAATGCGGGATTTGCAGCCCTTTTCAATTTCAGCATCTACAGTGACAGACATGTCAATGTTGAACAACATGTTTAAAGCTCCTACGGTGCGATTTGAGAGGGTTTTAGAGCAAGGGTGTGGCTTTGGATACCCTAGCGCTTAGAGTGGCTTAGAAAGCCTTATGGGAGACTAGGGTGGTTCGTTGTGAACCTGTCTTCCTGTCTATGGGTTTCATTATACATGGGTGAGTATGTAAAGCAAGCTTTATTTTCAAAAGAATGCACAAAACCCAGAGCACTTGATGTGCCTGGGCGAATGTGTGACGGCTATTTGGGCCAGTATCTGGATGTGCAATTACAGTAGATGAACCACTGACAGCACAAGTTACATTTGTAGTGCATGGTGAGAATCATTTTGATTACTCCTCATTAATCCAGCGGTTTGCGGTTTCAATGGCATCCTGCTTGTCATTGGTGAAATAGTCGGCATCTGGCAAGTCTTCACCCTCTACCGAGAATCTCACCTCATACTCTTCAAAGTCACTGTTACGGTAAACATCAGCTTTCTTGCCATTGTTGCTATAGGTGTGGATTCTGCGCTTTGCCATTTAGCCAACTCCTGCCTTTGTTTGTGTAGAGGCATTGTATCAACTACAGATGCCCCTTGCAACCATTAGTTCGATTTAATTTCATTGATGAGTTGGCAGAGTTTTTGCATTTCAAACTCAATTTGATGGTCAAGGCGTACAGCAACACCACCAACTTTGTTACCGTTCTTCAATCGTTTAGCTTCGAGTTCGGCATGTTCTTTGCTATCGAACTTTGTAGCACCTTCGATACCAGAGAAAGGCATGCGGGCTTTAGCGTTGAAGTCTACAGCCATGTTTTCAACGGTTACGATGTATTGATCTTCTACACCTTTAACCTTGAGCAGTTCAGACAGTTCATTCAAGCGTTTTTCAAACTTAGCGATGGTGTCAAGTTTCAAGGCTTCCATTGGATCGATTTGCATGGCTTTGTACTCTTTGTGGGCTTGCTTGAGGGCAACACGGAACAGTTCACGATACGCGATGGTGGAGCCCAGTGCTTTAGCGGTTTTAGCTGCTTTGTGTGCTTTGGCCATTACGTTCATGTTGTGCTCCTTAGTGTGTAGTTGGTGTTTCTTGTCTTGATGTGGGTATTCTACCGAGAAGCAGAATACCCGTCAACACTTATTTTGAACTATTTACACAGCATATTTCTTGGAAAGCTCGGCAACCATGTCGAAGGCATCGTCATAGGTTTCGCCCAAGGCAACAATTGCACGGGTAGCGCGCTTGTGGATGGCAAACCGGGAAGTCTCGTTAACCGATCCAGACTTATTGCGCTTAACGTTTTTGAACTCTTCGATAGCGGTCATCAGGATGGTTGCGATTGCTGGGTTCATAGTGTGTCGCTCCTAAGTGTGTGTGTGTGTTGCCTCTTGATGTGTTCAATTATACGCCGATCACAGAACAGGTCAACAACTATTTTCAATTATTTTGAATATTTTTTTCTGGCACGCTCTTTGCTAATACAAGAATCATGCCAACATAAATCTCAGGCTCCTCCGGTGCTTATTTCGTGCCCAGCTTCGCACCTTAGAAACGCTATCCCAGCGTATGCTGTCATTATACACAAACGCCAGACAAAAGAAAGCCCCATTTAAGGGGCAATTTCAATTGCATCGTATATGTGAACCAATTTCATTGGTGCATCACTATCAGTGATTTTGTAATAGTTGATATTATGCAGCGTGGCTGTGAATATCTTACCTTTGTTTTCCTGTAACCAAAGTGAGTATTGAAGCGACATGCGACGCTTGACATGTGAGGGTTTTACTTGAATTTTCATAAGATTAACCTTTGTGGCAAAATTTGCCAGCAACCATAATCAGAGTGGTTTTACCAGACGCACAAGCTTTAATGTCTTCTGCCAGTTGGGTAGCTTTGCGTTGTGTATACTCTTCTGCAACCTTTGCACTGTTGTAGTCATTGATTGCAGCACGACCAAATGTGTTCATACCAGCAACGATACCAACTACCATCAGAACAGCAAAAGTAATAGTTTTCATGACGCCTTACCTCTAATGACTGAGGCGTTTCGCCTCTCTATGTGGTTCATTCTATCACTTTAGGGTAAGGTGTCAACCCTTATTTTAAAACTTTTCAACAGTAAGGTAGATTAGCCTCCGCAAAGGATAATAGATTCTTTACCGTCAACCATGACGCTAACTGCAATGTTGCAATTCAGACCATCACGGTCATACACATAAAAGTCAAGATATGCACAGCCATCGTCAGTCAATTCTACACCTTTCTTGCGGAACTCATCCCACTGGATTAAATCAGCCAAGTCATAGCTACTTTCTTCGTTGTGAATGTCGTCAGTGAACAACATCACGTTAGGGCTGTAGAATACAGCACCTCGGGCACAAGCGTCAAGGTTTGTGTTTACCTTTTCGCCCAGTTCCAACTTGACCCAGCCAGTACCGGCACGCATTTTGGCGTAGTCGCGGATTTCACGGGATTGTTCAGATGTAGGTTTCCAAGTAGTCATGAGTTAGTTCCCAAAGTAATGGAGTGCGTCAACAATGAGGAAAGGAGCGCAGATACCAAGGATGACAATGCCACAGCAACCGAGGAAAATGAGGGTGTCTTTGATTGCTTGCATGGTGTCGCTCCTTGTTTTGACTTGACTGTGTGTCCTGTCTTGATGTGGTCATTATACGCCAACTGAAAACGTTGTAAACAATCATTTTGGAATAAGAAATGAATTTGTTATAACCACTTGGGAATGACACCCACCATTCGTGTTTGTCTCGTGCTGAAAATCACACCATGGAAAGCATTATACACGAATTTCAGATAAAGAAAAGCCCCGATTAAGGGGCTATGGTTCCCAACATGAGTTTCCCCATGCAGCATTGTGTACTAGCTGATAGAATTCTTGAAACTCTTTCTCAGGCATCGCACCCATTAATGAGTCCTCTAGTTCTCTGAATTCAGTCCTTAGCTGTTCGTCTTCCTCCTTTGAAAGGGGTTCATTGACCCCCTTGTAATAGGCTTCTGCAAATTTAGATTTCAGTTCTTCGTGTTGGGTGCATTCGTACATTGTAATTACTCCTTAATTAGGTGAAGGGAGAAAGCCCAGTTCAACACCTGCAATTGTCGCGTTCATCACGACTAGGATGGTCAGAATGGTTTTAATGAGGACGTTTGTTAACCCATTACTCGACCACGCGAAGGCCAGCATGATGAAGACCAGAATATTTGCAAAAATGATATAAATCACAAGTTACTCCTTAGTTTGGAATTTCCAAGGCGTTCCCGACTTTTCGGAGAACATCACCTAAGCTACGGGATTGAAACAGAACCTTGCCACCGTCCTTGCATTCCCAATGCCCGTTATCGTCTCGTTTGGTGAATGTGAAACCAGCGGTCTCACACTCGTTTTGAACTTTTGTTGCCCAGCGTTCACGCATTTTGAGGGTCACCAAACACGGGGTGGACAGTGTACGCCATTCGTTCATATTGGGCAGCCTCTTCCCGTGTGTACACAACCCGAGCAAGTTGCCCATCGTCATCATAGAAGACAAACCACGCTACTGGATCACCATTAACTGAAATGTGTTTGAATTCATAACGTGTAATGTTTTTCATACTCACCTCAAAAGACATTGTGACGTTTGCCACTTTTCCCGAATCTCTTTGATAGCCAGATAATACGCATGATCAGGGTGTGTGTCAACAACTATTTCATCATTGTTGTACAGCCACATAGCGAAGTGATTCCACAGCGCTGCATAGCTTGAAAGTCCCGCATTTAGCTTTAGAGCGTACTTACAGTCATCAATAGCCTGCGCTCTAGCATCCAGCGTATCAGCGCTAGAAAGCGGCTCGGGGGACCGTAGGATGGTCCTCCAATCCTCTTTACGTCTCAGGCTTTGCTGTAGCGGTCGCCTTGTCGCTTTGACAGTTCGCATCTTACAGGTGATTTCTCACCCAGTCAACCCGCATTTGGTTCTTTGTGAAACTGGCACTTTTCAATGCCTCAAGGTAGTTCCCCGCGTGACCATCAAACGGAAACTCTCTATCAAGCCCTTCATTGATAAATACCAGCTTCATGGACTTGATACCATTTGCGAAAGTAGTTAAATCAAGTCCTTGTTTGCTTGACCAGCGGTCAAAGTTCGAACAGAGACCGTTCTGTTCAAAAACATCGTGAATAGGGGCACCGATGTTTACCCACGTAAGCCAGTCAGAAAGGAACGATTTCATTTCTTTAGTAAGCATGTACAGCACTCCAGAGGATTGGTTTCAGGTAATGCACCATAGCATACAGGACAACTACAGCGTTTGCAATGAGTGCATTAATCAAAATGTCGCGCAGTTGCTTATCCATGGTGCCTCCTTGGTTTGGATTGTTCCATGTGGAACAATGTTAGTTCTCTTCTACTGACTTAGCCCCAATTAAGGGGCTTGTCATTACTTGGCTTTGAGTTCTTTGATATGCTCAAGAGTGGCAATTGCCTCCTCTAGGTTGCGAACCAAGTCGGAGAATTCATAGGCAATTCTAGCGGGGTTAACATTGACGTTTGCCTCATACTTAGCCGATTCCAGCATTTCGGTAAGGTAGTCAATGCGTGCTTGAATGTTCATTTGCGTTTCTCCTTAGAGGAAACATTTCCCCTTTCTTGACGCCCATTCTACAGGATCCGTTTACCTTGTCAACAACTTATTTTCACTTTTCTACAGACGCAAAAAAGCCCCAATTAAGGGGCTTTAGTGTTTAGGTAGGCTGACCTACCGGCTCTGGCTTGTTGTCGCTCTTTGGTGCCTCTTTGGGCGTTGTAGCCTCGTTGCCCAGTGCTTCATCCACTTTCTTTTCAATCAACTGGATAGCCTTACCACCGATGCGTTTTGCTGGCTCACTGGTCAGAACGTTATAGGTTACGCCAGAACCGACAATAATTGCGAGTTGCTTTTGATCCGGTACAAGTTCACCCAGCAAACCGCCGATCAAACCAAGGATTGCCATCCATTTGCCAATGCGAATGAATCGCTTTGGAGTAGGACGGTCAAGCTGTTCTTGGTAGGTGGTGTTTGTGTCACCACTGATGCCTACAAAGAAATAGGACAACAAGATCACAGCAACACCGACGAACATGACAAAGTAACCTTTGTCGAGAATTGCTGTCAGCTTTTCAATCATGACGAAAACATAAATCAGAAACCATTCCATCTTTACTTACTCCCCTTTTAAATTGTAGTTGAACTTAACCCACTTGGAACCGTCCCAATACTGTTCGGTATTGGATGCCTCCTCAGCAGTGTACCGACACTGGCTAGGGTTGCTGTATTTATCCATGCAAGAATCAAAAACTTTTGCGTACATTGCATTGTCACGAACAGTTTTAGTATCACCTTTTTGCACCACTTTCGGGGGTGCTGGTGGCGGGAGTGGCTTTGGTGGTGCGTACATTGCACCCAACACAAGAACAACAAACCCAACTCCCACGCCCACCATTAAAGTGAAATGTTGCCTACTGTTCATTGTTAACCCTTGTACTGTACAAGTTGAATGTCATCTACCTTAAAGCTTTTCGAGACAAAACCCATTGTATCATGCCCGTATTCTGTCCAAGCCTGTACACGCGCATCAAATTCCTTTGTTGCAGCGTATTCCTGAGAGAAGCTAAACGATTGACCCTTTACGGTGTCAGACATGGTGACTTTATACAACCGAGTGTTACGAGCAACTACAGACACAACTTTCTCCTTAATTATTAACCGATGATTTCGAGTTCAGAACGTTTGAAGTATTGAGCAGTACCATTACCCGGAAAAGACTCTGGCAGTTTGCACTCAAAGAAATCATCTAGTTCATTCTTTAGCACATCGTGGCTCAGAGTTACAACAGTTCCAACTGGAATCTTATGCATCGCATGGGCAGTTAAATCAGCACAGCCAAGATACTTAAACTTAGTGTCAGCTTGGAACGCGAGATTGATATGTTGCAAAGTCATTACAAAACCCTCTTAATCATTTTAGCTTTGAGTAAGTCGATTTCATTTGCTGGAAGCTCACACAACCAAACCGTGAAATCATGAGCAACAATCAATAGCAAATCACCAACAGTATGCACCCAGTCAGCACCATGCTTGATCAAGTCTTTAGCAGACTCTTCAAACATCCGAACATCAAGGGCTTGTATCTGGCGAACTGTTAGATTTGTCATTTTAACTTGCTCCGAATTGAATTGCTGTGTAAATCAGTGTGGTTATAATAATACCGGTTAACAGGTGAGTCAAGCGGTATTTCATGGAATTTCTTTTTCTTGCAGTGTTCGGTTTTCTACATCAATGCTTACTATCTCGAACACTGTTTCCCCGATTTGATACTTATCAAGGAACTTTTGCATATCATGCTCGTTTTGCATGGCGTTGTCAAGTTCCTTTTGAACACGCTTTGTGTTCTGTTGTTGCGAGAATTCTAAGCTTGCCGTGTCCGCACCGTAATCACTGCATTGCGACATTGTGCATACGACCAGCATTGTAGCGAAAGTGGAAACCATTGTAAAGCCCTCAGAACCATTTGTTTTCTACTGACTCAGCCCGCACTAGGCGGGCTCCACTCCAATTAGGGGCTTTAGTCAGACATCGTAACTATCCATGTACTCACGCCACTCATCTGCAACATGTTCCACACATTCAAACGAACAGAACGTTGAATCTTTACCATCGCCCCAAGGGTCAGCATGAACAACATCTTGCTTGATTTCTTCACCACAGCAAGCGCAGATTGTTTTGAATTCCATAACTTTCTCCCTAGAGGGTTATTTTGGCGTTATCGCCGTTCCTCTTTCTTGACGCCCATTCTACAGCATTCAAAATAGGCGTCAAGTGTTATTTTCAAAGTTTCTGTGTAAGGGTTGTTCCACCTAAGAACCTCAGAGCGTAGACTGTTGCCTCTTCCAAGGTGGCGAACGGTTGGAACTCCCACAGCACACCGGGGGCGCCCGTGTGGGTGCTTACCTCGAAAGTTTCCCCACGCTTGTTTGGCTCAGCCTCAGCGTAGATTGTTGCCTGCCTCACAACTGGCACGTTGTATGCAAGCATGGTGACGGTGTAGGTGGCAAGCTTTTTCATTTATCAGACTCCTCAATCGGGAGGCTGTTAAACCACTGAGCATACGCATTGCGGCCCATCTTTCTACGCAAGGCAAGATTCATGCCATCGAATAGGATTGCTGGCCACTGAGGATTCTTCCAATCCTCTAATATTGCATGCTGCAAGCCTTCTACAGTCATTGCACTGGCGTGGTTAGCCAATGCGTAAACGTTAGCACGATAACGACTAGGATTCATAACACACCTCAGTTATAAGATAACGTCATTGGCGGCTACTGCTTAAATCAACCGTCTACAGGGTTAGATTAGCACAACTGGCATCCTTGTCAATCAATCTTTTCTATCGACTTAGCCCCAGTTAAGGGGCTTTGTCTATTACTTAGTGCTGGTCGAATACGTGGAACATCGAACCGTTAACATTCAACTCTTCTTCATTCCCATCATAGGAATTGAAGTGATGGCCGTATCCGTCAGCCTCGGAGTAAGCCTTTGCCAATGCTTCCACGAATCCACCATCAATAAGAGCCTCACCAATTTCTTTGTAAGCCTCACCCTTTTTGGCGGCTTCGATCAAAACCTCTGGCCAGCCGGTAACATCCGCAATGACGTTAGCGTTAAAGCAACCTAACACATACTCATCACCTTCTAACTCATCAGCTAGCACACTGTCAATCGAATCGGTGTGAATGAAACGGACGTTATCAACTTCAAAGTCCGTTTCATCGTCAGCGATTTGTTCCACCACTTCCCGCCAGTCCGGGGTGCTGAACAGGTCTTCACAGAACGATTTGATGGCTTTGATTTGCGAGAAAGTCAGTTGCATGGTTTGTTGCTCCGAATGATGTTGCGTTGTTTGTGAGAAAGATTATGTCATTAGGTGCTAACCTTGTCAACACCTAATATTCAAAAGCTTTCGATTAAATTTTGGTCCAAGAACCATCCCACTCATTACCGTTCAAGTACCAGACGCCTTTCCTCTGGCAAATACTTACACCCGGGATGCCGTTCAATCGCTCTTTGGTTGTGTTGGTAAAGAAACCAGCATTTGAGATTTCAATTTCACCCAACCCGCGTTCACGCGTAGCAATCAGGTTACCATGCAAATGTAAGCCACACGCACCAGTATTAGGTCCGACACTTACCATGGTATTGTCACGGTTGAACTTTTCACCAGCCATGAAAGCGTTGATTGCGTCAGTGGTGATTTTACGTGCCATTTTTGTGTTGCTCCGTGTTTGCTGTCTTGATGCTTGGTATTTTACAGGGTTTACAGTGGGTGTCAACTACTTAATTTAGTTGTTTTCCGCTGTGTGTGGAACAAAAATGTGGAAGTCACGACGACCGGTAGAACTGGTACGCTTGTTGCTGTCAGCTTTGCGCACGCCACGTTTGTGTTGCTCATATTCATAAGCGGTTGCGAAGTCTTTGACAGTCAGTTTGCGAGCCATAATCATATATCCTTTTTCAGTTAAAGTAAAGCTACTTCGAATTAAGTTAGCCTGTTATATACACCCTCACTAACCACCCTTTAGAGCGTGGCCTTTACCCGTCCAGCGTATCGGCTAGGTCAACGGGTGTATATAACAAACGCTCTTACCTACCTTGTGCCTGCAATTCTACTACAAGTGCGCGATACCAGTCAACACGATAATTCAAACAATCAGGATGACCCCAGTCGATTTTTTCATCGATAAAGCCCGGATAATCCTTATCCTTTGCTGACAGATAAATGTCAAGTGTCGCATGGTAGTTTAGTTTGGCATTGATAAGTCGCTTCAAAGCCTCACCATCACCGGTGTGCTCAAAGTGCGCATACGGGAAAGTTTCCTTATACACACCTGTCACAATGTGGCACATAAACAAACCTTCATGTGCTGCGTATACTTCAATAGCACCTGCTAGAATTTCGGACAGTTTCATTTCTCTTCTCCCATAAACAACACGACAACATCATCAAACGAATCAAAAAGAATGTGATGTTTTCCGTGTGCGTCTTCAACTTCCCAACCATACGATGTGCTTCGTTTTACTTTGACAATATCGAATTGTCGAACGTGGCCATTTACGGAGTTTACTTTAGTTGCACTACCGATAACTACAACCATGTTAGTTGCTCCCCTTTGCAATTACAAAGGCGTAGCGCTTACCTACCGGTGCGTTAGCTCCGTTGTCTACTTTCTTACCGTTCTTGGAAGAGAAGGCACGAAGTTTAGCACGAGTAGCGAAGAAGATGGTCATTGCTTTTCCTTAGTTGATTGTGTTGCGTTATGGGTAAAGATTCTAATCAAAGCTGCTAACGTTGTCAACAGCTTTTGTTAAAAGCTTTAGTGAATGTAATGTAACCCTTTCAAGTCAGAGGCATGGGCAACGCATTCTGTAAAGTCATTGAACGCATCTTGCCACTTTTGCCACGCTGTGACTTGTTCACCGTAGGTTACAACAAACATTCCCTCTTCGGTTCGATCAAGTGTCAGACTATAGTCGAAGTCATGCGCGGTTAATATGCGAGTTGGTGCGATTTCGATTTCTTCAAGCTTTTCAATTAAGCGGAAATTGCTGGACAAGGACGGCCACCATTGGCCATCCACTTTACTTTTGTATTCCCAGCTTGCACCATCCCACTTGTATTGCATGCCGTTGATACGGTGTTTGTAGATAGTGCCGCGTTTTACTTCGATCATTTTATGTTGCTCCAGTTGTGTAGGAAAGATTCTAGCAAAGCTATTACAGGAAAGCAATAGCTTTGGTGCAACCTTTACATATCGTCCATGTACCAGTCTAGTGTCTTGCACCACTCCTCATGATCCGCTTGTCGTGCTTGGAAACGTGGACACATGGATTGCTGATCCATCCATTGCTCAGCATGTTTTCTTTTGAAGAAAGTACGCCGATCATTATACGTGGATGTTATACCCATGTCACGCAATGAATGTTCTGCTTCGTAATACCCTCTGTCATCGAACAATGTAGATACAGGAACACGAACTTTTACCCAGTTGCCCAGACTGCCAACAATTTTCCCACGCTTGTGGAATGGTCGGCTAAGCAAAGTGCATTCATCGATCCCATAAGCTGGATGCGCTGTGAACACTTTAACACCGTGGCGAATATCTTTCAAGCGGACTTTTACTTTCGAAGCTTGCATGTTAGTTGCTCCAACGTTTATCAGTACGTTCGATTTTGTGAATACGGCTAAGCGGCACACGATTGACGAAACTATCAACGTCTACACAGTACTTTCCTGTAACAATGCTTTTTGTTGGTTCCTGCAAGGCAATACCTTTCATCGTACGACCAAAATTATCAGTGTAAGTCACCATGCAACGAACTTCGCCACTGTAGGTTTCCATGAAAGTACTGTGTTTCATTTTACCGCTCCGCTTTGTTTGTGTCACCCATTCTACAGGAATGGTTTACCTAGTCAAGAACTTTTTTGAACATTGATTGCGATATTTTAAACGGCTCATATCCCGATCAAGTCGCACACGGTAAACACCATGTGCTATCACTTCCACCCAAAGGTTATCAATGTACCATTTAATATCAGTCTTAACCTGATGTTGAACGTCACCTATCACCCGGGTCATATACGGGACTAACTGAGATTGCTGGAACGGTTTATGTCCGTTCCTTTTCAGGAATTGAAAGACAGCCTCCTTAGCTGCCTTCAATTCGTTTCGATTCTGGCACTTACCTTGCATTAGACCACGCTCATTTCAAAACATCCATTCCGAATGTGAAGACTACAGAGTCACGGTTACGGAATTGCACACCTGTTCTGCTCGATTTTGTAAAGGTGGAACAATCATTGATATTACCCAACTTCACCGAATCAAGCCAAGTCTTTTCCCAATGCCCCAGCATTGTACCATCTGTTGCAATGGTTACTTTGTGGAAAGCGTATCGGTTAATGTAAGCCTCACGAGCTAGGGACTTGATAGAACGCATGGTGTTTTGCTCCGTGTTTGTTTGGTATGGGCACATCATACAGCATGGAGAATGTACGTCAATACTTAATTTCACTTTTCTTTATACCCGGGCATTAAAGGACCGCGCGTGTACGCGTAGCAAAGAACGTGCCAACAATCGCTGTAAATAGTTGTTGCTTTTGCTTTTCAGGGGTGTATAATACTCACAAGCGGGCAACGCAGGCATGGAGCCGAGCACCGGAGACAAACAGGGCGGGAGCCTGAAATTTAAGTTGGCATGACTTTTGCAATTGCATAATACGTGCCAAAAATAATTATTGACACTGCTGTTGGATTTGATAGACTAAGCACATATACACATCTTGCCAGCCCAGAGGGGTCGGCGGGAGAGTGCCCGACTGTTAGAAAAGCTTTCTTTTCGAGAATGGAAAGCAGAACCGTTTGCATTTGCAATAGAGAATGAGAACAGATCCTATAAGCATCTGAGAATGCATCTCATTCGCGTCCACATTTCCCACCAGAATTCCCTCATCGACTTTTCCCAAAATTCCAAAATCGAAAACAGAATCCATTTTCCCTAAAACACCCCCCGTGGGAATTTTGGAGCAAAAATTGGACTCGGAAAAATGAGATCGGTTTTTGAAAAATCATACAGACCCGAACCTTACCCTAATTACTTTTCTCCAGATAAAATAAAACCCGCCGAAGCGGGTCTATTGTATTACTTCAACCATCCAAGTTCAATGGCTTTCTGAAGCGCTAAAGCGAGGCTCTGAGCTTGTTCTCTACTAGTCAGTAGCACCATACCAGCATTATCATAATCAGGGTCGTAATCACTGTCACAGAGAGCTACACAGCCAGCATAAGCTTCGCTTTGTACTAGTCGGTCGGCTTGTGTGGTTCCATTAGCAGACTCAGGATCAGCAAATCGAATCTCAGTGATTGGTGACTCAGTATTGGTTCGAACATCAAATACACTCATTCTTCATTCTCCTCAAATTCAGTGTGACGGGACTTACGAATATCCCTTCGTTTCTTGTGACCACGGCGTTCCGCTTTCCGTTGTTCCTCCTGCTCCCAATTGAGTCGGCGTTGTTTGGTGTTCTCAAAGCGTGTCACGTTGTTCAAATACTACTCCTTACTCATCGATTGCGCGTTGTTGATCCAATACCAGATACATGAAGCCTTCTTCAGTGTACTGTTCAATCCACCCTTGATTGTCTTCTGTGAAGCCTTCAAGTGATTCATCTACTTGCAACGTGTATCCCATGCAGTAGGTGCGCACCCAGAAGTTTCCATCTGGAAACGCTTTCAAACGAAAGCCGTGAGCCTCTAGGAATTCCTGTGTAACCGAGGCACCCATTACTGGGCTTCCTCAATCACATCACCTTCAACCATACGCACCGCAACTTGATATACATACGCGATGTTAGTCAATCCAAACATAAAGTTGGTTTGATTTGGATCACTGAAGATACACTCAATACCTGCCACATCATCGGTGCCTTCAACGCGATTGAATTTGAACTTGTCGAACCAGAACTCTTCTACTTGACCAGTCTTGTAGCCAATACGAATCAGAAATTGTGGTTTAGCCATGTTTATTACTCCTCTTTAGATTAATTTGAAAATCAGAATTTGAATTTGTTACGGAACTCAGGATATAGGTTCTGCAACGTGCTGGCAACATCAACTGCTGCCTCATGCTTCACCGAAGTGCTCAACTCATCACGCATGATCTGGTTAAGTAGCCCTACAAGCTCCTCACAGCCTTCTGTAGCGACGATGAAGTCGAAGTCATCCAACCATACTGCATAGTCCATCCATCGCATCATATGTTCATCGGAAGCGTATTCAGCCATGTTTGGTTGAAGGCACTGTGTTACGTTGTAAACCATCTTAGCGTTCATAGATACTTGCCCTGCTTGAGGTGATCATGTCTTCACCCATGTAAAGTTCGACTCTGACATAACCCGAACCATAATCAGAAGCAGACTCATGCTCCACGTTAAGGCTAAGATTCCCGATTACCTCAGCAATACCCTCAGCAATCTTAGTCTCAATGTAGTCGTGAATCTCTCGACCATCGTTCATGTAAATGCTATAACTCATTTCTGTTTATGCCTCAGTATGATTTCAATACCCAGAATACGGTAGCAGATCCCGCACTTGGTGTAAATCACTCGGTTACGGAAACTCAATTGAGATACAGCACCTACCGTTGACCATTCAAATCCAAGCTTGTTATACCACTTCACAGTAATCTCCTTAGAAGATAGCAGCTACAGCGGCTGCTGTTGTCAGGTTGCTCATTCCGATAGTGCTTAGGTGACTAGACATGCCTAAACTGTAGCCACCTCCACTAAAACGATCTTTGCGACCTTTGATTTCAATCTCATACTTTGACATGAATGGCACCCATGTCTTTTTGGTGTAAGCCCGTCTAGCGGTCATCACTGCATAGTCAAGCATGACAGTTCCACTTCGACCACAGTCAGGGCAACAACGCCTGTCATAAATATCCTCACTACTAACAGGCCGCTCACACTGTGGACACGCATTGTAAGTGAACCAAGGACCGTATGCTACGTACTTCACTTACTGGTCACCATCATGATGCATCCGCCAATCAAGGTGAAAGGCCAGAGAAGTGCTGCCAGCATTGCAAAAGGAAGATCTTTTTGCTTTTCACCATGACCAAAGATTGGACCGAAGAAAGCAATACCGAGCATGTACAAAATCAAAAAGGTAGTAATCATTATTTAGGCTCCTTAAAGAACAGGTTTTGACGATCAAATTTGTCAAGCACATCATCAACGTGACTGATGAATGTACCGATGTAGAACTGGTGGCGTAGTTCAGATTCCAGCATATTAATCTTGTTGCCCGCATCTGTCAAGCATTGGTAAACACGAACTTCACTATCCCAGTCAGCAGTGTGAGTTCGGATGATGTGAGCGTTACCAGTGTGACGACCATCTTTAGTTGCCAGTTGCGTACCCGGGACAAGAACCTTGTGCTTGTTCTCACACAATGCCCATTCTGGCAGAGGGTATGAGTCGAAGTCAATGTTGTCAAACGATTGTGCAACCACTTCAGCAACTACAGGGTCAACCTTCTCCTCACGATTGATTGGAATCAGTCGATTGAATCTCATTGGGCACGAACCGAAGTCAGTGTGAGCACGCCAGCCGAAGTCTTCACCGTAGCTGAAGAAGTCAATACCCTCCACATTCTTGTGGAAGAATGCAGCACACCACGACCCGCCACCTACTTCAGAACCATCGTTGTATGGATGGAAGTGTGTAGCATCTTTTGGTGCCATTGCCAGAATTTCTGGGGTAAGGATCTTTTGTTTTTCCAATTCTTCACGAGTCATTCTTTTTCTCCTTTACAGATAGTTGTGTGTGGGAAATTGCACCGTCAAGACGACCGATGAGGTACATATTGTACATATCCCGTTGGGTGAATGCAACCTCACCTTTCAAATCTTTTACAAAGTCCTCGAAAGACTGAACTGGGTTGTTCATCCAAATACTTCTCCAATCGATAGTGCGGTGGCAACCAATGCGGCAACACCGCTATAGAAGTTGTGTTCCTTACCACCAAAGCCGTAGTAAACAACAAGGTTCGCAACACCAAGACCCAAGCCAAGCATTTGCAGAGTAGTCATTTCTTTTCCTTAGCCAAAGAGTGCGTTAGTGAACGATACTGCTGCAATACCAGAAAACAACATACCGATTGCGGCCATAGGGTGCCCGTCCTCAACCATACCTTCCAAGTTCACAAAGAACAAAATAATACTTGCACCAAGGCCAATCGCATTAAAAAGATCCAACTCTATTCTCCATGAAGTTCTGCATGATGAGCGTCAATTGCTTTGGTGAACTCAAGTTGAGCCTCACTAAGCTTTACTGCCGCATTGTATACCCGAAGCTGTGCTGGGGTCAACAGGCTAATGCGGTCACTCTCGGGTTTCTCTACAACGCTTCCCACAGTCACCTCCGGGTTGTCTACAACAGAATTTTCATCAGCCAATTCTTCATCAATCTTGTTGAATGATCTACGCAGGTACAGTTTGCTATGATGTTCACCATCAAACCTTACACTGACAGTTCTCGAACCACCGAACGAAGACTTCTCTACCACAGTACCCTTCTTACCGAAATCATCAGGTAGTTCTTCCTGATTGACGCAGATAACACGATCACCTACTACAAGTTCAACTACAGGTGCTGTGTCTGCTAAAGCTTCAGCTTCAACCAGTTCGATACCTTCGTACTTGCCATAGTCGAACGAATCAATGTCTTCGCCATAGTCATCAAATTCAACCTTAACTGGTAGTCTGGTATTGTCTATTTCTACAATCTTACCCACTCGACCAATGTTCATGGTAAAGAACCCTTGTTCATTTACGATTCGTACCTTGTCACCCAGCTTGAATTGTTGATTCATTTCTTCTCCTTTAATTTTGTTAGCAAACTTTCTTAGCAATCTTGAGTGCTTCATCATACTCATCTTGAGCACGAGACAAAGCAAGTGCCGCTTTTGCGAGATGCTGCATTGCCTCATCAGCACTCATCTCAAGCATGATTTCCTCAAAGCACCCCCAATCACTATCGTCATCATCGAACCGGACAAGGACAGGAAGGTTGCTATTGTCAATTATAGCGATAACTCCGTGTTTTCCCACAGAGGAGTCATTGAAACCTTTTGACGAACCAATAACTACTACACGCTGACCTTCTTTGAATGCACTCATTTCTTTTCTCCTGTTGGTTTATGCTGATTCTCATCATTTGATGTGCTCATTCTATCACCTCTGATGGTGGTGTCAACACCTAATTTCACTTTTCTTCACATAAAGAAAAACCCGCCGAAGCGGGTATTTTATACCATATGTAGGAATCGGGTGTAATCCACCGGACCTTCAAGCTTAGCATGAGAGTAATCAGTGACTCGCTTCTCAAAGAAGTTGTCATGCTTCGCACCAGTCAGCATGTATTCCATCCACATCAGCGGGTTCTCACGAACATCACGAGCCTTACGTAGACCCAGTTGCATCTCACGAAGCTCACCAAGGTAGTCAATATAATCCTTTGCCTCAGCGGTTGTCAAGCCTTCCTGATCACCATCAACGTACAGCAGGTCAATCAGCTTGTGCTCAGCCTCGACGTATGCCTGAATCATCTTACGAATCATCTTGTCAAGGGCAATATTCTCAGCTTCACTCAGGAATTTACGAGCTTCCTTGAGAATCAGGATGTTAGTACTTACGTGGTCTTGCTCGTCTACCAGCGACCATTGGTTCACATCGTTGAATCCGATGATCTTACCCCAACGCTTGAAGTTAAGCAAGGCACTGAATGCACCAAACAGACCAATACCTTCACCCAGTAGTACTTGAGACAAACCAATGCAGAACTTCATCTCTGGTCTATCGGCTTCGTCCCACATGATGTCCGACATTACATCAAGCTTGTCAGTCATCTCTTTGTAAACGTAGAAGCCTTCCCATGCCTCGTTGTCAAAGCCGAACGTCTCAGCAGCAGTTGCGTATGCTCGTTGGTGAGTAACCTCTTTACACATTGCTGTGATGATCCAGTTACGAATCTCGTTGTTCTTAACAAACGGGAGAATTCGAGCATAACCACCGGCAACTTCCCTGTCCATTTCGGTGAAAAGGGTAATGCATTTACGCAAAATCTCTTTGTTCACATCATGACTTACGCTTGGTGTACTCATTCCACCGGGACTGTGGTACTGACGAACGTCATCAGTCAAATCTAGCTGGTGTACGTCCCAATGAAGGTCAATCATTTGCCTTTTAGCAGCTTCTACAGCAAAGGCGTACTTAAACGGACGGTAGGACAAACTCTCTTGAAACATATAATCTCCTCTTAGTGCGTGAGGCTCAGCCTTGACAGGCCAAGCACTCCTCTAGTTCAATCTTCTTACGTACTTTCAACGCACCCAATGGAGCATCCCGTCCGTTACCAACTTTCACTTTCACAGCAGTGGTGCTACGGCAGTAGTACAACGACTTCAAACCTTTAAACCATGCGTAGATGTGGATATCCACCATCTCTTGCATTGTGATATCAGGCGGAACCCAGATGTTAACCGACTGTGCTTGACAGATGTAGGGCTGTTTCACCGCAGCATGTTCAATGATCCACATAGGACTGATGTTACGCAGGGTCTTGAACACATTCTGCTCATGTTCCGTCAGGAAGTCAAGGTTCTGACAACCGTCATCCTCCAGTACTTTACTCCATACTTCGTTGGTGTTCTTACCATACTTCTCCAGAACAGCTTCAAAGTACTTATTCTTAATCATGAACGAACCAGCACGACCTTGAGCCATGAATGCCAGACCAGCCCATGGTTCACCACTTGGGGACACGTTCAACAACGAGCTAGAAGAGGCATTAGGAGCGACTGCAAACCAGTGGCTGTTACGGTGCCCACTTCCTTCCAAGTCATCAGGAACACCCCTCAGAGCGCCCAGACGGAGGCTTTCTTGTTCAGCAAGTTGATGCGCATGTTTATGGATACGAACAGCATGTTGAGTTGCTCCACCAAAACCACCAGACTCATACGGGATGTCATGTTTCATCAAGTATGAGTGCCAACCCATAAAGCCCAGACCCAATGCTCGCTCTTTCTTCGCAGAGTAAACAGCACGAGCCATACTTGGTGGTGCCAGACGAATAAAGAACTCAAGCACGTTGTCAAGGAAACGAATCAAGTCAGGAATCATGCGATCCCATTTCTCTTTGTCGTATTGCTCAACGTTAGTACTGGACAAGCAGCATACAGCAGTACGCTTGAAGCTGGTGTACAGAGTAATCTCTGAGCACAGGTTCGACTGTCGTACACGATACCGTGGGTTGGTAATTCGCTTAGGAATATTCCGGTTCACAGTATCGATGAACAAGCAATACGGTTCACCAGTATCCTTACGGGTCTGCATCATATCTTCAAACAACTGACGAGCATCTTCGAATCGACCAGTACCACCATGCTTCGGATCTACCAGTTCAAACTTCTCGCCTCTGATAACCTTGTGCATGAAGTCATCCGTCAAGTTCAATGCATTGTTGATACTGAAGCACTTCTTGGCATCAGCACCACCAGAAGTTGGATCACGCAACTGCATGAAAGGACGAACCTCAGGGTGGGTTACATCAGCATATAGTGCAATAGAACCACGACGAGTTGCACGTTGTCGATATGCATCAACCATCGCATCGTACACAGCAGAGTGGTTAACAATACCAGTAGACTTATCGTCAGGACTACGGTTACCCATGAAGATACCAACACCACCACCAGCCATGCTAAGTTCTTTAGCCTCAGCGTCAGTAGTGGTCAAACCTTTCTTACTGTCGTCAATCATGCTTAGGAAGCAACTAATCGGCATACTTTCGGCTTTCACGTTCGCTGCCAACCAATCACCAGCCTTATCGAACTCATGCTCGGTGAACTCAGGCCACATAATCTCAACAGCGTTAGAACACACCGGAGATGCATACATGAAATCTTGCAGACTCACGTAGTCATAGATCCGTTGTGCAAATGCAAAGTCACCAAAGGAGAAACAAGTAGCTGCTCGTGCGAATGTTTCCTGTGGGGACTCTTCACCGTCAATCTTATAGAAGCCTTCACCTTGAAGCATTGCCATGCCTTGTTCTGGAATTAGGCGGTCCCGGGAGTAATCAATTTCAATACCCAAATATTTACGTTTTGCCAAGTCTTACTCCTTTTCAAGTTCAATAATTTGTACTGCCACTTCGAAACCTTCATCTTTCTCAATAGCTTCATTCAATGGGTTTGTAGTACCCAGAGATTCCATCATGCCAACTCGTGCCAGAGCATCCGTAGTAGTGCCGATGTTCGTACGAACAATATCAGTAATGCAACGATATGGCTCCCATGCTTTATCCCGACGCTCGCGGAAACGGACAACTAGACCTGTTTGTACTTGCTGATACGGATACAAGTCCTTACGACGCGCTCTAACAGTCTCTACCTCTGATGTGAACCCAAACTTCAGGTCAGCACCAAAGTCGTGTAGAATCGTCTCAAATACGCTGTCATCACCCTTTACAAACTCTTTCCACTTGGGATGGAGCATCAGGTCTAGTTGGGTGAGATATTGATCGAACTCACCATATTCATTTACTTTTTCAACCATTAGCAGCCTCCATTGCGGCGTCAAACACTTTATTGTACCCATCTTTCAGATCAAGCAACCATTCAAACTCTTCCACCTGTTCTGTGGTAAATCCTGCAATCTTCAGTTGGTGGTTAAATGAGCCCCATGCTCGTGCAACTGTTTGTTGAACCTCTTCATATTCCATAATCAACCCTCCTTAACGTTACCAGCAATCAATTGGCGATGTTGAATATCCCCTACACCTTTAGTATTCAATTCCATAATAATTCCCCTGTAGTGTTCTTGCTCAAGACGCTGACTGTCTGTTACAGCATTGGTGGTATCATTTTCCCGTATCTTTAAAAAGCTAAGTACTGTTTCCGCTTGTTTCCTCTTAATCAGAAGGGATGGTAACACATCCTTACAGAAATCCCCTAGTCTTGGGCCGGTAATCTTCCACCGATACGTGACAGAGTGCTTTTCGTTCTTAGGCTCCTTTCTGGTCTTATGTCCACCATACTTACCCATTAGTGAGTCAACAATGAACTCCTCCCTAATCTCAACAGCAGCTTGAGCACTATAGTAGAAAGGTTTTGGTCGAGACTTATTCCCGACCGACGCCTTCGTTATTACAAAACAA